CTAGCCCCATCCTCGCTGTCATACCGAATGTCTTCACATCCTTGCCCCCCTTTCGGGTTCTTATGAGAGTAGTAGTGTTTGGAGTGTAGGAATCCGTTTTTCAGAGTTCAAGGGAGGTCGACGTTGCGGACGAACGGAGTCTCATTCACACAGTGAATCGCGTCAAGGATGCGCTGCTCAAGCTCGAGTGACATGAAGGCGTAAAACCGACAGTCCTCGCGACTTAAGAATAGGTTAAGATCCTTGAGTGCCGAGACCTTCGCATACTTCCGGTAGTTAATGATGAACTTCCCGCTGTCAGACATGATAAACTTCACATAGTCCTCCAGCACCTGCATCGCGTTGGCCCGCTGTTCCGGCGTTGACTCCTCAAAGAGGAGCTCACACTCATCCATTACAGCCTCAACCTTGGTTGAGTGGTTCTTCTGCTCGAGAAAATACTCCCGCAGCAGGGGGATGATTGTCGAGTCGTCGTGATTGATTGACATTTTTCTCTTGTTGTAGCTCACAAGATTCATAACTAGATACTAACAAATCCGTTTTTAAGGGAAAAGTTTGGGATGTCGTTATCCCTCACATGTCTCCGTAGATCCTCTTCTCCTCGAGATTGATCTTGCGTCGAAGCAGAACTGCCTCGGCCTTTGATGCGATCCAGATGTACGTACAAGGCCCAACGTCGTCGGGCTCGGCGGTTACGAAGTAAATCTTACCGTCTTCCGCCTCCAATCCTCCCGCAGGCTTGCCTCGCATCATTGCGAGTTGCCTCGAGGTGAACTCGTGAGGAAATCCGGCGTTCACGGTGACGGTGTGCTCGCCGAAGCAATACCTCTCGGTTTGCCCGTAGCGAGTGATGACGAACTCGTGAATCATCTCCCTCTCGTGATACACGTAGTCGACGTCGTTGCTGTTTGTTGACATCTTTGTTGCTTTGTTGGATGTCTCTCGATATCTATCAATATGGAATTCAAAAATCCGTTTTAAAGGAAAAACTCCGCTTTCACGGAGAATGGTAGTATCGACTCGCCCTTATTCATGCTTGGTGTCACCTACTACCAGGTCAACGCATTACTTATTCTAGACTGTCATCAATGCACACACCACAAGTGGTGAATACATCGAATCGCTAGACGGGGGATTTGGTATCAACTGTCTTGAAGTTCAAGAATCCGTTTTTCAGAGTTCGCGACGCTGGGCAGCCATCTCAGCCTTCGCCTTGAGAAGAGCAGACTGAACAGGTCTCCCGTTCCGTCCAGGTTGCGGTCCTAAGAGAGACATATCGTAACGAATCTCGCGGATGATAGCATCAATCTTTTCCAAGTCACCGCGAATCTGTTCTACCTCCGCAGGGGTGCTATTAGTAGTAATCTTATTCTGGATTGTCATACGTTCCATAAGATACCTTGCGAGTGTCTTTCCAATTTCATCTCTGTACGACATTTGTTCTGCCTGCAAGATAACAAGTTACTATTTTAAGAATCCGTTTTCATTAAACGAATCTGTTCCATCAAGTTATCACGCTTGTTCTTTGCGTCTACTAACTGACGAAGAACTTCAATGTAATCAACAGCCTTTACTTTTCCAACCGCATAGCTACTATAGGCTTGCACTTGAGCTTCCTTAATCATTTCAATGTTGCGATTGACTAATTCAAGCTGCTCGTTGACATTCATCTTAAATTATTTATATTTTTACAGTCAATAATCCATTTTAAACAGCATCCATTGCGATGCGAGCATTATGTAGTCGCATTTCTGCATCAATAACATCCAACTCTAAGTATCTATACTGGTTCAATAAGTTTTGTAGATGGTCTTCTGATCCTGTGTTGTTTGCAACGGCCTGCTGTTGAAGTACATACTCAACGTACTTTGCTCGAAGCAACTCTTCTGCTGTAATCTTATCAATGCGTGCAATTTCAAAATCCAACTCCAATTGTTCAATTGTTTTTGTTGGTCGTTCTACAGTCATTTGTGTTTAAGAAAGTGCTTATAGTAAAATCCGTTTTTTGAAAACGGATATTTATTTCTTATACTAATTAAGCACAAGGCGAGATGGACAACTGTGTGGCACTCAAAGCAGATGGAATAAGGTGTTCAAACCGCCAAATCAACGGTACTACGTACTGTGGTATGCATAATACATCACGACAAAAGACAGGTCCAAACAAGTATGCAGTCAAGCAACTAGACTTACTTCACAAAAATGAAGTTTCTGTTCTAGAGACTACTTACAACAACGAAATCGGTACTGTAATTAACGCAGAGCATCACGCAGAAATCACGAGACAGTTCTCGCTGAATATGCAAGACATGCGTTCACGCCACCGGATTACGAAGCGTAACTTAATTCAGGAACAGCAACAGCTCATTTTACAGACAGGTATAGATCCTGACGCACAGGCGCAGGCACGGCGTGCAATTGATCGTGCAGCGGCAGTAGAGCGAGCACATCAACGAGTGCAGCATATTGAAATAATTCGAGCACAGCGGCTGGCTATTCAGCAGGCTGCTGGCAACGCGATATTGGCAAACAACCCTGCAGGTGTTGCACCTGCTCTGGCACATGCTATGGCAGAGGCTGCGGGACCAGCTGTAGCTCGGCCATTACCTGTTCGGGTACTTGCCCATTTTATCGCTGATCCGCAAAATGTTCACACATCCGATGCAGTTCGCCAGACCAAGGAGATTGTGGCTCGCGTGAGACAGATTCCCGTACCAGATGAGTACAAGTGGCATGCAATCAACTCATCTAAGACACCATTTGAGATTGGATTGGAGTGCAATCTTTCGCAGTCTGCTGCGTGGCAGATGATGAGTCAGTACGCACAGGCTATCAGTATCTATGACATTGAGCCGGGTATTTACGGAAAGGTACTTGACTCTGTCTGGCAGTATGTGAAGGCATCTCCAGAAAAGGTGGAGCTGTGTAAGATTATGCGTCAAGAGCTTCAGGATAATGTTGGAATGTGTGCTCAGGGAAATCTTTCACGAGTGTGCAACATTCTGTCGGGTTACTTAGATGGTGTGGCTCCTCCTGAGTCTATCGCAGATAAGCTCGGTCGTCTACTTCCTCCGCTTATGGGAGTTGAAGATGCGTATGACCGATTTATTCAGGCTATCACTATCCTTAGAGACAATCGCGTTGATCGTACCGAGTGGGCAGGATGGCTCGATGCTCTAATTGTTGACGAGGAGGATCGCGAGGCAATGATGGATGTGCTTGTTTCATAATAAAATTATGACTACTCTCGGTAATGATACTCGAAGAAATCTGGAAAATACAGAGTGAGTATAATACGTGGGTAGAGTGGCACTGTAAAAATAAGGCATGTGATCACCATCTTTGCAGAAAGCGTAGTGCAAAGATGTGCGAGCTTCGGGTTAAACTTGCTATTATAGCAGATATGTGTCGTGATGCAGGTGTAACTATGGGAAGAAGATACTCAATCAAACCAACGTCTGGCTGATTCCGAGTTCTTTTTTGCTTCTCTCGCAATATCAGCATCTGCGGTGTGATATGTTTTTCCTTTAAGCAAAAAGGAATGGACTCTTGCGTATCCCCATTGTTGCTCAGTAGCACCAGGTCTATGTCCTGTTCTCCAAGCCGCCATTCCGCGATTGAAAGATTCTTTAATGTACTTAAGTGGAACACCTGTAGCCTTAGACTTATCTTCTAGAGACTTGGCATCTGGAAACTTAGCACGCCATCTTTCAGTGTAGCTAGATGGCTTCCCCTTAATATTCTTATCAGTCTTGAAACCAACGTATGCACGCGGATTCTTCCAAGATAAGGAACCAAACTTTTTAATTTCACGAAGTCGTTGTGTCTTCTTTCTAGCAGAAAGCCCGCTGAAATAACGTTTAGGGTACTTCCTCGTCATGTGTATAGGGTTCGCCATGATTCGAACTCCTTCTTATTGATATCACTGAGTATCTTCTGGGCTACAGCTTCTGTAATAGATAGTGGGAAGCTAATATCCATATAAAACTTATAAGCTTTCATACTTTCATGTCTGGTTACACGTAGCATATTAATGCGTGTCATCATACTTTCTACTGTACGGATTAGAGTTCGCACACCCTTCTCATCTGACGAATACTCTGATATGAGGTGGCCTACAGCTTCATCTGTCATTGTAACTTGATCCTTAGCAAACTTCAATCTATCAAGAATCTCTGGTAGAATGTGATTCTTTAAGATTACCTTCTTATCTGCATCAGTATATCCTCCACAATGGATTACAGTCATGCGATCACGCAAGATAGGGTGAACCTTCTCAATGTCATTAAACGAGAATACGAAGAGACACTGTGACATATCAAAGTCAACACCAGCAAAGTAACGGTCGTGGAACTGTGTATTCTGCGATCTATCTGTTAAGTGAATCATCATACTGATAATCTCCTCACCTTGTGGGGTGCTCGAAACCTTATCAAGCTCATCAAAATACATAACAGGATTCATAACACCGGCATGCATTACACTATCTGCGATACGGCCCCACATTGATCCTTCATAGGTGTAAGAATGTCCTACAAAGTTCGCAATATCCGAAGCACCTCCAAGTGTGAAGAACTCAAATGGGCGATGAAGAACTTGAGCAATAGCCTTGCGAGCTAGGGATGTCTTACCTGTACCCATAGGTCCCTGCAAGGCAATTACATTACCTACCGAATTAGGATTTACAATCCACTGTGCAACTATCTGCATAATCTGAAGCTTAGCCGCCTCCATTCCGTAGATATGTGTGTCCATGTCCTTTCTAGCCTTAACCATGAAGTCTGTGCATTTAGTCTCACCATCTTCAAGACGAACAGGTAGTGGAACAGCCTTACCAAATGGAATCCGCATAAATGCATCTACCCAACTACGAAGCTTGTGACCTTCGCCACTCTCCGTATCATTTAGGATACTGATCTTCTTAATCACACTAGACTTAACATAGTCGGAAATAGGTAGCTGGAGAACTCTAAACTTATGAGGAATCTCTCCCTCATCTAGAACAAGTCCCGAAATACGAGTCATAAGGTCTAGAAGTTCCCTCTTCTTTGCATGGGACTGACTGTTATAGAATAGTTCTTCCGACTTTGTTAGTTTGATTGGTGGTTTAGCTTCCGATTTCTTAACAGGTTTCTTCTCAGGAGGAAACAGTTCTCCTGCGGGAGGATTTGTGTACTTTCTAAGAAGATATCCCGCAAAAGCCTCGTCAATCTCATCTTCACTAGGAATATACTCTGACTCTTCTTCTGAATCAGGGCTATCTAAGGTATCATCGTCAATCCACTTTGTGCCATCTTCAACAGTTCTGCGCCTGCGTTGCTTCTTTGGTGGAGGCTTATCACCATCCGAGAGATTCTCGGAACATGCACGAGTTCTTCCGCCACGTAAATTCTTCTTGGACGGCATATTGCATCTTTACAAGCAAAGAAAACATTATTCATTTTCCGTTGAGATTATAATGGCAGTAATTGCGAAAAAGCAATTTCCAGATGGGTTTCCAAATGATGTGACAGACATTTTAAAAGCCATGTCTTTCACTGATGGAAAAGAACTACATATTGTTGGAAGCATGTCTTTGCGTTCCCAGCTGTATGCAGGCGATTACGATGCAATAGAATACATTCCAACAGCGGGAACACGTGAACATGCAGTAGATAACTTGGTTCGTAAATTTAAGAAAATTGTAAAGGATGTTGAGTCTATTCCAAATACTACTATTGCTGACATTAAGAGTGGTTCGGTTGAAGAATGGGTTATAATTACTGATCCATATAATTACAAATTTTCAGTGAGTCAATTAGAAAAATTATATTCGGAAGGAATTATTGATAAGAATACCTACGATGATGGTAAACGCAGAATAAAGCCCCGAGTTTCTAGATACGAACTTCTAAGTTTAATGAGAGATTTTCGTCCAAATATAATTCGATGGACACCGCGGGATGTTCTTCTAGGATATAAGAAGCTAATAGATGGAAGAAAATTTACATTACACGAAGCATTTGTTACTCCTGTAATTACAAAGTTAGACGTTATATCTTGGGTTCAAAATAACAGATTTACAGATTTTTCAGTTATCTATCAATTTAAGTCCCTGAATGCAACAATTTCGAACATTGAACATGCTATCATGGATAACATATTGATGCTTCATCGGGAAGGTAATTATTTCAAAATGGCAAAGCGTATGTTTTCTCTAGCAAAGTATCGCAATGAACTCCCCAAGTTAGAGAAGCTTTCTGCTTTATTCAACGGAGATATTGGACGACTATACATGATCTATGGAGATATAGGAACACTTGAAAGCTTATTTGAACAGCCAAATATTCCATACGCAAAGATAGATTTTGAAGTAGATCAGTTTAAGGGAAGATTATCAAATATTAGTTTAAAGAAGTATTTGAGTCAGGAGTCATATATATTTGGGCTCATCGATAATCTAAAAAATAAGGAACAAATGCTATCAACCCTTATAAAAATACGTGAAACACTGTATGATATTATGACACATTATGCAAAGTTGTATCTTGAGAAAGTTAAACTAATTTAAAACGCACCATTTCCAGAAAAGGCAGCCGCAGGGCAGGGTGTGCAACCTGGGAAAGCACCCTGCTTAAAACTGCCTTGTTGAAATGTTAAACGCACATCGTTGCCACGAACAAACCATGGATCTTTTGCATTAGAGAGTTTAGCGTCATTTCTTACACGAATTTGTTTCTTGAGTGCAATCCAATCCGATGCGTCACGAATAGTATTTAGCTGGTATTCGTAACCAGGAGTAATATCTGTAGAATTTGCACCACCAGAACTCATTTATATCTTACAAAGATAAAGATGAAACTGAAGACAGTCCTATTTATTGGATTAGTTCTCTTGGTTGTCCATCTAATAGTCAATCAAGATTCTATACTCGTAGAACATCTGGCAAATAAACCGCCTACTCTCACTGAATTGCAGAAAGAGGTTGCGGAGTTGAAGAAGGATATTAAGGACATGAAAGATCAAGCATCGGCAGGATCTTCTGCCGCATCAGCCGCCAGATTACAGATTGGAGCAATTAAGAACGGCTCGTCCACCAGCTAATGTCAAAGTAGGGTGGTAAAGGACCGCCTATATCGTTCGGGTCAGGCTGAGGAGTACTTGACATCGCGGACTTAATATTATCAGGTGTCATGAAGTAAGAATAATATTGTAGATTGGAAATCTTACCATCAAACCCTCCTGCTATTCCGGTGCTGACTGCAGACTTATTCTGTTTTGGCAATTGAGTAAGGGTATGGTGTAAGTACAGGGTACCATTGATATATACATTCATAGACTCTTGATCAACCGCTAGGCCCACATGAATCCACTTCTTAGCAGGGATGTTTGATATAGGTATTACTTCAGTTCCACCAAAGGTATCCATCTTGACAATTAATGAATTTGTATTTGCATCAACTAGAAGAGCAGGACACATAGTTGACAAGTTTTCAGCTCCCTTATTGAAGATTACCTTCTGTTGACCATATCTATAAGAAAAGTCATCTATCTTTATCCAACAAGTATACGAGAATGCTATACCCTCTTTCTGTCCTTCAGATAGAGGAAGATTTACCTTGCTAGTGAATGTTTTCTTACCATCCTCTATTGTTCCCTGAATTGTTGTACTAACCGACCCCTGCGTAGGATATGTTTTCAAATACCACATAACTACTCCAACTATAGTTCCTGCGACTACAACTGCCACGACAATTGTGGTGACGTCCATTAGTTTATACATTGTGAGTATAATTTGGTAAATGTTAATGTCATATTACTATTTTGCATTGGCAGGACTTGGAATATCTCAAATGGAATATATTATTGCATTCATACTTATATTTTTAAAACAGTTTGGGCTTCAAATGTATAAATTTAAGTATGACATGGAATCATATGGTGATGTATTGAATGTAATTAGCAAGGATTCATTAACATCGGCGGTATCACTTTTTAAGTTAAAGCAAGTACCTTCTGGATTTTTTATAAGTAAATATGCTATTGGATATGTTGAAACAAGTTGTTATTTTGCCATCAATGATGTGAAAATTACAATACTTACGACCCCCGATTACTATAAAAAGATTACACTCGTCAAAGAAGTTGTATTTAATCAAACTGAATTTAAAGATCTTGAGACGAATACGCATAATAGTATAAATATCTATACGCGTTATGGAACATATTCTGAATTTTATTACAGCCGTATGACGCTGAATATGAAAAAGTTAACTGCACTTCCTACACAAGACCCCATCGTTAAGTCTATTCTTAGTTTATATAACACAAGACGCCAAGTAACTACGTTTATCGACGGAGTTCCTGGGAGCGGAAAGAGTTCGATTGGTTATCTAGTAGCCAAAGAGTTGAATGCTTGTTTTTGCCATAGTTTTAATCCGACAGATCCAGGTGATATCTTTCCTAGAATGTTGAGCAATATACGTGACAGAGAAGAGAACGATAGTCCTGTAGTAGTTGTTCTGGAAGAGATCGATGTAATATTAACCAAGATTCATAATTTAGAAGTTAAAGAGAATTACAAGATTCCAACAAGTGTCAAGGATAAGGCATCTTGGACAGGATTTTTGGATGATATGTTTTTTTATTCAAATATAATTGTAATTTTAACCAGCAATAAGTCAAAAAGTGAATTGGACTTATTGGATTCATCATATTTGCGTAAGGGTAGAATTAATGAGTATTATACAATGGATGTTCCTATTGTAAATTAAAACGTGTATTCCTGAACCTCCTTTCCTATGGCGTCATATACTCCAAACTTTACTGAGTAGCCTGAAGCCGATGTATTTGCAGATGGAGTTTTATTCTTGCAGGGCGTTCCTGCTGAATAGAACGCAGATGTGTCAGAAGGTGTTAGCATTTTAGGATAATGATTAAATCCACAAACTCTTCCAGAAAATCCACCATTTGATGTCAAATTTATGTCACCAACTGATGGCTTTGGAACTCCTGAGAGGAAACAAGACTTAACTAGCTTTCCGTCAATATATACATCTAAGTTGCGACCAAAGACTGTTACACCAACTGAGAACCAAGACTGTAATGGAATATTTGGAACATCACAATTGAATACATCTTCAGAAGAACCAGAGTGTCCTGCAGGAGCGGGTTGTGCCTTTGAAGAACCACCCTCAGTAGCAGGAAAAATTGAGACTGCGACGCGAAGAGTATTATCCGTTGGATGAAGAGTGATATGGGGGTTTACGACCGCCCCATTTGTAGAATCTGATCTTTTTACAACATCCTTATCTTTACCATAACCGTAGTTCCAGTCCTGAACATACATCCACCACTGCATTCCATAAGCTCCATCTTTCTGGGCAGAAAGAGGGGCAAGATTTCCTTGAATGATAGCAGATTGGGTGGCATCATGGAAAGAGGGTGAAAGGTCTCCACTGCCTGATCCAAATATGTTAGCATATAATGCCTTCAAGATTGGAGGAGACGGGGCTTGAACTGGTGGTTTAGATTGATCCGCAGGGGCTGTCCATGGAGCTGTTGATGATCCGCCAGCAGGAAGAGTTGGGAATGGCGTGCCATCATCCGCCATGGCATACATGTAGGCATTTGTACCTACATAGTACTGCACATATAGATGGTTCAATTTACCTGGGTATGGGTTAGTCTTTAGTCCTACATTCGCAAAACCTACTGTAAACGACGGAAGAGATGTCTGGCCCTGAATTAATCCCGTAACAAATGGTGTAACATCGGTAGTCTGTCCGCCTGCATAGTCGGGCCCGTACTTAGCATAACCTATGTATAGGATATTAGAAGACGGTGTACCGCTTCCGCCTCCTCCTCCTCCGCCTCCACTCGGTGTAGCCCCCTTTGCTGCCTTATCAAAAAAGATATTGGGCCAAGAATTTGGAGCAAATGCATCATATAAGATGATGATTAAACAAACAAAAACCACAATTCCTAAGAAATAAACACCATATCTGTAGAAACCAGATAGACCAATCGCTCTAGCAGCTTCATCAGCATTCTTCTTTGCTTGAGCAGCTAAATCTGAGGCTATCTTGTTAGCATTTGCAATCTGAGCATTTACATCGGCGGCACTGAAAGTGGCACTAGCATAATTTGTTGAAACAAATGGTGCTGAAGGAGGAGGTGGTGGCGGTGCTGGTTTAGAACCGAATACTCCCATTTGTTAAAAGAACGGAAGTAAAAACGGACATCTTAGCAGTGAAGAATGTTGAAAACAATGTATTGTAATAACTGTGGCGATAAAGGTCATGTGTTTAGGACATGTCCGGATCCAGTTATTTCTTGTGGGATTCTGTTTCTGCGTGGGATATTTGAGCCGTTGGGAATACCAGCAGATCCTGCGACCCTGAGTGTTCTTATGGTGAGACGCAAAGACAGCATGTCTTATATGGAGTTTGTGAGAGGTAAGTATGACACTCGAGATACCGATTATATTAAGAAAATGCTTTGTAATGTTACAGTACAGGAGCAAAAGTTTATATTAGAAGAGCCATTCGAAACTTTATGGAAACGATTATGGGGAAATAGCAGGGATACTGATTCATTTGAATACAATCTTGCTCGCGATAAGTTCAATTCGCTGGACTTAAAAACTTTAATTATTCCTTCTAAGTTTGCTGAACCTGAGTGGGGATTTCCAAAAGGAAGACGTTCACGAGGCGAGACAGACCTAGAGTGTGCTGTGCGAGAGTTTTGGGAGGAGACTAATATTCCAGAAGAAGCATATACTGTTTTAGAAACTACATTTACTGAGAATTTCATAGCAACGAACGGTGTCCATTATAAGCACAAATACTTTGTTGCACTTTTAAAGGATTCAAAATTAATAAATTTAAGACAAAAGTTAACTCCAATTCAAAGGCGAGAAGTGTCTCATGTTGATTGGAAGACTCTAGCTGAATCTAAAAAGATCACTCGACCACACTACATCGAGCGTCGGCAGATGATTACGGAGTTAGAGCGAACAGTTTCTCTTGGTTTCAAGTAATGGATTATGCTAGAATTGCTTTCTCTGCAGTAGGAGTGGCATTTGTAATGTATTGTGCAGGGTTTGTAATCTCTATATTATCAACCTATCTACAGTGTCAAAAGTTTTCTATTATGACATCTGTTTACCAAGGTCTTATTTTTACAGGCATTCCAACAATTGTGTACTTGATAGCCGTTGTTTTTATTGTAATTCGCAGACCATTTGCCAATACACTTAAGAACTTTGGTGTTTCAGAAAATATGGCTGAAGTTGTTGCTGTTGGTTATCTAGTTATGTTATCTGCTTGGATAAATGCAGTATATAACATTCATAATAGTGAAAAATCAGTGTGCCAATCAGACGCCAAAGAAATGACAGACTTCAAGAAGAAGTTGATGTCCGAGCTCGCTGAGAAGGAAAGACAGAAGGAGGCCGATAAGACTTAAATCTTATAATCCAAGACAAAAACTACACCTAGATAAGACGTTACTGCAAAGACGAACATCCATAACCATACAGGAAAGACGGTTGAATCCTTCTTTCCTGTGCCGAATGGACGGATACGACCATTAGTACCGAAAGCGATTGAAGGGCGAATATATAAGAACCCTGCGACCATAAAGAGATAAATAGCCACTACCCAAAGCTTGGGATTCTTGCGAAGTATTGCCTCCATTATGAATTCCTTGTCAAAAATAAGTAGAGAGGAATGACTTCCTACATTTTGCCAAATAGAAAGGCATTCGCAGATTCTATAACACGTATCTTTTTGAAGTATCGTAAGACAGACGTCGACCCTCTAGAGGAAGACGCCAACGCTGACCTCTGTCAAGCTCGAGGTGACACCACAAAGAATACCAGAGAACTGTTCCCTTACCAAAAAATAGTTCGCGAATACCTTCTCACTGAGACACCTTATCGAGGACTCCTTCTATACCACGGTTTGGGTTCAGGTAAGACGTGCTCTTCAATTGCAGTAGCCGAATCGCTTTTAAGCACTAAAAAGGTCTACATCATGTTACCCGCATCACTATCTGAAAACTATAAGGGTGAGATTCGTAAATGTGGCGACCCTATTTATGCATATGACCAACACTGGGAAGTAAAAAAGATAACCAAGCCAGAAGATCGCGTAGAGGCGAAAGCTATGGGAGTATCTGATGCATTTTTGGATAGCAGAGGCGAGTACTACGTAACCTCTCCTAGGGAAGCAAACTTTCGCGGACTTCCACTTACAATACAAAAAGGAGTCACAGCACAAATTGATGATATTCTTGACCAGCGTTTCACATTCATTAACTACAATGGTATTTCGGCAACAAATATTGACACTATCCTGCCACCAGATAATCCTCAACAATTTGACGACTGTGTTGTAATCATTGATGAAGCCCACAACTTAATTAACTATGCAGTCAACAATACTATTCGTCGTCGTGCCTATGACCGCATATATAATGCCAAGAATTGCAAGGTAGTATGTCTATCAGGAACTCCTGTAATCAATAAGCCCCAAGAGATTGCTTACTTAATCAATCTACTTCGTGGACCCATTGAGAGATTATCGATTCCAACTAAGTCTGCAATAGCTTGGGATGAATCGCAAATGACTAGTTTCTTAAAAACGTTATTAGATGTCGATACCGTAGAGTTCAACTCGGTTAAACGTGTTATTATGGTAACACGTAATCCTCCAAACTTTGAGACACAATATAATGAAAAGGGTGTTCGTGTAGCTGTTAAGTATAATGCCAATTTCAAACAAGATCCTGATATTAAGGCTTGGTTTGGAACATGGAAGGCAAAATTTGAGAAGGAACTCCCAGGTATTGAACTTGCAGATCCTGAGAATTGTATAGTTGATCAGCTCCAATGTCTACCTACTGAGTTTGAAGAGTTTATGAAGATGTTCGTAGATGGACTTTCAATTAAGAATTCCATTTTATTTAGTCACCGTATTCAGGGACTTATTTCATACTTCAAGGGAGCTGATGAAAGACTGATGCCCAAAAGATTGGAAGAAGAGAATACATTAGTTAAGGTTCCTATGTCGCCTGAACAATTCCAGCGTTATCTTGAAATTCGTTGGGTTGAAGTTCAACGCGAATCACGCAAGAATAGAAATCCTTCATTAGACGATGATTTTGGTTCTTTCCGTATGTCATCTCGTTTAGCATGTAATTATGCTATCCCGCCCGAACTACGGTTCGAAATTCCCGAAGGAACCACCGAAGCCGAGTTAGATGCTAAACCGGAACTAGCAGATAAGGGTGACGTTCTTAATAAATTAAGAGCGGATCCTGCTAGATTTTTATCAGAAGAAGCACTTGCACGATTCTCACCAAAGATGTTGGCGATATTAAAGAATGTAAAAGAGAATCTAGGAACATTTCCAAATTTTAATAATCAGTTTATCTATTCACAGTTCTTATCTCTAGAAGGTCTGGGTGTATTCACTGCCATCTTAGATGCTAACGGGTTCCAGCCGTACAAGTTAGTTAATAAGGGTGGTGGCATTTGGGAGGAAGGCGATATGAAACCGGATGTTCCTGCTTATGCTCTATTTACAGGTGAGTCAAGCACGGATCGTGAAATATCACGTCAAATTTTTAACCAAGATTACTCAGATACTTTCCCTCAAAGTCTCAAAGATTCATTAGCAGGTAAGCCCCATCGTCTCTGCTTGTTTCTTGGATCTAAGGCGGCAGCTGAGGGTATTACTCTAGCAGATGTTCGTCGTGTTCACATCATGGAGCCGTACTGGAATCCTGCACTCATAGAACAGGTTATTGGACGTGCTATTCGTATATGCTCGCATCGTAAGCTTCCAATGGATCAGCGTAACGTTGTAGTCAAAATGTATATGACTGTATTCGCAGAAGACCAACTAACAACCTCGGAAGGTTTCAATATTGTTCCAATTCGCAGAAATGATATGGCTTTGAAACGTTACGAAGGAAATGAGCCTCGTCAGGTATTTATGACAGGAGACGAGTACCTTTACGAAGTAGCTTACGAGAAAGGTCGTATTATCAAACATATTGCACTTCTATTGAAACAAGCAGCAATCGATTGCGAGATTCACCGTAAATTACATTCCCGCGAGAAGCCTGTAATTCAATGTATGAGATTCGATACGACCTCGAGCTCAGAAGACTTAGCGTTCAAACCCAATTACAAGTCAGATGATTTAGACACTCTTTACCTACGAAACGTCCAACGCAAGAAACGTAGACTACAAATTGTTCGCGTTGGCGGGCTTCTATTTGTTATTGACCCAGACACCGCCGAGGTCTTCGATCACCCATCTTTTGCCGACACCCAACGATTAATTAGAATTGGAATCCGCAGTGCTCCAGGAGAAATTCGCTTTTTTACCTCAGTAGTTTCATAATATGTCAATCATACTGCCACCAGGTCCGCCCGGACCACCCCCGGAACCACCGTTCACCCTCAGGAATGCAAACGGGGCTTCTAATATTCAACGCGGAACTCGTAGAGCAGATGCAGGTGATTGGATTCGTCTTAAGAGATTAAATGGAGCTAGACAATATGCATCTGATTATTCAACGAATAAAGATATTACAAATCCATCACCTGTTCCATGTTGCGTAAGTACTAGTAACAACAGAATGGACAGGGCCGAGTTTGGAACATCAAAGTTTCGAAGACCCGCTTCAGAATATACAAATTACAAGGCATGGGGGGTAGCTGATCTTGTTACTGAACAAAATAGTACAAGTGGTGGCAAAATTTTAACAGCCGTAAGACTATGCAATTGTGCACAGAGTGATCCTAATAAGCACAACCCAACCTGTGTAGCGTGCAAATACGATAAGATTGAAGTAAGAAATAAAACCTTATCATTTTATGTACAGGGACAATTCAATTATACATTCGGTATATACACTCCTAATGGCGATTATTCGGCAATTATACAGTATCTTGCAACATTGTATAATGTTCCAGTAGATCAAGTAAGGATATCTATTACAAGCGGAAGTATTAATATAACATACCAGATACTAGCATTCACAACAGAGACGCCTAGTAATCCTGCAATCCAATCGGCAATCGCGAATATTATACAAAGATATCCGGCTGCTACTGGGTTATCTTTTGTAGGAAGTGATATATCAGGTTACTGTGTAATAACGCAAAATGGTGTAACAAGTAGCCCAATTACATTATTTACACCAAGATTTACCGTAACCACATTAGTGCGAAATACTTTTTATCTTGGTTATATTACGAATCTTGGAATAGATCCATTTGATAATATATATTTTTGGAATATTGAGACGGGTAATGTTTGTATGGTTGGCCCGTCAGGCGCAGTGAGATTGTTATCAGATTTGGGAATGCCAACAGTTATGGGAATAGGTGGGGCACCTATTGCTAATATAGTACTTCTTGCAGTATCAAGAAATAGTTTTGCTATGTATGCAATAAAGTATGGTGGAAATGTAATATATTCCTTTTTTGCGGATGGAACATATAGTGTTGCATATGGCGATGTTAATACAAATGGAAATACAAATGGTCCAATGAATGCGTCAACTTTTCAAAGTTTATCCGGAATAGTTACAGATTCTATAGGAAATATTTATGTATCGCAATCTGACGAGTATTTAATCCGTAAAATTAATATCCAGACAGCAACTGTTGAAACCTATGTTGATGTTAGTGCTACCGGCCAACAGCCGACATCTTTGGCTATAGACAGCAATAATAATCTTTATTTTGTTTCCGGCAATATGATTTATAAAGTTGATGTAAATAAAACAGTTACAATATTTGTAGGGCAAACTACTGCTGGTTATATTAATGGTATTGGATTGTCTTCTCGCTTTAATAATATTGGTGGAATAACTATCGATTCAAATGATAATATATATGCAGCTGACTCCGGTAATAATCTAATTCGTAAAATTACACCGACAAGAGTAGTAACAACATTTTCGGGTGATGGGACTTCTGGATATATAAATGGAAATAGCTTGCTTACAACAAAATTTAATCATCCTGTAGCATTGGTATTTGACTCATATGGAAGTGCATTAATAGCCGATGAAGGTAATCGTGCTATTCGTAAGATTACATTTAATCCGTCAATTCCAACTATTTCTTATGGAAGTATGAGCATATTCGCGACTATACCTGATGAAGTAGGTAGTATATCTATAGATACAAATAATAAGATTTATGTATTAAGCCCATTTTATGCAAAAGTTTATAAATATAATGAGAATGGTACCATCGCAGATAGGGTTTATAATTGGAATCCCGCTACTACAATGCCAACCAGCATGACTACAGATTCTTTTAATAACATGTATGTAGTAAATGGTTACAATAATACGCTTAATAAAGTTACTTCATTTGACTTGGTACCAACAATAATACCTACACCGTTTTTTAGATCGATATTTACTGTATCTGCAGATGGAACTGGTAACATTTATTTACTTGGTAGAGATTCATTTACTACAAGCACGTATACCATTAATAAAATATCTTCAACCGGTATCGTGACTACTGCTGTAACCAATCTTGATAGCAGAAGCTTTGCTGTAGATTCTTTTGGCAATATTTATGCACGCAGATCGTCGGGTGTCTATAAATTTATGACGAATGGTACTAGCCAGAAATTATTTGAAACGCCTGAAGAACTTAGTATAGCTGTAAACTATGCTGGAACTTATATTTATATTATAGAGAGATACCGTACAAATTTTACTAGCAAACTTACCATATTAAATCAAAGTGGCAATATAACAAAAACAATAAATCTTGAATTTTTCTCCGTATCGATTGATGTATCAAGAGATGATGTTATTTATGTATCAGATTACTTTAATTATAAAATTGTTAAAATAACATATTAGACATTCTAAACTATCATTATAATAAGATGACGGGCGGATTAATGCAATTAGTGGGAAAAGGAGCACAAGATGTGCTGTTTACAGGAAACCCTTCCTTTACCCACTTTAGAGCGATGTATAAGAGACACACCGAGTTTGCCATGGAACACTTCAGACTATATTTTAAGACTACAAATCTCAGTCTTCCTCAAGCCGGAACACTAACGTTAAGAGTAAAAGCAGATCGAAATGCACAATTGCTCCATGATTGTTACCTAAGTGTTACATTGCCAGATATTTACTCACCGATTGTTCCACAGCCGAATGGTAGCGTTGTTGGATCTGAATTTCGATGGGTTGAAAATTTAGGTTATAATATGATTAACTATGTTGCTGTAACAATCAATGGTTCAGAAGTTGTTCGCCATACAGGTGAATGGATGAAATTATATGCGGCTCTGCAGTTTCCTAAAAACAAGAAAGACATTCTCGATATCATGACGGGTAATATTCCTCAAAACCACGATCCTGCAAACAGCTACGATCGAATTAACCAATATCCGCATGCCATTTATTACGGGGGCCCACCTGCACCTTCAATTGTAGGAAGCGTTCTAAGTATCCCACTTCATTTCTGGTTTTGCGAATCGATTGGACACGCACTTCCTCTAATTGCTCTCCAACACTCAGAAGTTGAATTTGTTGTTGAACTTAAAAATATCTATCAACTTTTTACCGTTATTGACACACGTAGCACAATTAATGGAACACCGAACCCTACATTCAAGAAGCGTATTGCAGGGATACCTTCAACAATGAATGCGTTTCTATCTCCTCCAAATGTTTTTCAAGAGCCGACTAATTCAGCACTCACAACATGGAATCTAAATCCATTTATAGAAGCAAATTACATATTTGTATCAGATGCTGAAATGGCACACATTGCTACTACAGATCATTCATTCCTAATTACTCAGATTGATCTAACCAGAGGAGATGGATTATATGGACCATCTGTTGATCTTGAAATTCTTATGAAAAATATGGTTACACGTGTTGTATGGGTTGCTCAGCGAAATGATAGATCACTGGTAAACGATTATGACAATTATACGAACTGGGAAGATTCAAATAAGCCTCCATTCACCGGCCTAGATTTATATTCATCGGGTAGTCAACAGTTACCTGGTATCTTTGAGAAAAATATACTTCTGGAATCAAGTATTATTATAGACGGTAAGGAACGGTTTGGATTTAAGCAGACAGAGTTCTTTGATCATATCCAACACTACCGTCACCACGAAGGTACTACAATAACACAACTTCCGGGTATTTACGCCTACTCGTTTTCAGCAGATCATAAGTTTGCCCAACCATCAGGAGCAATTAATGGCTCACAGTTTAATAAGATTATTCTCCGAAATACTTATGTCCAACCCCCAACTAATGCTGTAATTACTGGAGGACCATCGAATACGTTGCCTGTATGTATTCTCAAGTCAACTGCAAATAATCCTAACCCCACTGTAGTTACAAACCCAAATGCTATAGGAAGCAATGGAAAACCTCTTTATGGTCCAAATGATTTGATTACAGTTTATCGAAAGACATCTGCTAATACATTTGTATACACGTATCAACTTAGAGCTTTTGTTGAATCCTATAACTTTTTACGAGTTATTAGTGGCATTGCAAATGTAGTATTCTCATCATAATAAGGATGAGTGGAATTGTCGTAGAGAGTGCCACTTATGGAACAGGATCTACAACTGTAGATGTTACCAAGAGTGTGACATCAATGATTAAGGATGGTGTTTTAAGTATACCGAGCATAACTGCTACAGTGTTTAATGTTACAGATCCAGCTCCTGGGCAAGGTAAAAATCTTCGCATTTCTTATAACATTAACGGTGGTACTAGCTTAACAAAAACAGTTAATGACGGTGAAAGCTTTTATATAAATGCTCCACCCCAACGAACTGCATCAGGATTACAAATCATAAAAGCAACTTATGGTGTTGACGGTAATTTTACAGACGTAACTGATGCCATAAAAAATAGCATAAAGAATGGTGCGATTGATATGACTATTGGATTTAAAAATCTTGGATTACCAGACCCAAACCCCAATAAGCAGAAACAATTCGAAGTAGAATATACGATAAACGGAGCTAAGAATTCATCAACTCTCAAAGACGGAGAAAGATTCAAGATAAGTGCACCTGTAGTAACGGCACCCACAAATGGAACACCTGCAGATGGCGTTATGTCAGCGGTAGGAATGGTATTCACAAATATTAGAAGATTCTTTGGGTTCTTTTTATATGCATTATCATTCTTTACTTGCTTAAGATTTGGAAACTCCGGCGGGAGAACACCAATGTTCTGGGGTGCAATAGGTCTTATACCGATGTCTGGATTCGTAATTCTACCACTGTATGTATTAGTAGCCAGACTGTTCTCTGATACTGACTTTACAGTTTAAACATTTCTTACATATAATAGGTAATGAATACCAACTGGAGAAGCGTTTGGAACCAGATTTGTGATATGGCTTACTATAAGAAGAATATCGTTTCACAAATCTTGGTAGAAGTGGACGAGCTTTCAATGGACGATCCAACTCTCGACTCGGTATGGGCCGAGTATAGCAAGACAAAAATTGATGATGCGTATATCGGGATTCATGTAATCCCCGAACTGCAAAAAATCTTCGTTCCTAGAGAGCTATTTGAAGCTCCAGGAGTATACACGTGGTTTAGTCATTGCTTTCCAAACTGCGTGGTGACTTTTTGGGATGATTAAGTCATCGTCTTGAAGAGACCCACACCCTTGAACCCCGTGAAGACATCACCCTCATCCTTCGCCTCATAGACGCGACCCGTCTTATCGCCGACGGCATACGTCTTCCCCTTGAACGTGACCTCGGTCATGTCCTCGTCCTCATCCATCGCCGGACCCTTGACGTGACGCTTGTTCTTCGCGTCCCAGAGAACCTCCGGATCAGCAGTCGCCGCGAGAATCTTCACGCTGGCCATCTCGGCAATCGTGAGAGTCACAGTCGGCTTCTCAGCAGGCTCGTCGTGCTCGAGGTGCGGAGGCTCGTCGTCCTCCGTGTCATCCTCAGGCTTCACGTCATCCACAGCAGGCTTCTTCGTGTCGGCGAAGATGCGCATGTGATCCGCGAGACTCTCGGCACGGAAGCTGTCAGCATCGAGCTCCTCAATGTAAGCCGAGAACTCCTTCTTGAGCTTGTCACTCAGCGAGACACCCACCTTCGTGAGAGCCGCACCGAACTGCGTCGCCATGGCAGGAGAGAAGCGCTTGATACGCTTCTCCGTCTCGACCTTAGGAGCCGCTGCGGCAGCCTTCGGCGGAGGAACTACAACGTCGCCCAGAAGCTTCGCAAGCTTCTTCTCCTCCTTCTGGATCTTAGCGACATGCGCGTCGTGATCCTTGTACTCGCCTGCGTCAAGCTTCTTCGTCCACAACTGGATGTTGTGACGAATCTTCTTGACCTCATCGGTCTCCTCGGTCACCTTAGCAACCTTCTCCTTCGCGGGAGCCTTCTCCTTCGAGAGCAGCTTGACGATCCCACTCACATGGTCAGTGTCCGTGCCAGAAGTGGCGTGCTCCATCGCCTCATCCGCGTCGAACCCGTAGTTCTCCGCGAGGCACTCGATCATTGCATAGAGCTTGTCGTTGATTTGCTTGGTCGTCATTTTCTTCTGTTGTTGCGTACACAATGGATATGGTTTGATGAAGTAGAATCCGTTTTTGATGAAACAAAAAATGGCCCATTTGTTTATTTTTGGTTTTTGGCCTTTTTTGTTTTTTCTAAACTACGTAGAGCGTGTTCTCGCAGAGCAGCGCATCTACGTTGCGTGCACGCAGGCTCCGCCGAAGCAGGGTCTGGTTCTTCGCGTTCATCGCTGAGATGTCGCAGAAGAAGCCGAACGCGACAACATCATCCGTCAGCATGAGCCCCAGCGGGCCGAACGACTCGAGAAGCTCGTCCTTCGTCGAGACAGGGAGCGTTGACATATCAACCTCCTCGCCCTCCTCAACGCACTTGATGTTGATGTAGTCACCGAACACCTCGTACTCGACCTTCGCGGCCTTGAGGCTGCGGATCAGTCGTGAGAAGTCCTCCTGACGCATGCGTGCGAATCCGTAAGATCCGTGCGACATGCACTCAAGCCCGCTCGTGTAGAACGAGTCGATGAGCTGCTGCTCGGTCACGACGGGGAGCACCTCGGGCGTAACCGTGAGGTCACGCGGGTCGCGGTGGTCGTACATGCAACCACCCTCGCCGGGCGGAAGCACTGATCGCGGGTCGCGATCCATCGAGCGGCAGGTGTGACCCCGACGCCCGCGTGCAATCCACGCGTCGTAGTGTGCACACCGCTCGTGGCGGTAGCGGCAGTCGCCACGCATGCATGCGTTTCCCAGATTGCACCAGCGTGCAGGCCGCTGAGGTGCCGCGACGACCCGAATGGGGCGCGTCACGATGTCCCAGCCCTCCTGTGTGGAGGGCGGAGCCGACATCTCCGTAAGAGTGTCGGCCCAGTTTGTGTTGTCCTTCGTGAAGACCGATCCGAAGTCGAACGCCATCGGCGTCTCCTCGTCGTCTCCGAAGGCGATTGCGAAGTTGGGCATTTTGTTCGCTAAGAGTTTCCGTAGGTTTCCCTCGGTTTGCGTCTCTCGAAATACCACAGATTTTGGGTTTCAAGAATCCGTTTTTGATGGTCGCGTTACTAGGTATTTTTTAAGAACATATTTATTAACAAATGTCAGATTCCGACTTTGCAAAGACCCACCTTCGGGACCATCTCGGTTCGCTAATAGTCTCTCCTGTATCGGAGGGATTCTGGAGCATTTATAAGTCATCTAAGGACCTATGCGAGCGTAACGAGCAAATGGATCAGGTTCTTCGCACATTTCAAAATATGTTAACACACATCCCAGATTGGACTGAAGAGACACTTACGACGGAAGTAGATCGCATCGTAAGTGTAACCAAGTGTTCTTATCTTGATGATCTTATTATGGGTGTTTTCATTTCATACATGAAATCTTTTGCGAGTCTTCAATACCGTGGTTCTCTAAGTGAAATTAAGATTGATTTTGATCGCCCTACGCTTGGTAAGTTTATCCACGAGCTCTACAAGCATTCTGCTCGCAAGTTATGGCAGACTGCCTACCTATTTAAGACGGTTGGTGTTTCATCTGAGCTGCAGGCTCGTAATCGCCAAGAAATTGAGACAATCGTATCTTCTTGCCTAGAGCAGGTGATTCGTGCATTCCTTCCATGGGAGTCTATCACGAAGAAGTATTTCAACCAACCAGATAGCGTCGCACAACCAGAACCAGAACCAGAAGCTGAGGAAGAACTGGAGAAGGAAGAGGAAAAGAAAACTGTAAGTTTTGGTGAAGATGAGGACTCTGAAGAAGATGCTCCCAAGCTTATTGTTGGTGAGGAAGACGCAACAATTGAGTTCGAAGAAGATGATCCTCTTAAGGAGTTTGAAAAGAGAGCTACGGAATCACTCGTTATAAATCTGTAAAGAATTACGGCAAAGTTCAACAAATGATGATTCTAATAGCACCTGTCGCTGTCGCCCTTGTCTGTTTTATTATATACGCAATCGATAGACGTTCAAAAGGCGAACCCATTTCTTGGGACTCGGCTCTTAAGCTTTCAGGATTTGGAGGTATGCTAGCCTCAGGAGTGGTATTCGCTGCATCTCCCGAAGCAGTTCAGGAGACTGTCAAGGTAGTAGCGGAATCTGCTCCTGCACTCGCATCAGCGCAGGAGATGTTTGTTGGTGTTCCAACATTTTAACCATCAATAAGTAGAACCGTAGAACCCTCAGGAACACTTTCAACTCCATAAACATCTTTTAGTGTTTGAACTTCCTTTCTTGGAATCGCATCCTTACAGAAGCGGGCAATCGCCTTGTAAAGATGAAACCCATGAAATCTATCATGCTGACCTCCCAGCTTTGAAAATAGTATTGACTTACCGTCTTCAAGTGTTAACCACTTCATGAAAAGCTTAAACAATAAGTTTTCAGAATACTCAGAAAAGAGTGGCCCTTCTGGGAATAAATCCCAAAAGATAGACGTAGCAAGACGAACTAAATCAAACGAAGGATTCGGTTTCATTTCTGGGTACTTCGCAAGATAGTAATCACCATAATTATATTGACCACCTGCCTCTTCTTCTGTGTCATAATGGTCGCTCATAAATAGCTTTGGCTCCTTCATTCCTGTTATCTTAACAGAAACAACGCCACGCTCAAAATCTATAATCTTTATTAGGTAACCAAACGTTGGAACTCTATACAGTAGTCCGCCACAATTATAGTAAAAATATTCCTTCTTTGTTTCAACATACATGACATTGTTCGCGTGGAGATCATTGTGAGTAAATCCACACATACGCTGAGCATAAGCAAGTGCGAACATTATCTGTGCCATCCAAGCTAGATGCTTTTCAGTTTCCGGATGAGTCATCATTAGTTGATAAAGAGTTCCTACACACTTCTCCATAACTGTCACCTGAACTGGGACATTCTTAAACGTAGCCCAAGCGAACGCATCATAATCGTCTTCATCTTCTTCAGAATCTTCCTCTTCACAATCACATGATCGAACTCCGAATATATACGATGTTGAAACTGAAGAAGTGTCTGAAGCATTGTCATCTTCTTCCTCGTCATGTAAGACACGTGATAAACTTCCCATTGTAGCATCGTCTACCGCAGGAGCATTAAGTTCCTCTACATTTCCTAAATCTACCTCTTCTCCCAGTCTAATAGCTAGACGACTTGTCCGAGTATGCTTGAACTCTGCTGCATCCTGAATTTCATCCGCCAGCTTAACGTCAAATGTTTTTCCAATATTATGAGAAAACCAAGGGCGATCTGCTAGTTCACCATAATCATCTGAAATATCAATAGTGTGGCTTGCTGAAGTTCCAACAAAAAGACCAAATACTTTTGGAAAGTGTTGACACTCCGACTGCGATAAGATAGCAGATATTACGGCCCCAACATATCCTGCATTATTTGGATTCTGTAGCTTCTCAAATACTGCACTCGCCTGCTCTGAAGAAGTAGGTAATCCCAGAGGACCATACTCGCCACGCATCCACTTATATGGGCTTAAAAGCATGGTAATCTTATTATGAATATTTCTACTTCCCACGGCAGTTCGTACAGTATTGGGATCGACAACTACTGTGGCCTCTTCGTTCATCTTAAGTCCATATTCCGAGACATTCTCTAACTCAGAGGTCTTGAATAACTTCTCAATAGGTGGAAAGTATGGTTGAATATTGTCAATATTCCAGTGTTGTTTAGCAGATGGTCCCAGCGTTGATAGGTTAAATTTATGAACACTAAGGGGAATCTGTGAACTTCTTAGTTCACTGTTAGACGTCTGCTTGCGTTTGACCATATTATAGAGGATATGTTAAAGCATAATCAAAATCTTCACGCATAAGGTTAAGATGAACTTCAATATTAAAAAGTTCAATATGGGTATCATTCGTGAACGATGTGAACTCGATTCTAAAAAAGCACCAATGATTGTTCTAATTGGCAAGCGTGACACTGGAAAATCTTTCTTAGTTCGTGATATTCTTGCAAATACCCGTGACTGCTTTCCTGTTGGGACTGTTATCTCGGGGTCTGAAGTAACTAATCCTTTTTTTCAGGATATGGTCCCTTCGAAGCTTATTCACGACAAGTATAATTCTGCCATTGTAATGGGAGCTATTAAGCGTCAAATGGTGGCCAAACAAGCAAGAAATACTGAGAAGAGGAGTGGGGGTAATTCTCATATTGACCCTCGAGCATTCTTAATTCTAGATGACTGCTTGTATGATAAAACATGGATGAATGAAGAATCGACAAGATACATTTTCATGAATGGTCGTCATATTGATATGACTACCCTAATTACTATGCAGTATCCATTAGGTGTTGGTCCAAATTTAAGAACCAACATCGACTTCGTATTCATTCTTCGTGAAACTGTTCTTACGAATCGCAAGCGTATTTATGATAATTATGCCGGTATGTTTCCCACATTCCAAATGTTCTGTCAATTTATGGATCAATGTACTGAAAATTATGAGTGTCTTGTAATCTGCAACGGGATTCAGTCGAACCGCCTTGAAGATCAAGTTTTTTGGTATAAGGCTCAAGAACACGGTCCCTTTAAGATGTGTGATGATTCGACATGGGCGGATAATAAGCCATTCACAAGTTCAATTTTAGCCGCCGAAGATTACAACCCAGAATTAGTAAAAAAGAGAGGAGGAGATCCTTGGATGAAAATCAAGAAGCAGGATAAATAGACCGGCGTTTAGTACGTCTCTTTCCTGCCCGCTTGAACTGACTAACAACCGATTGTGCTTGAGGACTCTGCTTTTCTGCAGGAGACAGAGCCTCATGAGAACTTACTGCAAGAGGAACTGGATATGGTAAAAATGCAAGGGTGTTGCCTACTACCTTAGAAGCTTTCTTGGGCTCACCAATATATCTCGAAGGAGAAAGCTGTCGTACAACTGCATCGGCTCCCTCTTTTTTTACTACCTCATAAAGACCCATTAAGATAAAATTATCATCATCAGTTGTATAAAGATTATAAATACGACCATCTTCTAGCTGAGATATCGGAACTGCCATTATTATAGGTCGCGAATTGCTCCCTCGGATGGGTGAAGAGCCGTATTGAACTGCTGCGTTAGGTCACCGATATCCATGATGCCCTTATCAGCCTTCTCCTGCTCAAGAGCAAGGGCATTCTTGCGACGAGTCTCAGCATTTGCATCCTTAGCCGCCTTCACCTTCTCAGCCTTCTCATCCTCAAAGAAAATGTCCTTATTCACCTCATTCTCCTTATACTTCCGCATCATCTCGTTGAGTTCCTGAGTTGCATACTCCACCTCAGGCATCATATGCTCAGAAGGATCCCAAGGTAGCCAGCAGCCAACCTTTCCAATGTAAAGGTTATCGCGGGGATACTTACGCTGAAGAACCTTAGAATACTGCTGGGTCTCCTCAAGTGAGCTAAATACACGACGAACCTTTACACCGCGAACATTGGTACGGAACTCAACCTTCTCACAATACTGAGCCTCAAGCTCCTTCTCGTGCTTAAGTAGGAATATCTCCCACTTCTCGTGGATATCCGTCTCCTTAATCGCCTTATTATGAACCTTGGTGAACTCCTCAAGATCCTTGAATAGATCATCAACCTTAAGTGAATACTTCTTTGAAAGAAAGGCCATCATGTTCTCCATGCCCTTAACCTTCCAGTCATACTCTAGCCACTCTACAAACTTCTCATTGAAGAACTCCGTCTTCTGCTTGATAACCTTCTCAGGCGAGATAAATGAAATAATTGCATAACGCTGGGTTGGTACCTCTGGGTCCTCGTCAAGATAGTCAACGATCTGTCCGTCCTCCATCTTGGGTAGTTCTTCGCGGGGCATTTGTTTATTAATGTCGTAGTCTGTGAAAGTCTATTTAACGCGAATGATACTTGAATTCTAAACACACACCCGCAGGTTGCTTGGCCGTAAATACCCAAGTAAAAAGTGGAAGATTCGTCATAGGCATGAGGATGGGAGTTGTTCCATCACTAAAAACAAATCCAAATGGCATTTATCTTATAAATTAGCTTACTACTAAACGTGTGTGTTTGGCTTACACTCTCCAATTCCAAGAGTCTGTTGCAACATTATTGGAGCCTTACACCCTTTACATGGGCATTTATCGTGATCGTACCCAAGTATGTGGCCTATTTCGTGACTAACCATATATTGTCTATAATCAGTCAAGGATAATTTACTTTTAGGTGCACCGTTGAACCACCGATCTGCATTGAGATACATAAATCTACCCCCAAGTTCAGCACATGATAAATTATTAGGAAGCCCACAGATCTTCTTAATGGTGCCAGGACTACTCAACCTGATTAAGGTACTTTCATCTCTTTCCACATTTTCAAAGTAATAACCTTTTTTTGACCAGCCGTCTGGGTCGTTTAAATAAGCGGTTACATAGTATCCAATTAAGGCAGGTTCCCGTATTTTATATAACTGCATAACATCTGGATCGATTTCAAATTTAAAACGAAGATGTTTCATTACTCTGTTAATGAATAATTTCTCTAAAGTGTTTTATAAAATGCCCGAAGCAAAAACAGCCCAAGCTCCTGGTGTTGATATGTCTGACCTAGTCGGTCGTGCGATAAAGTATGCCCTTGAAGGCCTTGTAGTTGCGATCGCTGCATTCTGGCTCCCCAAGTACATGGGTGGAAAGTCTCTCCCCCTCTCTCAAGTCGGCATGATTGCGATGGTCGCCCTTGCCACATTCGCCATCCTTGACGCCTACTCTCCTGCGGTAGCCTCAGGAGCTCGTCAGGGTGCGGGTTTCGGTATCGGTGCTCACCTTGTTGGCTTCCCTTAAAAGCTGATCAGCAATCGAATCAAATAACTCATCAGGAAAGTTGTTCTGCTTAAGAGCACCAATTTTATACTTTCCATCTACAAGATGAAACATGAGATGAGATGACCCGCGAATGTTGGGATATTTCATCTTTGCCGTCCAATGTGGACCTTGTTCTGCATCATGATATACAATCGAGATTGTAAGTCCGGTCCCTTCAAAGAATACATCTTGAACGTCTGTTGCAGCGTTATAAATGCAACGCATCTTACATTCTATTCGTTAGATCTAATCAAATCCATTTTCATTTATTAACAATGTTTAAGAAGACTAAAATCCCAAAAGCAATTCGTGAACAAGTATGGTTATCTAAAATTGGACGCAAATTTGAAGGAAAATGTAAGACAACCTGGTGTAATAATAAGATAACAGTATTTGATTTTCAAGCAGGACATGATATCCCTGAGTCTAAGGGCGGTTCAATGGAGGTTTCTAACTTACTTCCTATTTGTTCAAGGTGCAATTTGTCAATGGGGAATCAATACACTTTCAAAGAATGGTGTAATGAAGGTAAGGTAGAAAGAAAATGGATAACAAGAATTCTTATTATGTTAGGTGTATGTACCGATACAAAGGCAAGTGGTATACCGTCCATCCCAAGCCCTACGAGCCAGAAACGCAGACAGTCCAAGTCGCATGGGCCCAAATAAAGGGTAGTTCACCTGAGAAGGCATACAAGGACTACTTTACCAAGCTACGCGAAGACGCCCAGATTTTATATCCTTCGTTTCGTAAAGATGATAGTTGAACTTATCGTCTCTGCGATCGTTGTAACTGTAATAATTTGGAGTTATTACATGATAACCGGAACACCACCTGGTGCTAAACTTATAGAACAAACACCACCGGTAGAAAGTGGACTAGACGATAATCATGCGAACTTAATGTTTTTCTATGCGACTTGGTGCCCACACTGTAAGCATGCCGAACAACCTTGGCGTTCTTTACAACAAGTTATCAAGAATGGAAAACATACTTATGGCGGTAAGACAGTTTCATTTGAACAAATTAATGCCGAGACCGATAAGGGTAAGACATCACTCTATAGTATTATTGGTTACCCAACCTTCAAACTCCAAACTAAGGATAAGCTTTATGAAATGTCAGGTGTTCCCACTGTCAATAACTTCAGGGAGTTCCTTAAGAAGGCTCTTGGAGATGAGAAAGCTTCTAACTAAGTCTGCGGCAGTTTTTAAAATATCTGGTATATTCATCTCACTTAAATTACTCTCCGCGAATAAGGAGGGATATACTAAATCAATTGTTAATTCAGCCCTATGAAGTTCTATAACATTAATCATGCCCATGTTATATACGTCCCGAATATATGTAAAAATAGGTATATGTTCTAAATTTTGAGGTGTTATCTTTGCAGTATGAGTCTTCAAAGATAGGATCAAGGCATCTTTATGCAACGAACCAATATAAGGAAGGAATGCATCCCCGTCAATATATAACTGCCCGTATAATTCTTGCGGTCTATATACGACTGGTAGACAACATGAACAACGCATGGCATCGATAAGCAGGATATCGCCAGTAAAAATTGTAGGAACTCCTTTCGTGATGTTTGATGCTACAATGTATAATGGCATTTTTGCATCCTTAATTTTCAGAGTTTCAATGTCTAAATTTTTTAGCATAAATAATTCTTTTAGCTGTTGACGAAATTTATCCATAGTAAAAACCCCCTTACCTGAAAAGCCTGTTAAAATGTTGTCAAATGTAAGTTTTGGAGTAAATCTCTCAATAGAAAAGAAATGTTTTGAGAGTTCCAAAAATTCATCATCCAATGGAATCTCAAAAGCTACAAATGTAGCAATAATTGAACCAATTGAACAACCATATACTCCATCTGGAAAGAATAACTTTTGATGTTTGGATAATTCTCTTAATGCACCAACTTGTAAAATTCCTTTTGCCCCTCCACCACCTAGCCCAAGTTTCTTGAATGGCAAAGACATTCTTAATACTAAGTAAGGATGCTGAAAGCCCGTGAAATCTGGAACGAGCAGGAACAACGTAAATTAAATAGAATGGCAGCTATGACTCCTGTTATGTCGCAGATCCAAGCAAAGATAAGAACGCAGGCTATTCATAACCCAAGTGCTCCATATATTGTTTATGAAGTTCCAACCTATGTTTTCGGTTATCCACTTTTTAAGCTACCAGATGCTCTCGAATTTCTTGTTAAAGAATACTCGGCAGCAGGATACTGGATATGGGTTGTCGATACAAAGTATTTATTCATTTCATGGATGAAGGCAGTTAAAACGAGAGATATTGGTAGACCACTTCTTGCTACAAACTATCGTCCCCAAGTTTATGATCCATCAACAATCGCATTTATGGCAAGAGATCCTATGGAATAATAATGATAATTCATTACTAAATGACTCCATCCTATATTTGGATTATACTTTATGTTATGATTATCGTTGGTCTTGAAACGGCGGCCATGTCCTGCTTCAAGACTTCTATCACCGACTGGAGATTCTTTCTTTTAGGTGTCCTTCTTTATATCGGTGTTGGGGCCATGTTGGTCAAGACTTTCAAACTAACAGGTCTTGCATTTACGAATGCTCTTTGGTCGGGTCTATCGGTTATGGCTACTACAACAGTTGGTGTTCTATACTTTAAAGAAAAACTTCACCTTCACGATTTTGTAGCAATTGGCATGATTGGAGCAGGAGTCATGATTCTAAAATTCACGGATTAATATAATGATCTTTCCATCCTTGAATATTGCTATTCTAGCAATTTTCTATACCCTGCTAGGTGGGGTTCTTTCATACATTTCACACTTTTTATTTGACGAATTTGATGATTCGTGGAAGAATAAAAGCACATTTTATAAGTTTTATGATGTAACCGTAGAGCTTATCTTTATTGGCTTAGTCGCCTTCTGGACTATGTTTTATATTAAGGATGCTCCTCCAATTTTTAATGTATCAAAATCTATGGATTCACTAGTTGATACTTATATTTCCGGTATTTTCTTCTCATTTTCGATCTTCCTTTTCTTTGGCGACTTAGAATCTAAGATTAGATATTTATATGGGAAAATTGTTGATCCAACAATTAAGAAACACTTTCCAACAAAAGGCTCAATTCTTGATGGATCACTAACGTTTGAGTCGCGTAAAACGGACAATGATAAAAGCAGATCTGTAGAACACTATGGACTGTAAACATACTCTCGTAATTGATGAAGGAGAGCATGTATGTACCAAGTGTGGAACAATCACTGACAAAGTAATTGACGAAGGAGCAGAGTGGAGAAATTATGAAGATTCTAAGGGAGAAGATCAGTGCCGTACAGGCTTTGTAACTTCCGATCTTCTTCCAGAGTCCTCCTATGGTTCAATTATCTCATACAAGGGTGCTAATTCAGCCAATATGAAAGCTCTACAGAGGCTCTCATGTTGGTCACTATCTTCAAACTCTCAGAGGTCATGGATGGGAATCTTTGACGCGATCAATTTATCCTGTACTCATGCAGGACTACCGAAGTCAATTATCATGGACGCTTGTGGAATGTATAAGCAGTTAGAGGATGCCCAAAAAGTTCGGGGGGAAACTCGCCGGTCTATGATGGGTGGAGCCATCTTTGTAGCCTGCCGGAATAACGGTGTTCCTCGGTCTCATGAAGAAATTGCCAAGATTATGATGGTGAACATTCGCTCATTATGTAAGGCTATCACTCACTTCTCTGCTACGGACAATACTGTTCTTCAAACTCAGATTGGTATTGCAGAGAGACTGTGTGCTTCACTCAACTTGAATGATGAACAGCGTTCTGCTATTATGGATATGCTGTATGCTATTTCTACTAAATCCGAAGATGATTTTGAACACACGCCAAAGACAATCGTATCCGGCGTTGTAGCTCATGTTATGGGACTAAAAACAAAGACGCAGATGAAGATAGTTTCAGAGGCATCAGGAGTATCAGCTCTCTCAATCCACAAGATTGTCGGTAAGCTTTAGATTAAGATTCCGGAATATTTAGATACCGCCACAGATAATCTTGCGAATGCATCGCTGAATGTTGTTGGTTTTTGATTGCTCCATACATTTGTAGACGCAATTGCGCGCCCCGAATTAGTAAACAATGTACCTGTAGCAGGTACCCAAGTTAGTCCATCCTGCGAGGTGAAAATTGTATTTCCACCAAGACCTGTATTAGTTCCAACAGCTACCCACAATGATCCACTCCACGTAATACCAAACCCCGCATCAGTGAATGAAGAACTTGTAGGTGGCGTCCATGTCATTCCGTTAGTTGATACTAAAATTGGGTTAGTACCACTACCTACGGCTACCCACATACTTCCATTCCATGCAACTGCATTACCCTGAACACTAAAGGTTCCAGATGTTGCGGGTACCCATGTCATTCCATCAAGTGAAGATATAATAGTAGGTCCACCAAGTATATCTTTGCCTACCGCAACCCACATAAAACCATTCCAAGCAACCCCGCAGCCGAATTCGGCAAACATTCCACTTGTTGCCGGCGACCACACCTTTCCGTTCTGTGAAGTAAAAATTGTAGTGGACAACCCACTTCCTACCGCTACCCATAACGACCCATTCCAAGCAATCCCTCGTCCATCGGGACTAAACAATGGGCTTGTCGTAGGTAATGACCACACCTTTCCATCCTGTGAAATACGAATTGTATTGCCACTAGTATTACCGCCGACAGCTACCCATAACGAGCCATTCCAAGCAAATCCATCTCCATCGAGGTCAAATATTCCACTCGTAGCAGGAGACCATACCTGCCCATCCGGTGATGTAAGAATTGTATTCCCAGCACCACCTAAACTATTTCCACCAGCTACCCACAATGAGCCATTCCAAGCAACTCCAAACCCGGCGCCGCTAAACATTCCACTCGTAGCCGGAGACCATACCTGCCCATCCGGTGATGTAAGAATTGTATTTCCGCCACCACCTCCATCAAGTCCAACAGCTACTAAGAAGTTATTAAGGTTAACGTTTGCAGAACCAGTAGGTCCCGTAGAACCTGTAGAACCTGTAGAACCAGTAGAACCTGTAGGTCCTGTATGTCCTGTATGTCCTGTATGTCCTGTATGTCCTGTATGTCCTGTATGTCCTGTATGTCCTGTATCCCCTCCAGAGCCTGTATGTCCTGTATGTCCTGTATGTCCTGTATGTCCTGTATGTCCTGTATGTCCTGTACCCCCTCCAGAGCCTGTATGTCCTGTATGTCCTGTATGTCCTGTATGTCCTGTATGTCCTGTATGTCCTGTATGTCCTGTATGAGCTGTATTACCGGTCGCAGATCCTCCTCCGCTACTGGGATTCCAATAAGATCCAGTAGGTCCATAAATGTCTCCAGTCACATAGATCTTATCTACATTAATCATGTCTACCTTTACGACATAACCAATAGGTCCAGGTACTATTTTTGGTGAAAATACATGTTGTAGTAAGTTGCGTGTATTTGTACCAGAAAACGGATCACTTCCACCCGTAGCCATATTATCTTAACAATGGACAATCAGTTTAATTCCTTTCCGACCTCTAAGAATATGGAACCTCTTTTCAGCAAGTCTAGCACAACAATGGGACAGCGTTACACTTTGTTCCCTATTTCGCCCCAGGAAGAGGACCTATACAAGCTGTATAAGAAGGCCGTAGCATCTTTCTGGACTGTCGAGGAAATTGACTTCAGTAAGGATCGTGATGACTGGGATAAGCTTAATGAGTCAGAACAGTTCTTTGTTAAGCAGGTATTGGCCTTCTTCGCAGGATCGGATGGAATCGTTCAGGAGAATCTAGCCACTCGTTTCCAGAAGGATGTGCAGTCACCTGTCGCTCGTCTATTCTACAGCGTCCAGAATGCAATTGAGGGTATTCACTCGGAGACCTATTCTCTGCTTATTGATCAGTATGTTCGCGATTTAGATGAGAAGACAAAGCTATTCCGTGCTATTGATACTATTCCATCTATTGCACACAAGGCTGAGTGGGCTATGAAGTTTATCGAGTCGCCAGAGTCATATGCGACTCGCCTTGTGGGATTCGCATGCGTAGAGGGTATCTTCTTTAGTGGCTCATTCTGTGCTATCTATTGGCTCAAGAAACGCGGTCTACTTCCAGGATTGACTTTCTCAAATGAGCTAATTTCTCGTGATGAGGGATTACATACTGAGTTTGCGGTAACACTTTATCACAAGCTTCAGGAGAAGCTGTCTGAGAAAGATATTCGTGAGATTATTGAGAATGCAGTACAGATTGAGACCGAGTTTATCTGCGAGTCTCTACCTTGCTCTCTAATTGGAATGAACGCACATGATATGACGCAGTATATTCAGTTTGTAGCAGATAGACTTGCTGTTCAGTTTGGCATTGCCAAGATTTGGCGTGTTCAGAACCCATTTGATTTCATGGAGATGATTTCACTTGAGGGAAAGACTAACTTCTTCGAGAAGAAGGTTTCGGAATATTCAAAGCCCGGAGTTGGCTTGAACGCTTCTGATATGACCGTCCGATTTGACGACGAGTTCTAGAACCCCCCGATGCATAAGCATCATCTATAATTTCATGAAAACGTGTGGTTATAGATTTTAAAAACCCTTCTCTATCAGAAATAGGATTATTTAATGCTTCATTAATTTCCGCCCATCGACTTCTAATACCCGTTCTTATTTTTATGTATGTTGGATGGTCTTGGAGAACAGTTCCTGCAAACATAAATTGTATAATTCGAATTATTGAAAATAAATCCCAGCACCTAAATACAGCAGCAATACGTATAGGACATTCCTTACCGGCAGCATATCTATCAGACATTTCAGTATCGTGAAGTAATACCACAGGATCTTGCCAATGCGGATAATTTGTAGCAAGATCTTGCCATCTTTCACTGTCTATCATACCTTCATAACCGAGTTCACTATTAATTTCATCAGTAGTAACATCGTCTTCATCCTTACCTAATTTTTCAGCTGATCTAGCTCGAGCATCTCTAATCATTTTTGATGTACCTATAATAGGTCCCCACTCTCCACTCATACTACTCAATGCTTTCCAGAATTGAATATCTCCAATAGTTGTCTTTTCCCAGTCGTGTAGAACAATCTTGTCACGAATCCATGAAATATTACCGACGTGTCCATCCGCATGAAATACTTGTACAGCACTACTATTTAGTGCAACTATTGCATGTAAAAAATTCTTAAGAGCTGAAAGTGTCATCTCTGGACTCTTTATAAGACGATTATCAACAATGTTACCGTCGGCATCTTTTATATACTCATTTATATCGCCATCCTGCTTGGGTGTATATAAATTTTGAAGATCAGAAACACCGAGTCGTATTTTGTCGTTTATACTGCAGGGCTTTTGGATGTCTTCTGCAGAAAAGTTTGGCTTGTCACATTTTGATACATAAAAATTGAAATTATCCTTATATTCTGGTATTTTCTTAACAGCTTGTTTAACAGCGTCCTGCTTAACAGAATCAACTGAGTTCTTTGGAACTATTCTAGAAACCGTATTAGGAGGAACTTCTACACCATCACACTTGATAGGTGGGTCATACACACAAGTATTGTTACCACTTGCAAGAAGTTTACCACCTCTCTTTCGCTTTGCTGTTTTCTTACCCATTACTTACAACGTTGAAAAGATAATAAGAATCTACTTGTTAGAAATTAGTCTATATTCCAGGAGGAGGTACCATTATAAACGAACCACCACCAGCTAATGTCCCATCCGGACTTGAAGGATAGATACTAATAATTTCATTCATAGTGCCATCTAATGATTCTACTCTCAGTTCAATAGTGGGTATCAAAGGGCCATCACTCCTACGGGGAATTCTGCTGATAGTAACACTGTTATAGTTATCTCTCCTACCAAGATTGTCAAAATTCTCAACGCTTCTTTCAACACTTACTCTCACGCAATCGGCTGTAACATTTGTTAGTACCGCCTTGGGATTTAGAAAAAAATCAACTGCGTTGTCATAATAAACCTTAACCGTAAAAATAAATCTTATACTTCTTTCAATCCATTCTATATTTGTAATCGGTTGCCCGCTATCACCAGTAAAATAAAAATCACAGCTGCAGTCCTTAAGAAAAAAACTCATAAATACTAGAGTTCCATTCGAAATATAGTTTGTGCCCCTACTGCTAAATTCCGACGTCTGATTGTTAAAATTATATGTCTTAATTGGTGGACCAAGAAATATAGTATTACTAGCTATTTTGAAGAGCGGACTATATAAAAAATAGTATCCAACATCATTGAAACTATTAGTGAGATTTTTGGCAAAAGTATTAGAATAGTCTACTGGTAAAAAATCCTCGAAAGTTTGTTTATATATCTTTATCACTAAAGGAAAGTATGACTGTACATCATAACCAATTTCATGGACAAAAGCATATGATAATAACTTAGTAACAACATTATATTCAAATCTAATTTTACTTGCAAATGCCTCAAACCCCGCATAGTCAAAAAATTCAATCACACACTTACCGGCAAGACCATTACCCTTAGGGCTATCCCAATAAGTGTCTGCACCACTATACAATTGGAAAAGGTCAGTTGTATTTTGATTTTCAATTAAACTACTAGTTATAATTCCTTCTGAGCCCCCGGTTCTCCACCAGTTGGCTCTAGGAGTTCTATTATAATTAAAATCTCCACCTTGACCACCACCTGCAGCCACATGAAAACCAGCAGCACTTATAGATGTAGGACCGCCGGTTCCGCCTATTGATACCCTTTTAGTAAGCCAAATTTTGTATGGTTTTCCTGTAATATCTAGTTCTGGAACTGGCTTTAACGTGGGATTCCACCAATCGGCGTCAGGACTTCTATCCAATTGATTTGATATTCCCACAAATCGTACATTTTTATCTCGTTCACCTCCTTCTCCAACAACAATATTAACTGTATTTGGTATAATTAGATTAGTAGGAATTTCAAAAGTAAGCCTTCGAGCATTTCCACCTAAACCTCCAATTGTTGCACCGCCTCCGCCACCAATAAGTGTTACCCGCATCATTCTATAATATTTCAAGAGCGGCAATGTATACGATCCCGGATTTACATATGTAAAAATCTTAGATTCTGGAAGTCCAGCAACCCCCCTAGTCAGTGATGGCACTGTAGTTGTTTTATCGAATAATAATGTACAATATCCATCTTTACCTTCGTCTCTACCATAACCTCCGGTTTTTGCGGCTTCCCACTTAGCGAATGGAGGTTCAACTGGACCCGCTAGACCACCATTTGAAGCTCGCCCGTTTGATATTAATGCCGCTTCCCCATACGCCGAACCGATTGCATTAAGGGCGTAATCATAACGAGGAGTCCCACCTGACGGATAAAAGGTCCATACAGCGTTTGATCCTCCACCTTGGGCAAGACCGATAGTTCTACCTAAAAGTTCTATACTTGAATGTTCGCCTTGTGTTGATTGTACGAAACCTGGTGGGAAAGAGCGGCTGCCAACTCCACCCTTTCCAACATTAATTATAAATTTTGAAGAAGCTGACCTTATCGGTATCTTAAAAGCTATAAGTCCGCCTGGACTTCCGGGTCCTCCCCTTATACCTATAAAACTAGGACCTGCTGAGTTTGCTAAAGAGGGAGTTCCAGCACCACCACCACCAGCTAAAATTACCATCATAGTCGTGTATCCTGGCGGAATCTTTACTTCATATGTTCCAGGCGTAGTATAGTTGAATCCAACTCCACTAGAGTTTACGGTACCTGTTAAACTAGTTGTCGACTTACCAGTTAAAGTAAATGTACACGATGTATCATTATTATTAAAAACTAGTTTTGTTGACTGTCTTCTGTCATTCTTTATAATATTAGCTATTGCATCGGCTATTTCTGATGGCGGTGGATCATTAGATGGAACACCATTAATTTGGTATTCAACAATAATACTTCCCCTTTTTATTTCCAACTTCACTTTGGTCGGATCAACCCCGTAGAGTCTTGCAACTTCATTAATAAGTTCAAAATAGTTTCCACCGGGTGAAAAAATACCACCAGTATAATTGAATCGACCTTTAACGTTTACATCTAAAATAACCGGAATATTTTTAATTGTTAACGAGGGTAAAAAATCATCCATACTTCCTCCGCTTGTAACATTTGGAAGGGGCTGACTAAGACGACCTGCCCCTTCACTTAGAGCCACTGCTGCATATTTTTTAAACGCAGTATACTGCGACGAGTCGGCACTAGGCATTCCTTTACGTTTAAAGAAAGAAGGTTTCTTCCTTATAAACTACCAAATGCAGTTCACATATGTGACAATCGTAGTCCTTGCATCCATGATGTTTGTTCTTTCAGGAATGGTAGGTTACCTATACTGGCAACAGACAAAGCTAGTTCAGCACGTGCAGTCTCTTGCTCTTGCCCTCGCGACTCATGTTGAGAATACCCGTGTTGTAGAGGTTGAAGAGGAGCCAGAGGCCGAGTCCGAGGTTGAAGAAGACGATCGTGTATCTGTAAAGGAGACGGTTGAGGTTGTACAGGGTCCCCCAGATGTTGATGACCTTCAGACAAAGACGGCTCCTCAGCTTCGCGAGCTTCTTACAGCAAAGGGTATCCCATTCGGGAAGCGTGATTCAAAGACGGCTCTTCTCGAGCTACTTAAGGCCAGTGGTTAAAGTCCAATCGCAAACGAAACAAGGTCAATAACTATTGACAATGTTAAGCCAATTGGTAATATCAAAACTTGAAAAATACGGTAATACCATGAATAATCTTCATACCCAAGAATACCGTAGATATACTTATAAGTGTACTCAAACATTTGTTACTTTCATATAAAACATTTAAAGACATAATGAAGCTGGTATCATTTGATGTTGGATTACGGAATCTTGCTTTCTGTGTGCTTGAAGGAACTTCGCGTAAAGATATCAAAATTAGTGGTTGGGACTTGATTGATGTAATGGCAGAGATGGGTGGTCTAGACAAACCTATCTGTGTTAAATGTAAAAAGCCGGCATGCTGGGTACAAGGTACAACATACACGTGTACTCGGCACAAGACAGCGAGTGGGTCAACAGTAACAAAATCATCTCTAACGAAGAAATCGAAAGAAGAATTGCAGAGTATGTCAAATCCCCTGAATATTATAGGAACAACCAAAAAAGAACTCGTGGACAAGCTATATCTTCATTTTTCTGGAAAAGTGTGGAAGAGGTGCGTAAAGTCTGCGAAACAGGGTTCGGTTGTAGATCTAGCCCCAGCGATAGCGGAGTCTCTGAGTAGCCGGATGAGTACTTGGAAAAACTCTGACCTAATTGTATTTGAACAGCAACCAGATAAGCGTATGTTATGCGTTCAGGGGATGTTACATATGTGGTTTGTGGCTCAAGGTTTCAAATGTCGAGGTGTTTCTGCGATTCATAAGCTTACTAATATTGTCACCATTCAGGATGTTACAAAGACCTACAAGGGACGCAAAAAGACTGGCGTTATTCACGCGGCCGAGCTGGTTCCCACCGAAGAGTTGAAGACATTTATGATGAAACACCCTAAGAAGGACGACTTAGCTGACGCATTTTTGGGTGGACTATGGGTTCTAGAGCACACCGCTAAGCAATAGTTTTCTTACCTTTCTTGTCGTAAATCCAAATCTCAAAATTATAATTCTCTTCAATACATCCGGCCTTCTTTGCCAAATTTTTAAGATAGTGGTACTTATAATACATTGTGTGATGACTCTTAACTTCTATTATCTTTCGCGGGTGTGTTTGTAAAATTATATCCGGATAATAATAGTGTGTTTTTTCTTGAAATGTATATTTGATTCCAATACGTTTTGTTGTTATCATATTTTCATCATATTCTTTAATTAATTCATCTAATGCTAAATTTTCATACCCTTGTATTTTACGTATTTCACCACTTGGCATCACGTAGTTTTTAAACTTATAATTGTGTTGTTTATCATGTATTTCCGGAACATGAGCTAAATACTCTACTCCATATTTTTTCATGCAATTTTTCTTGTTACGTTCTTTGATTTCTAATGATTGTTGTGGGTGATTAGTTCCATGATTTAAGTTAGATGTAATCTTAGATTTTTCACGCGTTTTCTCAGAAGTATGAATTTTACAAAACATGCCTTGATTTTTTCTAATTGCACATAGCGTTTTAGTGTTCTCTACCCCACAGAAACACTTGAATGTTATACACGATTCTTTGCCCCATTTAATAGATTCTTCACTATAAGACGCTCCATCTCTTAATGACGAGTCTCTGATAGACGTTCGCAAAAGTACTCTGCGTTTTCTTTCAAGCGAATGATGATAGCAAAATAGTCCGGTTGATTTCTTACCACAAACATCATTAATTTGCTTTGAATATTCCTTACCACAAAAGCAGGTAAATACTACTCTTGGTTGTTTAATTATTTCAGTTTTAGGTATTATTTCTATTATACTCGCTCCATCGGTTCTTGATATTTTATCAAGAGCATGTCTACGCTTAGACATGTTTATACGATAATATTACGTGAGACTTTAGATTCCGTATTTGACAATTAATCGCGTTAAAGTTTTCATAACAGACTCGTCGTTTCAGTTAAATGGGCGACGTAGTCGGACTAGACTTTTTAACTAATCCAAAGATTACCGAATCAGTTAACGTTTCTCTGCCCGACTTAACGTCAGTCGAGCTTCCATCATTCAATGTATCCGAGCCTGCACAAGAGGCTCCTCGTCTTGTACCATCATTTCAGGATGTTGGTGGTATGGAGACTAATGATGGGTTTAGAAACATGAATGCAGAGCAGTTTATGGGTCCATCCACATCTTCGCGGAGAATGAACGAAGAGCATCTCATGAAGGAGAAGTATGAGATTCTTCGTAAGTTTGAGCGTCTCAATAAGCTCGGAGTCCCTATGCGTAAGCGTTTCACTTTGGAGTCACCCATTGAGGAGATGAAGATGGAGCTTGAATTTATTCGCAAGGAAAAGGCGATGGATCAGACAATTAAGCAGTTTTGCGATTGGTATATCACAGGTATGTCTGCTATGGAGTGGAGTTCAAAGAATGTTCCACTTCTTCAGGCGTTTGGTCTAAAGCTTGATGGACTATCCGAATCTGCACAGATGAATGTAGCTGACATGGAGGAAGATTTTGAAGAGCTTTATGACCTATATGGCGATAAGATTAAGATGCACCCCCTAGTTCGCATCCCAATTCGCACGTGTATGATGGTCTACATGGTTCACTTAACAAATCAAATGGCACAGAAGTCTCCCATTCCAAATATGGACCAGATTCTTCGTACGAATCCTGATATTGCTCGTCAGCTTGCCACGGCCGCCATGCAACAACAGACACAGACGCGTCAGCAAGCGGCCGCCCCACCCCCACCTCCACCACCCGCTTACAATCCACTAGCCGGTCTTTCTAACTTTATGAGTGGTATGGTTCCACCTCCACCAGAGAAGACACAGACACCTGCACGTGCTAATATCATGAAGGCACTACAAAAGCCTCAGCAAAAGCCAAACCCTCAACCACCTGCGGCGGCTGTTCGTGATATGAAGGGGCCCGTCAATATTGAAGATCTTCTAAAGACCGTCAATGCTGGGGCTGAGAGCAAGAGTGTCAAGCTACCACCGTCCGCCATGAAGAAGCCGGGTGGCTCAACTGGTAAGAATAGTGTTACTATTAAGCTTTAGGGTACTGGTAAATTGCATAAGGAAGCATATATCCTCCAACAAGTAAAGCAAATATTTGAGATCTAACTGAAAGATTTGAAGCAAAGGATGCTACTAATAACGATCCGATCATCATCCAAGAATCCCCAACAAGAGCCAGTATTCCTGCATCTTGTGCGTACGGTTTCAAAATATCAATAATACCATTTGTCTTTTCAGGAAGTCTCCGGATGACAAGTATGTAAAACATGAAATCGTGCATCCACTGAACTAAAACAGCCACACCTATCAAGATAAGAAGATTCTTACCTGTGTAAAAATACATGGCTATAAAAATACCAATTGTAATTGAGGAAATATCCGATAGAACTGCCCACCCACTATAATTCGTGTACCAATCATTAATATATTTGCCAAATAGATGTCTAGCTGCAAAGATAAACGTCCATTCAGTTGTCAAAACTCCTACTAAAATCGCCAATAGATTCATTACTTAAAGAGAGGTTTTTCATCTTTGTAGTATGCAGGCTGGTCTACGTTGTTTGGAAGCCCTGCCTGAGATCTCATCTTATAATCTGAGTTTTCCATTCCTTCGCGAGAGAATGGTCCCTTACCACGAAACAGACCACCTGCAATTACTACAAAGGATGCAGTAAGAACTATAGAAACAACGAGATTACGAGTACCCAAAAAACATGCGGCAAAAATAGCAAGACGACGTAGAAGTATATTCTCCGAATACTCTTTATCATCTGCACTTAGTTCGTGAGTTATAAACCGACTACCGACATTCATAATGAGAAGCATTATGCCAATAAAAAATGGCGAAGCAGCTATATTCTCCAAGATATGAAGCATCCTTATTTACCAAGACGCAAAATGTTCAAGGGTCTTTGAAGGAGTCGCCTTGGGAAGGGTCGTTTCCGCAGGCTTAGCTTGGTGTGTTCCCTTCTTGTGAGCTTCTGTTGGTAGCTTTGTATCTCCCTTAAAAGCAGGCTTGGCGTTGTCACCCATTGGTGGATTCTTTCCAAGATTGGCAGTCAGTGCCTTAAGAACACCTTGAGCTTCAGCCGCGGACACACCTGCACTCTTGGGCTGAGGGGGTTCCTCTGGCTTCTGCTCCTTGGGATCAAGATACTCAGTTATGTTTCCCACGGTGACTAAGTACGCAATAGCAAGGAATATGCCTACTACGAGACTCTTGTAGACAGTCACATATAAGACTGCTAGTAAACTGACGATGCTTCCAACAGGAGAACCTACGAAGTCACTGATGTGGCTTGGTGCAGGGTGTGTATAGAATGCGATATACACTATGATAAGAGCGGTTAAGCCCATTTCTACTTGCGAGAGTCTCATTTGTAATTGCCAATGTTTAATTTATATCTAAACTTCTAGTAACTGGAATGGCGAGTATTGAAGAAGTATGGGGGTCGTCTTTTCCACAAAAACACCATACCATGGCATCTAAATATTATAAAAAGGAAGAACCTCGTGATGCTGAGAAGGAAGGGCGTGTATTTCCCACGCCTGTTCACCGAACAGCGGCTGCTGTTGAACGTCATCGTAAGACAATAGATGATTTGTCGGGGTCACTTCCAATTGCCGAATCAGATGAACACGCCGAATCAAACTACATGCCAGTTAGACTAGCGGGTAGAGAGCACATGACGACTCAGTCTCAGCTAAAGAAAGCTCTTCCACCACCAATGTATCCTGCAAACGGAGGAACTGATTTCCCATATGCTCCACCTTCTTTTCAGAATGATGCACATGAAATTAAGTTAAACCAGATTCTTCGTATGATTGAACAGAATAAGGTCGGTTATGAACAGCCTGCATCTCATGACATGATGTTATATATTTTTACAGGAATTGTCTTCTTGTTTACCTTAGATACATTCGTAACTCTTGGAAAGAGAATGAAGTAATTAGTCGCGAACAGCAACACGGCTCTCAAATTGAGAGAAGTCGTCAAATACATTATCAAGATACTCTACCTCAAATGTTAATGAGAATTCGGGTGGGAATATGGTACCAAGATTAGGCCAATGTATTATGTTTCCAGTAAATCCGGGATTTAATGAGGATTTTTGAATGTGAAGGCGAGTGCGGATATGCAATCTATCTAGCTTTCCAATTGCGGGTTTGTAATGTGCAATGTTATCCTGCTGTGATTTATCATTGTAAAATGTAGGAGTCGTAAGTGAAACATCTGTTGGTATCTTGGCAAAAAACCCATCAGGATATCCAGAACGATTAGCCCCCAAAGAACACTCATCGGTCTTGTTTAGACCTTCGATATCAATGAGAAAATATAGAGAATTCGATGGAATACCGGTTCCTAAATCCACTACATCTGTATATGACTTAAATTCAGCTAGACTGGGACCGGCGGGGAATTCGGCGGCCGCTAGACGAATGCTGACAACGTTCTCATACACTCGAGGTAAATAAACTATAAAGTTACCATTACTAACATACTTTACAGTGTCGCGATCACCTGAATCTATCATGAAAGTCTTTTTAACTGTCTTCAGCTTCTTAACAGGATTTGAAGCGGCAACTATCGTCCCACCATAATCAAAAACTCGGCTCATCTTTGATGTTTGTCCGGATTTTAAAACGTCAAGAGTTCCATGCACTGGATGAGCTCAGCTTCGGTCATTATCTCATCGCAGATATACTTCATGCCTGAGAGCATTGCACGATAGACACGAACATCGAATGTCTTGTGAATTCGAATACAGTCGCAACTGTACTGAATCATCTCTTCAACCTTGTCACAGTTGTAGCGAAACTCGTGACCCTCGACCTCCGGATTTATCACGCTGTAGTTGGGAATCCAGTCACGATACTCAAGGATTCTTTGCTTATGTGTCTCCATCCAGTCTTCTGTGATGCGACCAGACTTGTCAAGAAACTCGATAGTCTTGACGAGTCCAATGTAATTCGCATATTTTTGTTCGTCGTCCATTTGAGCCTTTCTTTCGGTAAGCTAGATGCTCTAAAATCCGTTTTATACTTTGACCATTGAGCCCACAACCCATACAGTTAATGCAGCTCCAACCTGAGCAAGTATGTACGATATAGCCTTAGACTTACCAATCTTTCCCGAAACAAGAGCCCAAGCGGTTATAGCAGGGTTAAAATGTCCTCCTGAGACCTTTCCACCAAGAGCGATCGCAACTGCAAGAGCGGCAACGATTAGAAGTGGCGTTCCTGTAAAAGATACAGCTCCGATAAGTAGGGCAGTTCCTAAGTACTCGACAAAAGCAGGAGTATACATTTATTCTTTGCGTATCTTTTATTGTAAAACGTATTGAATTACCTTCAATTATATATTGTAATGCTAACTTTGAGAGGTTACCGAGTTTCAAAATCTAGCATCAAGAATCTAAGCGAACTTAAGGGTACTTTGACTGCTAGGCCATATATCCCTTCAGTGTTCGTCAAACCACAGTACGTTCAGAAGTATCCTGTATATGTTGAAACTTCTGAATACATGTATGTTCCAAAACACTATGGTCTTCAAACCTATGGAGATTGTCCTTCTGAACGAGATGTTCCGCAAACTGATGCCAAATATTGGGAATTCACAGGAAAGCTGAGGCCTATTCAAGAAGAAGTGGTTAAAACTTACAATAAAGACGGTATCATTTCACTTCAGACAGGTGGAGGGAAGACGGTATGTGCACTATATATCGCGAGCACTCTTCGTGTTCCAACAGTAGTTCTGGTTCACAACACATTCTTGCGTGACCAGTGGATTGACAGAATCAAGGCATTTCTACCCAAAGCAAGAATTGGTACTGTTCAAGGCGATATCATTGACATTAATAAGGATGTCATTGTAGCGATGTTACAGAGTGTGTCTATGAAAGAATATCCCGTAGATCTCTTTAAGAATATTGGACTTCTAATTGTAGACGAGTGTCATCATATTGCTTCGGAAGCTTTCTCAAAGGCCATCCCTAAACTCACGTGTAAGCACATGCTAGGTCTTTCTGCTACACCGGATCGCAAGGATAAACTTATGTATCTTATTAACTGGTTTCTTGGACCACTTCTTTATAAGTCAGACACTGCAGATAAGGTTGACGCCAAAGTTCGTGTAGAGTATTACGAGTTTGAGCCCGAAGATCCCAAGTTCAATGAAATTATATATAATTCATCGGGAGTAATGTTCACATCTTTGATGGTTAACAAGGTTGTAGAGTATACTCCGCGTAATAAGATGTTAGTAGAATTACTGACAGACTTATACGAAGAAAAGGATCGTCAAATCTTGGTATTAACAGACAGAGTAGACCATACAAAAACTCTTCTTGAAATGCTTCCTGAAGCTATTCGTAAGGAAGCATGTATTCTTGGTAGAGAGGTTAAATCGTCACAGAGAGCAGAATGGTGTGCTTCTAAGCGTATCCTGATTGCTACCTACACAATGTGCAAGGAAGGATTTGATTTGCCCACCCTAAATACTCTTGTGATGGCAACTTCTCGTCCAGATGTAGACCAAATTGTTGGACGCATCTTGCGAGTTGATAAAGTTGGGAGAAAGATTCATCCACTTATTGTTGATATCGTAGATCCTGCTTTCCGCAGACAATTCCAAACAAGACTAGCTCTCTACAAGTCTAGAAACTACGAAATTCAGAAAATGGTTATTTAGTTATCTTCTTGCGACGCTTGGTTCGACGACCAGCTTTTCTAGCTCGGTTAGCCACTTCTTTTAGTTCTTCTGGAACATCTTTCGGTAGAATTGTTCTAACAGCTAAATGTGCTAGACTTGGAACTTGGTATCCATTTAAGTCGCGTTCTTCGTTAGATTTTTTTAGATTTTCTGAAATTTTTAATAGCTTCGCTAAAACTTTGGGATCGGACTTTGATTTCATTATATTATACACCATAACCTTCTTCGTTGTCAAAATTTCCAGTATTATACTCTCCACGGTCATATAACTCCTCACGTTCATCACCGTAAGCACCTGTGTCTATCTGCCTTTCACCATCTCTATTATCCGGTCCTTCTCCGTCTTCTGGCCTGTCTATGTCTTGTTCTCCAACAATCTGATCATACTCAGCCTCCGGATCTGCATAGCCATATTCTCTCTTAAATAACTCACGATCTTCATTTGTAATGATATAGGGTGCAATACCGATATCTAACATCATTTTTGTAACCTCACGCTGAGAATCGTCCATCTGTCTCATACGTTGCTTGAATACTTCACGCTCACGTGTGCGTAACTCTGAGTCCTGTCTCGTAGCCTCTTCTTTAGTGATTAGAATCATGTTGAGAGTAAGATCTCTTTGAATAGCCTGAGATATAGCATCCGAGTATCCCTTGTCTTTTGAAACATCTTGAAACAGCTGATAAATATATCCGCGAACTTGATCACGCAAGACAGACGGACTTACCTTTGTATCTAAGAATACACTAACAGCTCTATATTCTGCTACCTTCTTGGTGGGATACTTCTCGCGAGAAAGTATATCTAAAATACGGTTTAACAGTCCAAGACATGCTATTCCGTCTGCGTCTGATTTTAAGAAAGAGTTCAACTTATCAAATCCCTTTGGAAATCCAAGACCAATTCTACGACGAAGTTCTTTATCTTCAACACTAACACTAACTACTTTTTCAGTAATTTTCTGTATGGGTATTGCGTGTTTAGATACTCCTGCTTTTGTTAGCGTTACTGACTGCTGAGTCACATTTGGAGGAAGTTTACCCGCTAGGTATGTTTTAGGAATTGGAATAGCACACTGACCTAGATTTTCTTCGCTTCCAATACGTTCTGTTATCGAATAGTCGGTCTTATCAATTCTCAAAACTGGCAAAGAAATCTGTCCAACAATTTCGGTCTCAGCAGGAGATATATACCGTTCTTTCGCAGATAAGAATTGTGTATCAAACTTCTTTCTTGTTTGCTTGATGAATGTTATAGCTTCTTTGCGAACTTCTTTTGGCTTTGAAATAATCTTACGTAGGACTGCAGTGACGGGTCCTTTAAAAGAACCAGGTGTAGATTCAAAAGTAGTCTTTAATACTGAAATTATAATATCAAGAACAGGAGCATCCTTTTCATCATCAGTATCGCGGGGGAATCCCACAAGCTTTAGAATCTTTGAACCAAAAGAACGACGAGGAATCAAAAATGGGTTATGAGTCAATAAGATAACTACCATAGCCGCTAACCCAAGAATACCTTCTGTACGTTCCTTATCTTCTTTTGCAATAGTCTTCTTTGATTTTAATACCATAGTAATCTCGCGTAAATTTTGGAGAATTGGCAGTAATTGACTTTCAGTTGGTAAGATTTGGAGTAAAGATAAAAGCAAGTACATAATAGATTCACCTGCGTTATCCAAATTAAATGCAGATCTTAATTGACCTAACGAATTACTAAAAGAAACAACGTGGGTATCGCCAATAAATGTTGGACCACTGCTCAAAACATCATGAGAAATAATTGGATTACCATCCTCATCAAAATCATCTACGGCTGCGAATACATTAGCACTAACACGCTCACTGCAATAAGTACACGTTCTATATCCCTCTTCAACCGCAGTCCATTTTAAGAAAAACTCTTTATCATCCTCCTCCATATCACCCTTTAAGATAGCAAGTGTGTGCCCACAGATTAAGAATGAGTCACTATCATCAAGATAAAGTTCACCTTTAAGTTGAGTTCCTCTGAGTAGTGTTTCTATTCCTGCAAACTTGTCTTCGGGAAGTCTTTCTGTATCAGCCATAACGGCTAATATAAGTCTACGGAGCTCGGAGGGAGGCTTTCCTGCGTATTTTTCATATTTTGGAACTACTGGTTTACTTTCAATTGCTTGAAGGGTATTAAGCATGGTCTGGTGCTTCGTTAAGATATCAACTTCTGTAGTTTCAGTCCAAGCAATTTTGCCAGCCGCCAACATTTCAATCTTCTCTTGCAAGATGTATGTTGTTGGAATACAGTAACCCTTCCTGTACACACCTGAGTTTAAGAAGCTATCAAAATCTGTAAGAACTAAACATTCCTCCGGTGTACTTGATGTTAATTGAACTTCTGGTTTCTCGTGTAATATGGCAGGTGCTAAAAGTCCTGCCTTACTAGACATAGAAAGAAGCATCTTGACAACTAGATCTCCTCTGTCTTCTTGCGTACTCAGCCAATGACGTGGTTCGATACCTACCTTCCAAGGAATACTATAAATATCTTGTAGAGTCTTTGATGGTGCAGTTTCGTCTTCTCCTTTGGGGAACGCTATGGACATTATCGGAGGAGTAGCAGAAATAGTACTTGCTGCGGGGAATCTATCCTTCCATACATTCCATGGAATCTGGTTTAACTTTACATCATAAATCTTCAAGAACTTCATACCCTCACTATATGGGTACTCTGTTCGCGGAACGCCGTGGTTCATGATAGCTTCAACAGTAGGAAACACATTTAGTAATTCTTCATCGGTAATAATCTTACCCGCATTGTTTGAACCAAGAAATGGGTGATCTGCTAATGGATTTGGTATTTCATCGGGTCGAGACTCAATATAGAATCCACGAGTCTTGATATCATCTGCGGTGTTTGTTATTGGTATTTTAACAACGGTAAATGACCCATCTTCGTGGGTTACGCCCTTGGTTCTTTGATAGATTCCAAGACCATTCACTTCTGCACTACCGTCTTCGTTGACAACTGTAACATCTTTTAATATAGGATTACCTTCTCCTGTTGTCTTATATGGCTTTGGAAGAGCTACTAACATGCGAGGGTAATAATTTGCAGTCGTTCTAAGCGGTGGTTGAAATAATGGTATCCAGCTTTCCGCATAAGAATATGACGATAATTCAAATTCCGAATATATTGGCTTTACCCAAGGTACATTGATTTCCTTTCTGGTTAAATCAACTATGTAGTCTGTGTCGGTGACTGTAATGATATCGCGATATATGTCACGTAATCTGTCAACTTCAGTAGCAATTTGTTTGTATTCAAATTTTGTAATAACCTTTTTCTTTGGTAGAACTTTATCAAAATAATCTGATAACTGCTCTTCTAGAGTAAAAAATCTGAGAGATTCGGGTCTCGCTATCTCTTCTTCAAAATCTATAGTTTCGAGAACTTCAAATTCAGACGGGTCAAACTGGAGAGACCCTGCTTCCATTATCCTATAGACCCTTTTCTACAACCGAACAATATTCCTCAATCGCATTGAGTGCATTTTTCAAGATTGACTCTGGGGTCTTCTTTGTGTTAAATCGCAGAACCATGACATTCTTAAGAGGGTGAGGAATGTCATAAGATACAAAGTTAACATTCTCATCGGAGTACATTACTTCCTGCATTAGGTAGCCAATCGTGTGACCACCTTCGATTGCAATACTATAAGTTCCCACGTCCGTCTCACGCTGGATGTTCTCGAGAGCCTCCTTCACATAATCTAGCATACGATTACGTAAGATTGTAACCGCCATCCCAAGAATCTCAAGTGCAGGTAGAACGCCTACACTCTCGATTGAGAAATCAAACCAATTTGGCCGACCACGAGCATCGCGAGAATAGTAACGCTGAACAAGTGTGTTATCAAAGATGCGAACGTCCTGACCCGAGTCTACAAAGTCCTTGCGAGCTCCCTTCACTAGCTCGGGATCGATATGCCATGAAGAAGTAGCAGTACAAACCTGAGATACCTGCTCATTCTCAACTGTAAGTCGACCCTTCATGTGAAGAGACTCTCCCTTTCTTACACGAACGAATAGTAGAGGCTCGCCAATGTCGCGGTCCTTCATAATAATGTCGCCACGCACAGACTCTACTGTAAAGTCATCGGTTGTTACAGTCCGGATATCATCCTTCTCCCGCTCAGGTAGAATGCGAATCTCAATCTTAGCATCCTTAATTGTCGCAGCATCGGATGGGTGAACATTAATAGGTAACATCTCCATTCGGTGCTTCAACATTTCGTGGGGTAACTGAGTCGTATTCTCGAGAATTTGAACGTCGCGAACTACCACAGTTGGAATGTTAGCTAGTAGAGTACGGCGGAGTCCATTGATGAATGATACTGGAAACTCCCTCAGCTCGCAAGAGAACTCGTGTCCCTTATTTGAAACTTTCTTGTTCTCAATACTTGGCATTTATTGTTTACTCTTTCGTTAATGTTCATTCCGTTTTTTCTGTAAGTTCTGATAACATGTCTCAACCATACCTTTTCTATAGTGAACGCTGTCCGAATTCTAAGCAGATTATTGAGACCTTAAAAGCTCTTAATAAGGCTTCTTTATTTAAGTTTGTGCTTGTAGAGAGTCTTGCACGTGAACAGATTCCTGGTTTCCTAAAGAAAGTTCCAACACTATACGTTCCTGATACCAAAGATGTAATTGTCGGTAAGGATATCTTTGGATACATTGCCAAGCCTACTGCCTCTCGCAAGGAAATACCAACAAGTCAGGCGGCTATTGCTAATGGGGGTTCTTCTGCTGCCGCAGGTGAATTTTCACCATGGGGATTTGAAGGCGCTGGTAGTCTAGGCGAGCGTTATTCTATGTGGGATAATCCTAATGCATTTGCATCAAGTGGCGGTAGTATGTATACATTTTTAGACGGTGCATCTTCAACACAAGGAGCTCCTGCCCCTGTAACGGAGAATACAATTAACTCGAACAAAACAGGTTCAAATGGAGATGTAGCTTCTCGTATGGAGGCCATGAATAAGCAACGCGAATCAGAGTTTGGTGGAATTACGCGTAAGTAAACGTCTTCCTGCAGTAATAGCCATCGAAGGGCTCATATTTTGAGATAAGATTATCGCTAATGTTACACTTAAAAACATAGTAGATATGGCATTATTTTGTTCATCGGGCTTTACATAGGTTGGTATCCACCAGTAAACTCCTGAAACGCATAAGGCGACTACAAATACATAAAATACCGCAGGTACCATGATATCATTTCCACGAGTAAAGGCTAATGCCCAAAATAGTAGGATGCCATTAAACCCAAGACCTACCCAATCTTTTATCAACGTTTGCTGTTTTGCAGGAGCATACTTTGGTATAATGACGAATATACTGACAAGCAGTGATGTCAGAAGCAATAAGAAGAGTATAAAATTCATTATAGTTTTCACAATAAAAGATTATAATAACAAATGGCTTCGCGTATTACGCTAATGACTGCCTTATTTGACCAATTCACTTCATTTGTAAGTGAACTTTCGGAGATGTATCCAGACGACCCTGATTTTTCAATGTTTCTGACCACTATTCGTCTTATGCGTTCTACCAATCCATCTCTCGTAGTAAGTAATCTTTATGATGCAACGCATCCATATGAGGAACAGATTATTTCAAAGGATGAACGCTTCTTTTTAGAGAATGATTTTGATGAACACAAGGAAAATGTTGATATGGATATCATGAACAAACTAAAGCAGTATGTCAGTCAAATGAGTGAGTCATCAAAAGAGAATGTCTGGAAGTATTGTCAGAATATTACTCGTCTGTCGAAGGCGTGTTATCAAAGCCATACAAGTCCGAAGGCTTAAGTGTTTTTAACTCATCAACTGCATTATCGGGATCAGCAAAGTTTCTGAATAAAATTTGATTTACTTCTGCAGGACTCCACTTATAATCTTCAATGTCAAGCTGAGAAAACTCCTTGTCATAGAAGCTAGATACCATCTCACGAAGAATTTCTGATGTGCATTTCTTGAAATGAATAATCATATCAATTCTTCCCGGACGGATTAAAGCACGATCAATACGCTCAGGAAAGTTTGAAGAAATAGCGATGATACGTCCTGCTGATTCTAGAGTTCCATCCAATAAATTTAACAGGAACGATAAATCAATTGGTTCACTAGCATCCTCAGTATTTTGATCTAACCAAGCATCTCCTGCCTTTGGCTTATCTTCAACTGTAGATACAGGCTTCTTCCACTCACGGCGAAGTAATGAATCTCCCATAGCATCAATATCCTCGATTACATAAAGACGCTCATGAACTGGGATAGTGTACTTTTCAGTAGTAGTCCCATTATGGACGTGAATTTCCTCATTGAAGAAAAGATGGCGAAGCTGTGCCTTACTCTTGATTTCTGAAAGCTGAATGTTGATAATATGGCGACGGGCTGTATTCGCAATTGCCTTTATAGAAGACGTCTTACCTGTTCCTGGTCCCCCATGGAATAAGAAACCCATCGTGTATGGAATACCCTTCTTCTCATACCAATCCTTACGAGTAAGGAAAAACTCTACATGCTTCTTAACATTCTTTCTCTGCTCAAAAAAGACATTATCAAACGTGCGGGTTGTATAGAAAGGATGCTTCGTATAAAGCAAGTGGCTTGACGGGAGGTCATTGCGAACATGCTTACGAGACTTTGGATTTGTCATCATATCAAAGTAGAAAAGAGAAGTCCCAAGTTTATTTGCCTGACGACGCTCAAAATCTCGATTACACTTATCAACGAAGAGTTGAAGATAGAGAATATCATGGTCGTAGCAAAATAGCTTGAACTTTATATGATCAATAACACCTTCATGGTGCTTGAGTGAAGTAAGCTGGAAATAAAGATCGGGTTCAATTTGAACAGGTTCAAACTCGTGAGGAAGATAATCGGTGTGTGAAAGAAAAATCAAATTATGAATGATTGGAAGAGTGGTAACATAATGGATAACCGCATCCATCTTTGCATGGTTGGGTGTTAATGTCTGATTTTTTGAAGTGGACTGAGGTATATTGCGTTCACATTCAATTGTACAACGTATTTCCTGTGGCGGAACTGCGGTTTCTACTTTCTTGAAACACCACATTTGGGATAATTACTGGGAATGTATATAAATGGCAAGTCCGCGTAGTTCTCCTGATCCTGATCTTGAAGATTTAGAATCGGGCAGGGGTTCTAGAGCTGAAGTTACTATTAAGCCTGCTAAGGTAGAGATGCGTAAGCCTATCGGTAAAAGTGCAAGTCAGGAAGCAAATGATCTACTAAGTAGCCGCCTAGGGTTTACTAGTGATACAGCCGCAAATGCTACAAGAGCAGGACGCCGCCGCAAGAATAAGAAGAACACAAAGCGTGTAGTAAAGAAACGTCGCACTAGAAAGTAATGGACACAGAAGTGAGTTGGAATAACTCGTTAGAAACTTTAATAGGGCAAGAAGGTGAAAAATGTAGCGGTCTGTCTTGGCTTTATACCGAGTCAGAGCGATATTATAACGATCGTAACAATTATATCGCCTTACCTGTTATTGTCTTAAGCACAGTAACTGGATTTATCAGCGGTTCAAGTCAAATACTATTTACCAATGCGTCAACAGCCTCAATAGGCGTTGGAGGTGTAAGTTTATTCACAGGAATATTGAGTACAGTTGGATCTTATTTTGCTTGGGCAAAGAAAGCAGAAGCGTGTCGAATCACTGCACTACAATACAGTAAGCTTTTAAAGTTTATTACCATCGAACTAACACTACCAAAAGACGAACGCATTCGGGCTAAAGATATGCTAAAAATGATTCGTGAAACTGTTGAAAGACTCCTAGAAACAAGCCCTGCGGTTCCTCCTCACATAATCGCAGAGTACAAGAGTAAATTTCACCAAAAGACAGATATAACTCATCCCGAGATGACAACAGGTGTCATAAAATTAGTCATATATCACGAAGAAGGAGATAATGGTACAACTAAGAAAATTGTCACGCAACACGCTGCCCCATAATACACATATCCAGAGTTTGGATGTTTGAATTTACCGGCTTAGACCTCTTAAGACGAAGCTGTTCACTTGCCTTCTCGACTACATCAGTAGACAAGGATACAAACTTCTTAATGTCACGTAAGGGTCCCTGAACATTCATAGATGGAAACTGTAGACGAATCGGTGGCATTTCTGACAGAACAACATCATTCGAGCCACACATAAAATCACGATACTGCTCAATATCTAGTGGACCACCAAAAAGACGAAGCAAGGTTCTAGGAGGAGCAGGCGATAACATTCGAGTCTTATAAAGTTCTGAATACAAATCACCTAAAAGTGCATGATGACTCCACTTTGTAGCATCTGATGTCTTATTATCATTGTATGCGAACGATAGTGCACATTCAGGAGAGCAAAAATTACCCTCACATGAATAAATATTCTTATATGCATCGTATGATCGAGGTAAGACACATGCAGTCCAATCAAACTGATGACAACACCAAAAACAAGCTGTCTGCGGAGTATAATGATCCTTGGACACCTTGTCTAGAACAGACTTTAGCAAATCAGTGTTAAACCGATCGGTCTCAGTATTTCTACTAGTCTCAACCGTGTTCAAAATATCCGCATAGGTGGTAGTATTTTCTGCAGGATTCACAGACATATCTTCTTCAGATATCTTTAGAAAAAACACGACCGGTGTTTCGTCTATAACTGCCTTCGTAGTCTTTGCCTTTCTGGGAGGCATTTAATAAATTAAGCTCAAACTGTCAAAATAGGTCGTATAAAACGAATTTACATGAAGCACGTTATGCCATATGTATGGATCTTTCAAAGCAATACCGTAAGCACACACATCGGGAGCACATCCTCTCTCTTCCTGATACTTATATCGGGTCGATTGAGAATTCTCTCGAAGAGTTGTTCGTTGTTGACGGAGAATCTTTCATTCAAGATACAATTACATCCTTCAATCCTGGGTTCTACAAGCTCTTTGACGAGCTTCTAGTGAATGCTCACGACCATGTCGTGCGTCTTCGTCAGCGTAAGTCCGAGAATCCTGTTAAGCACATTGAGATTTCAGCAGATTCCACTTCAATTACTATCAAGAATGACGGCGAGTCTATTGACGTGGAGAAGCACCCAGAGTATGGAGTCTACATTCCACAGCTAATCTTTGGTGAGTTGTTGACCTCCACAAACTACGACAAGGACGAGAAGAAGCTGGTGGGTGGCAAGAACGGTTACGGTGTTAAGCTCGTGAACATTTTCGCGAAGAAACTAGTGCTTACCGTTGTTGATGCCAAGCGTCAGCTCAAGTATACTCAGACGTTTGAAAACAACATGTCAGTAATTGGTGAGCCTGTCGTAAAGGCGTGTAAGACTAAGCCATACGTCGAGATTGTGTGGACTCCGGATCTAGCAAAGTTTGGATGGAGTGCGATCCCATCCCAGATGATCCGTGTTATCGAGAGGCGTGTCTACGACCTCACAATGACAATTGGGAAGGGCGTTAAGGTTACATGGTGCGATACACCCATTCAGTTCCGAGACTTTGCAACCTACTGCTCCTGGTATCTTCCGAAAGAAACATCCATTATTACAGAGGTTCCTCATGTCGGGTGGCAGGTGGCACTTGCCGACAACACCTACGACAAGGCGTTTAGTGTGAGCTTTGTTAACGGCATTTGGACTCGCAGCGGAAAACATGTTGATGAAATTACGAACCAAGTTGTTTCGCATATCGTTACGTATCTCGACACAAAGAAAAAGATCAAGGTTAAACCCGCACTTGTTCGTGATTCGTTGGCTGTCTTCATCTGCTGTTTCGTGGAGAATCCGTCATTCAGCTCACAGACTAAGGAGGTTCTAACTTCTAAGGTCAGCTGTAAGCTAAGCGATGACTTCCTGAAGAAGGCAATTTCTAAGCTAAACGTGGTATCAAAGGTTCTGGAGGCTCAGGACGCAAAGGATAACAAGGATCTAAAGAAGACAGATGGTCGTAAGCAGTCGAGAATCACGGGTATTCCAAAGCTTGATGATGCGGTCCATGCAGGAACGGCTCGTAGTCATGAATGTGTTCTCATCCTTACGGAGGGAGATTCGGCTAAGGCTATGGCTATCAGCGGTCTCTCTCAGGAACAGCGTAAGTTCTACGGCGTATTCCCGCTAAAGGGTAAGCTTCTCAACGTAAAGGACATCTCTGCCAAGAAGATTGAGGCTACCGAGGAGATTGCTAATCTAAAGAAGATTATTGGACTGGAGTCTGGCAAGAAGTATACTAACATTCGGGACCTTCGGTATGGTCGAATTCTTATTATGACCGATCAGGACTACGATGGTTCGCATATTCGTGGTCTTCTTATCAACATGTTTCATGAACTCTGGCATGAGCTTATTAAGGTTCCGGGGTTCATTACCTATATGGCAACTCCTATCGTAAAGGCAAACAAGGCTCGTCTTCATCGGTCATTCTACACCCAGTACGAATACGAGGAGTGGCGTAAGACTGATGCTTCCCGTGGCTGGAAGGTCAAGTATTATAAGGGACTTGGCACTTCAACTCGCGACGAGGCTAAGGATTATTTCAAGACTCTCAATATTGTTCAGTATGCGTATTCTCCTGAGTCTGATGGCTCAATTGATTTGGCGTTCAACAAATCCCGAGCCGATAATCGCAAGGATTGGCTCAAGACCTATGACCGTTCAGATATTGTGAATGCTGGTCCGGGTGAGAATCTTCTCTACGAGGATTTCGTAAATCGTGACCTCATCCACTTCTCAAATTACAACTTGGAGCGGAGTATTCCAAATGTGATGGACGGCTTGAAAACTTCTCAGCGTAAGATTCTCTACTCTGCCTTGAAGCGTAATTTGAAGTCAGAGATTCGCGTTGCTCAGTTCGCAGGGTATGTCAGTGAGCATTCTGGATACCATCATGGTGAGGCATCGCTGAATGACGCTATTGTAGGTATGGCTCAGGACTATGTTGGTTCTAATAATATTGCATGGCTTGTCCCTCAGGGGCAGTTTGGGACGCGTCTACAAGGAGGTAAGGATTCAGCATCACCCCGTTATATTCATACTTATCTTCAGCCATACATTTCCAATCTTGTGCCAGATGCTGATTTTGGCTGTCTGGTGTATCGCGATGATGATGGAACTCTCGTAGAACCCGAGTGGTATGCCCCTGTACTTCCCATGCTTCTAGTGAACGGAGCTCGTGGCATTGGCACTGGTTATTCAACCTTCATTCCTTCATTCAACCCTGCCGATTTGAAGTCTGCTATTCTAGAGTGGCTTGAGAAGGGTACCGGTCTGGATCGCGAGTTTGCACCTTGGACTCGAGGGTATACAGGCGAGATTACGAAGGTAGACAAGCATGAGTATATGATCAAAGGTGTTTGGAAGACGGTTGGGGATGTAACGACTATTACCGAGCTTCCTGTAGGAACATGGACTTCCGACTTTCGGGAGACGCTAGAGAAGTTGGTTGCCGATGGCAGTATCCGCGATTATTCAGACACTTCTACCGATACAGATGTTCTCATGACAGTAAAGGGCGATCCAAAGGTTATTGAGAAGCTGTTGACGGAGAAGATTAAGCTTACTAACATGCATGCGTTCGACAGTCGGGGCGTTATCAAGAAGTATGACACACCGAATGATATTCTAAAGGAGTTTGTAGCTGTTCGATTGGATCTGTATGCTAAGCGTATTGCATTCATGCTCGATGCTCTTCGCAGTAAGCTTCCTTATCACGAGAATGTTGTGCGATTTATCAAGAATCAATGTGAGAAGATTCCTGTTCCTGAGCTTCGTCGCAAGACTCCTGAGGAGTGCGATCAGCTTCTTGCGGAGCAGAAGTTTGCCAAGATTAAGGATGGATATGATTATCTTATGAATCTTCCTATTGCATCGCTAACTCTCAAGCATGCACAGAAGCATGAGAAGGATCTTGATGATCTACGCAATTCGATCAAGGAGCTAGAATCCCAGACACCGCGTGGTGTCTGGCTCAACGAACTAAAGAACGTTTGAGATCATCTAATTCTTTCTTTAGCGACTGAATTGCAGAAACAAGCATTGGTATTAAGGCGGTTTGAGAAATTCCCTTTATACCTGACCCGTTATGTTGAACTACAGATGGAAATACTTCCTCTACTTCTTGAGCAATAAACCCGAGTTGTTTTGTTTTTTTCTCGTCTTTTATAAGATTATAATTAACAACTCTAAGTTTCAGAAGATCCTCTAAGTATGTATTTCTTGCGTCAACAATGTTTTCTTTAATATTTTTATCAGAAGTCACAGTAAAATTTGCAGCATACACACCTCCATTATCAAGTGTGAGATCTGCAACACCCGCTGGGTTACTAAGTTGAAGCTCAAGACCATTCCAAAATAGTTCAGCGGTTACTGATCCGGAATTAAAAAATATAGCAGGAGAAGGTATTGCTCCACCCATCACTCTTAAATTAATAGAACTTGAAGGAGAAACTAGTGCATCGATTTGTGTTGCAGTTAACTTGCCTGTCATAGTTAAATTAGCAGGAGGTGTACCACCTAATGTCGATGTAAGTCCAAGTCCGCCACTACCATTCGCAGTAAATACGCTGTTCCCATTATCAATGCTAAGAATCGATGCATTTAAGAATGACGACCCAACCGCAGTATTACTAACAACAATTGAAGTACCGTCATATATTAAATTAGAAGTTCCAGTAGCAGTACCGCTAGGTCCGTAAAATGCTATCTGCCCCGGTGTTCCTGTTAAGCCATCACCGTTGGTTCCTGCTGGCCCTGTAACACCTTGAAGCCCATTCGTTCCTGCAGCTCCAGTAGGTCCTACTGAACCGGTTGGTCCCGACTGTGGAGCGAATGGGGTTATAACATTAGCAATTGAATCTCCATTCGTCCAAAACTCAATGTACTGATTCGAAGCAAATGCCCCTGTGGCAGCAAAATTAAAATTCAGATAGTCTGTTGCAGGATTTAAAATTGGTGTTGAAGTCTGGGTAAATAATGAATAAATATACGGTGCATCAGTATAACCGACAGCTACTGGTTTAGTAGTTGAAGCAATTTTTGTTCCCGTACCTCCATGCCAGTATGTAATTGATGGATAGATACTTATTGAAGATGGGGTCTGATTATTAGGATTTGGGTAAGTTCCCGCAGGAACCGTAAACGTATAAATTTGATTGGAAAAATTCCAGCTTCCTGCAGGAATACTTGAAAGTCCTGTTAATGGAAGATTAAAGTTTGCAATAGTTCCGGTATTACTTGCATATCCTGTTGCATTCATATATGAAAAATAACCATTAAATGATCCCGTTGGACTATATATTGGATTTACACCCGGACCTGCATTCGGAACTAAGCCCATGCTAAATCCAGTCGGTCCACCATTATAGTTTAGTGCAGGCTGCCCACCAGACTGCGTTGCATAAAAATAGTATTCAAGCCCTGTAGATATTCCTTGGGGTCCACCCGGTCCTTCCGGTCCCGTAGGTCCTTGTGGTCCTTGTGAGCCTGTTGGACCAAACACTGGACACACGGGTGATTGTTTTGCATTCAAATATATTTGGTACGCATTAACTTGTGCGGGCATTTTAACATTTTAGACGGAGATTAGTAATGGATGGTTTAACATACCAACAAGTTTTAGCAGATCATTATGAAGAAACAGGTAAGAATGTCCTTGTTTTTCAGAACGAATATACAGAAGAAGTTCCTCCGGAAGATAAGCATCCTGACGAATTAGAATCACAAGAAGATTTCCAGAAGTTTTTACCCAGACACTCTGCGGAGAATCACGAACCGCCTCCCAAACAGGATGATAAGACCAAGTTAAGCCTTGTATATGATAAACATACACAGGTAAGACTTATTAATATTGATTCTAGATTTCGCAATTATGGAGCTACAACCATACCAAATAAAATTCCACCAACAGGCGATGTAGTTACAGATTATTTCTCCTCAATCACCAATGAACAAATTATAAAGACGAGAGCTCTTTATACACAGTCTTCACCTACAAACTATATTTTTAAGCTAAAAGAGCCCATTAAAAATGTTGTTTCCGTACGTCTATCTAGTATTGAAATTCCAAACTCATTTTATACCTTTTCTAGGGCAAGAGGTAATGTTTTATTCCAAATTCAATATCCATCATCAACTTATAGTACTCCGGGCATAAAGAAATATACCTTAGAAATTCCTGCAGGAAATTGGGACTCATCTGTATTTCCAGATTACAGTCTTGCTGGTTATGGCAGTAATCCTGGTGGGTTTAATAACTTACCATTAGGAAGCGGAGTATTCTCTCCGGCATGGAACTATTATCCATCAGTTTTATGGAAAATATGTTATGCGATTAATAGTTTTTTTACTAATACATCTAATTTACCAGTAGGATTTACACCAATAGGTCCTAATTCTTTTTTTTCAGTTCAGTATGGTGATATTAATTGTGGTAAAATCTCAATTACAAATATTGGTATAAATGGACCAATACCATTTGATATTTATTGGGAAGTAGATCCAGATGCTGTTTCTGATAATACAATACAACTAACTGGGTCCTATCCGCAAAATCCAACAAATCCACTTAATAGAATTGGAAGTGTGGCGGCTGATTTTGGATTAGGATATAACTTGGGATTTAGGCAAACATCTTATTTATCAAATACACTAATAAATGCAGAGGCTATTTTAAATACAATTGATACAAACTATGTATTTTTAACACTGGATCCTGACTGGAAAGTTATAGAACAAGAAACTCCTGATAGAACGCAATTATATTCATTTGCCAAGATTGTTATCACTTCTCCCAAATTTTCAATCAATTATGACAGTGGAAATAATACTCTCACAAAGGAATATTACTTGAAACAGCCTACTAATATTCATAGCATTCCTGTTCGATTAAGCGACCCATACGATCAAGATATCGATTTGAATGGGTTGGATTTTTCATTCACATTAGAATGTCGTGAAGTTTTACATTCTGGATTATATGAGACTATGCGATTGTAGTTGAAAGAGTCTTCAAACTATTAACAGTCTCGACACGAGTCTTACGTTGATTAATATAATCGGACATAATTTGAATTAAACAATTTTTTTGACATGTTACTGATTCAATCTCTGACCGTGTAAGAGCTTCGGCGACTAACGTTTGTGCAGACACCACAGCTGTTTGAAATGATACTAATTGACCCTGATTCGCCACTGCGTCGATAAAAGGTCTGGTTGTTGTGCGTCTAAACATTGTTATTATGCCACAAATGTATATTCTATATCGTTCAATGCGAGATAAAATCCAAGAGGTTCGAGAACTTGCGTCCCCTCCGTACTGGTCATCGTAAGATTAGCTCCATATCTATTAATAAATATAACGTTATCTGGTCCTCTATAGCCAACCTGTGGTAAAGAGATTCCTGCTACAAAGTAGCTGGTCGTTTGTCCATTATCCGTATATGACATCATTCCGTCGGCAACAACGTAAGATTCACCATCTGCTGGGTTAGTATAGGTTCCATCTAGTACAAATCCAAACGTTAATGGAGTATTAGATACTACGACATTAATGATATATACGAGACCGGCTTGAGCTATGAAAAACTCACCTGTGGGAACTTGTAATACTTCTGTATTGAAATTGTTTGTCACACTAATATTACTTTGATGAGTATTAACTACTACAGTGGGGAAGTCGACTGTTCCTGATGTGTTCTCAAAAAATTCTGTCACAGGGAATATTGTGTCCATACCAAATTTTGAGATAGTCATATTTCCATCGGTAGCTGTTATGGTCTGTCCCGAGCCATTTTCAATGTAATCTCCGTCGGGTGCCTTTCTAAGTGACAATAGAATGTTGGGAGGGGGGGTGCCATCGACGATAACTAGCATGTCCGGTCCGATAATTAATATACTACCCGCACCGACAGTGAGGCTTACTACGTCGGCGGCGGGATCGGTTGAGTCTTGAACATTTAATACTAAAGTGGAAGTTCCAACGTTAACAAGTCCAATGAATCCGCCTGTCACTGTTCCACTGGCAAATCCATCGGAAGTATATGCTCTTAGTGATTCAAGGGCTGAAGCGATGCTATAGTCAAATCTTCCTCCGGAGATTGTCGCTGTGATACCTGAGTTATTAAGGTAATATGGCGAACCTCCTGAGATGGTGATACCACTTAAGTCGGCAGCAAGCGAGGCTCCTGAAAGTGTGCCTGCACTAACATTGCCACCTCCCTAGGCCTGTGCACGGAACTGCCAACCGATTCTTACCGTTTTCGTGGACGCAAGCTCATCACCATCGGTAATAGCGACCGACTGTCCGTTGATCGTGAACTTAGCCTTCGTCGCCTCAGCCTCTGGGTCGAGGATAAATTTCTTACCCTTGCTGAGTGCATAATCAACATAGAACGTGATTGAGTCGCCGGCGACAAACGCCGTGTCACCGCCACCGGGAATCTTACCAGCCGCATCCGCCTGCTTGAAGAGCTCAAGAGCCTCCTCCGCATCAGTAGCAGCAGAAGCAACAACCTGTGATAATGCCATGACAGTTAAGTTTTTAACCTCGACCTTCTTTACCGACTCACCGGGGATACCATTAAGTAGGGCCGCAGCGACGCCAGATGTTGATGTAGCATTGTCCGTGAATACATAGTCGGGGCTCGTGAAATACGACTGCATCTTCCAGAGTGTGTTGTCTCCAGAATCATCTGTCATCAGAAATGGGAAATTGCCCGTTGTGCTAATCTTCCCGAACTCTAAAGCGAGGTTAGAGCCGAGAGATGCGGCCGCAGCGAGCTCAGTAAAGTCCACTTCACAGGTGGGGTATGGTTGCGTGCCGTCTACGGCATTTACACCGTTGGCAGACGCTCCTGATACCCAATTGCCCGTGTATGAGAGAACTGAATTGAGGTTGGCAACAGTGCAATCGACTACAATGACTTGATCGACAGACGTGGCTGGGTCGGCCGACTCACCAATTAGTGTATACTCAGCAAGAGTTGACGCCGTACCGCTGAGAACTTGCTCGTAGTGGAGATTGCAGTTTACGCCAGTTACTGCTTCGATACCGTTTCCTTGTTGTACGGTTGCCATGTTGGGGTTATGCTCTTAACGAAGACGAGATTCGTGGCGTAGAAAAAACATATATCCCCCCACGTAGTAATGGACTTAGTATACGAAAAGACATTTTTGAGGACGATGATATCTAACTTTGCAAAAATTCTGGCCTTTGGCGATCCTGGATATTTTGGAAAGATGCGATCTCTAACAGTACGGAGAGGAACATCCGAGTTTCTTGAAACTATTAGCCTTACTCTTCAAGGAACTATGGCATACTATTATATTTTTATTTATAGAGAAGCTTTTCCTACAAGTCCAACGCCCGAACAGCAGGACAATATAAACAAAATCTGGGTTGCTATGGGGCATCCAGAAAATGTTGTCTTACAATAATGGATAAGTCGGTTATTGAAAGAATACAGGGTCCTCAGGCTGAGAACCACTACAACATGACATCTAGTAATCACTTATATCCTGCTCCTGCCCACAATGGACCTGTACCAAACATCATGGATAAGGTTAGCAATTCCCACGCAGCCACTCCCTATAAAATGACTCCTGAAGGTGGAAGTATCTTTAATATCTCTATGCGTAATGATTTAGTAGGTCACATTCACCAATCAACACCGCTAAATGAGATATTCTTTAGTGATGCGAATGTAGATAAGCTCCAATCTGATATCCAAGAACAGGTAAGCCTTATGAGTGGAGGAAAGTATCGCGTAGACCGTCAAAGTGATAAGGAACTAAAGATTATTATGCGAAGCTACTACTTAATGTATGGTAAGAACAACGCTTCTGAAATCTCTAAGGAACTTGCAGACTTAAATAGCCGTGTTGTAGGTTATGCGGCGGGCAAGGTTTATTCAGAAGTAGATTTTCATATGTTCTACTTAAACGACATCCAAGACTTTGCACCTCCTATTGCTAACCCAATGAACCCCAATGTTTACGGAACGCGTACGGGCGAGCTTAAGTCTTTCTTCTAGACATGTAATGGATCTAATAAGCTTTCACGACCAGATTTACGGAAAGTATGAAAAGAATTTGTATGTATTTGAAGCAACTTGGGATTCATTTCGCCCTATTGCAGGAATAGCATGGAATGGTAAAAAGTTTGCTCCAATTGAAAAATATAAGGATGACTTATTTAGCGAAACATACGGTTATGGGTCGTTAAATGAAAAAGCACTCTGTAAAAGATTAATTCAAGAAACTGAACTCTCTAATAGCAGAGAGGTCCGTGATCCTATTGCTGTTTGGAGATGGTATGGTGAACAAAATGTCAAGTGGTGGAGAGATAGACCTTGTGTATTTTTACCGTGTGTTTCAAAAGATAACGAGTCATGGAAATCTTACCTAAAATATCTTGAAGTTCGATCTAAAACATTGCGTAGACCACAGTCCCGTTCTACAAGACGTTTAGTCGCAAAGTGAGTTGCTAAACAAATGAAGATTAATATTATCAGCAATCATCGTCCAAAGACTGGATTAAAGCAGGATTGCCAGATTATAGCGGGACTTTTAGTTACCAAAGAAGTTGAGGTAAAGTTTGTTCAATACGTTCAGCCCCAGTGTGAGGAGGCTGATATCAATATCTTTGTTGAATTTGTGAATCCCTCCCTATTTTCATATGCTTCTAAGAACATTTGGATTCCGAATCATGAATCCACTTATCGCACGTGGATACCATACATGCATATGATGAATGAAATCTGGGTAAAGAGTCGGGAAGCTGAGTCTATTTTTAAGAAGTTAACTCCAACAAATGTTCGCTACATCGGATGGACATCAATTAATAAGGAGACTCCCAAGAGTAAGAATTATTTTAAGGCTATTGTTCCTCTAGGAAAGAATCAAAACCGAGAGATTATTGTGTTATTTGATGCATATAAGCGTATCCAGAGATCAGATAGAACTCTATACTCTCGTCTTCCTGCATTGAATGTTGTATGCCACACGCCTCTTGAAGTTCCCGATGAGATTAAGGATTCTGTAGTTCTACACGAAGTTCTTTCTGATTCAGATTATAACGCACTCCTCACAGAGTGTGGTCTTTGTATCTGTCTCTCAAAGGCTGAAGGGTTTGGTCATGCAGTAAATGAGGCTATGGCATCGGGATGTAATCTAATTCTATCAAATATCCCCGAATTCCATGAGCTAGCATCTGATCTAGCACTCTTCTGTAATTCTCGAGAGGTTCGTCCATCAGAGGAATGTCTAGGAGATATGATATCTACTGATGTAATGTCGCTTTGTAAGATTCTTGAGCAATACATTGAGACTTCAACTGACGAAAGACGTGCTCTACGTGAGAAAATTCGCACTAGATATGAAACTCGTCACAGAGAATTCATTGCGACTTTTCAGAAGCTCTCTCAAAGTTTTGTTGTTGAGCCATCTGTTATGCCGAAAGAAGATGAGCTTCCTTGCGTTTCAATAGTTTGTATTACAAACAATCGGCGTGTTTTTATGCCTGTTCTCAAATATTCTTACATGATTCAGTCATATCCGGAAGATAAGATGGAACTAATTATTGTAGATGATGGCGATGACTCTATTGAAGATACACTTATTGGTGTTCCAAATGTAGTTTATGTTAGACTTCCCGAGAAGAAGACAATCGGTGAGAAGCGTAATATTGGAGTTTCCAAGGCAATGTATGATGTTGTCACCTTTATGGATGATGATGACGTCTATCCTAATAATAGTGTCCTACATCGAACTGCCATGATGCTTAAGACTCCTTCTAAGGAATGTGCTTTCTGTACGACAATTCCTTGCTACGATATCTCAAAGTATTCTTCATTTATGAATGTTCCTCCATTCAATCTTCAAATGTCTGAGCGTGTATCTGAGGCTACGCTTATTTTTACTAAGAAGTTCTGGGAGGAACGTAAGTTTTCTGAAGTTCAAATTGCAGAAGGCGACTCATTTATTCGCGGTCGCGAACACATGTGTCGGGAGCTTTCTCCTCAGGAAGTTATTGTGAGTTTAGTTCATCCGCTCAATACTTCTTCACGTAAGATTCCTGATATCAAGGAGCCGAATGGTTGTCATTACGGCTTCAATGAAAAATTATTTGCAATGGTTTCTGAGATTGGGGAGTCTCTAAAGCTAGCTGTTTAGAGGCCGAACATCTTAGGGACTGAGGCAGAGACATTGCGGCGCTTACGCGTGCGCTTGCCACCCGCCTTGGGGGCGGGGGTCGTGACAGGGACGACTACAGGCTCGTCGGCTCCACCACGGAGCTTCTTGCCGAGCTTCTTAAGGAGCTTGCGGGCCTGCTTCTTCGTGACAAGCTTGAGCTTGTGGTGACGGCGACCACCGACAGGGGCGGAGTTACCAGCTGAACCATTTAGGGGGATAAATCCTTCAAGCGATGCCATTTGTTTTATACTTTCCAAAAGAGAAACTTTTAGGACGAGCAAGTCAAACAATTTAACGCAGGTTCGACTGTGAACTTCTGGGCTGAGGATACAGCCTTAGTTCTTAGGTAATAACAACCCGTCTTCAACCCTTTCTTCCAAGCGTAGAAATGCATAGATGAGATCTTAGCATATGTGGGCTCGGAAAGGAATAGATTCAGCGACTGCGACTGGCAGATAAATGGGGCTCGAGCCGCCGACATATTAATAAGAACCTTCTGTGGAATCTCCCACGCAGTCTTATACACATCACGAATCATCTGCGGAATCTCTGGAATATTCTGGACGCTACCATTATTCGCAATAATCTGGGTACGGACCTCGGAGGTCCAGAGACCTCGCCGTGTCAGCTCATTTACTAGGTGCTTATTGACTACGATGAAGTCACCTGCAAGAACACGGCGGGTGTAAAGATTCGAAGTAAACGGCTCAAAGCACTCGTTATTACCTAGAATCTGTGAAGTGGAAGCAGTTGGCATAGGGGCAATTAGAAGAGAATTGCGGGCACCGTAAATACGTAGCTTATCGCGAAGACTATCCCATTTTAGGTAGGAGGTGTTCGGCGCATCATTCCATAGGTCAAACTGAAACTTTCCGTGAGAAAGTGGAGAACCGTCATAAGACGAATACACTCCATTACTTCCATGAGTCGCATGGTCATAATTTCCTAGATTCTTAGCAGTATTAATAGATGACTCCATCGCCGCATAATAAATATTCTCAAAGATTTCGCGATTAAGAGATGCTGCACGATCAGACTCCCAAGGCATCTCAAGAATTGCGAATACATCAGCCAGTCCCTGAATACCAATCCCAATAGGGCGATGCTTAGTATTTGAATTACGACACTCAGGAGTTGGATAGAATGTCTTATCGATAACAATATCCAAATTACGAGCAAGAATAGTGGTATACTTTCTTAGCTTTGAGAAGTTGAAGGAATACATATCATAATCCTTATCATATTCTAGAAACTTTGGAAGAGCTAGCGAACCAAGATTGCAAACCGCTGTCTCATCTGGAGCAGTATACTCCATGATTTCCGTGCAAAGGTTAGAACTCTTGATAGTGCCAAGATGCTGCTGGTTGCTCTTGGAATTCACTGCATCCTTGTAGCAGAGATATGGCGTTCCTGTCTGAATCTGGGCGTCCAGAATCATCTGCCAAAGCTTCTTAGCACGAATAGTCTTACGTCCCTTATTCGCCTCCTCATACTTCACATAAAGACTCTCGAATTCCTTACCCCAGCAGTCGGCTAGACCAACACACTCGTGTGGGCACATAAGAGTCCAATCAGCATCCGCCTCTACTCGTGACATGAAGAGGTCGGGAATCCAAAGACCGTAGAACAGATCGCGAGCACGATCCTCCTCTGCTCCCTGATTCAGCTTTAGCTTGAGAAAGTCCTCAATATCCGCATGCCAAGGCTCTAGATAAATCGCAAATGATCCATTACGCTTACCACCCTGATTTACATACTTAGCCGTATCGTTAAAGACCTTTAGCATAGGAACAATGCCCGTTGATTCACCGTTTGTTCCTGCGATACGCGAACCACGTGCCCGAATATCATGGATAGAAAGTCCAACACCTCCTGCCCACTTTGAGATCTGTGCACAGTCGCCAAGAGTATCGTAAATACCCTTAATAGAGTCATCTTTCATAGCGAGAAGAAAGCAAGAAGAAAGCTGGGGCTTGGGGGTACTAGAATTGAAGAGAGTTGGTGTGGCGTGAATGAAGAATCCCTGCGACAGAGCATCATAAGTCTCCTTAACTTTCTCCATATTGTCGGCATGTAGCTGAATAGCTACACGCATCCAGAGGTGCTGAGGACGCTCAATAACCTTACCCTTCTTCTTGAGAAGGTATGATCTCTCGAGGGTCTTAAATCCAAAGTAATCAAATATATAGTCGCGAGAATACTCAATCATTGACTCGTACTCTGCCGCGTTAGCACAGACTAGGTCGTGATACTTCTCTGAAGTAATTTCATCTTCGTGGTGAAGAGTTTCCACACATTCTACGAGAGTTGATGGGGTATTCTTGTGGTGGTTATCAATTAAGATACGTGCCGCGAGCATACCATAATTGGGATGGTACCGAGACTGCATCATGGCACATGTCTCGGCCGCGAACTCGTCAAGGTCTGACGTCTTAATATTATCCGAAAGCTGGCTGCATACCTTCTGAGCTACAAGGTCAGGGTTTACTTGCTCGAGTCCGTCCGATAACTTTCGAACGCGCTGGAGAATTTGATCAAATGATACAGGCTCACGAGAACCATCGCGCTTGACAACATAGAGGTGATCGGACATATTGGTATCTATTCCGTTCGTTAGGATTAAATCCGTTGTCAATGAATAAATGGAGAAAACATTAACCAGAGAACGTTCGGCTACTGTTGAGAGCAACAACAGTGGGACCACAGCTGCAAGTGATCCATCTAACACTACGAGTAGACGCGAACAAATAGCAGCTACGATGACTCCTGCGGCGAAGAAGGCGAGAGAGGAAGCCAAGGCTGCCCGAATGGATAAGGAAAATATTAACAAGGCAAAAGAAGAGGCTGCAACAGGAGTCTATAACCCTTACAGTAAGATTCAGGAAGGCGTTACTAGTGGCGGTAAGTCACGTAGACGCCGTAAGAACAAGAACAAGAAGAAGACCAAGAAGCATTCACGGAGACATTAACTTAACTGAAATATGCATTGATTCGAGTTCATGAACTACAAGTCCAAGAGCATATGGCATATCTAGTTTTTTAGTCTCTAACTCCGGATTGCTATCTAATAACCCACTCTCAGGTTGGAATAGAAGTTCTGCCTTATCTGAGCGTTCCATTAATGATTCATTCAAGAATTTGGAAATTCCATGCGAAATAAGACAGTCCCGTTCCATCTCACCAATACGCAGACCGCCATCATTAGAACGTCCTTCGACAGGTTGGTGCGTTAGAAGCTTCTTTGGACCTGTAGTACGATAGTTAATCTTATCTTCAACCATTAGCTTTGAACGAATATAGTATGTTGGTGCCATGAATATTTCAGACTCCATCATTTCTCCTGTATGACCAGAATACATGACTTCATGACCATATGGATGAAACCCAGCATTTAATAGTAGTTCGCGTGTTTCACCAACCCTATTTTGCGTAGAGAATGGAGTACCGTCAATAATAGCTCCCATATGAAGACCTAACTTTGTAGACATGGCTTCAATGAACTGCCCAATAGTCATACGAGATGGAAACGCGTGAGGATTCACTACCATATCAGGTCTCAATCCGCTGGAAGTATATGGCATATCTTCTTCTCTAACTCTCAGACCCACAGTTCCCTTCTGACCGTGGCGTGCTGAGAATTTATCACCTAATACAGGAAGACGATGTTCTGCGATACGAATCTTTACTGCATGGAGACCATCCTTAGTTGGGTAACGATACACTGCGTCAACAAATCCTAGTTGCCCCTTCTTGGGAACCTTAGATACATCCATATATCCAACAGTTACTCCATTCTTAGTCTTTGGAGTTACCATCCCAACAAGAATCGTCTTTTCGTCAACTACAACACCCACACGAATAATACCATCAGAATCTAGAAGGTCATAATTATAACCCTCCTTACGAACAACAGTTTCGCGATACTTTGGATCACTTGCTATATTTCCAAATTCAGTAGACGAAAGAACCTTGATTTCTCCCTTATCAAACGCCGATGCTAGAGCTTCTTCTTCAAAGTCATAGGAGTGGTAATAGGTTGTGTGAAACATACCACGCTTTAAAGCAGATTCATTAAGTAGAACAGAATCTTCCTGATTATAGCCAGAATAAATCATTAGAGCCACAATAGGGTTCTCACCATAGGGTAAACATCCAGAACCTCCTAGAATTTTATTATATAACCAAGTTTGTGAAAGAGGGCGTTGGGCGTAATTTAACCATGTAGATATGGTATCAAATCTCTTATTAAACGCAGTATTAAACCAAGAACAAGCCTGCTTTACTTGCTGACAACTGAAAGCATTACGTGTTCCAGGATCAAAATCTGAATTAGTTAAAACACTGGTAGTAGCAGACATAATTGCGAGACCGTGTATTTCTGACGGCTTTGTCGCAGAGAATGGATCCATACTGATTCGAAGTGTCTCAGTTTCAGATGCGTCAATATAGTCCATGGTTCGTTGACGAATATCTTCCCATGCTTTTATCTTGCTAACTATGTCACCCCGTATTCCTTCGCGGTATATAGGTCTTAATGGGCGACCTGCATCGGTATAAATATAATACTCATTTTCTAGGCGATTAAATGAAAGTGACACAAATTTATCTAGTTCGCCACGTCTACGAGATTCTATTAACCCTGCATGAAGATCTTCTGTATCTTGCGTTACAACTCCAACTATATCAGAATTAATACTTATCTTTGTCCAATGTGTCAGCCACTTTGATGGGTTCAATAAAGAAAGCGGAATGAAATTTTTGAACTGTTTAATCATATTTAATACGATGAATGACGGAGATGCTGTAGAAATAGAGCACAATAGTGTCATAGATTTAATAAGACCAACACTACGTCCGTCAGGATTATCAATAGGACACATTAGCCCCCATGTTGACGAATGAATACGTCTCATAGAGATAATTGCCGAACCCTTATCAGCTTCTGTATTAACACGGCGAAGCTGAGCTACAGTTCCTAAATACGAAAATCTTGTTAGTTCTTGGGAGATACCGTCCTTACCACCCCACTTACCCTTGAATGACTTAGAAAGTTCATACATCATAGAAGATGAACGCCAGTAATATCCTACATTCTCTTCCTGAACCAACTCAGCTAACTTCTTACCTGCATATTGTTGCTTTTCGAAGTGAACGCGTGTATCAAGCTCAGTAAGCATACGCTTAGAAACATCTTTATAGATACGACGAAACTCTTGAAATATCAACTCTCCTGATGCAGATAGACGCTTGTATCTAAAATGATCGCGATCAGTATTTGGTTTGATTTCTAGAGCAACTTCCATGGCAATACGAACCATGTAACCAAGTAAGTAAGCTTTTCTACGATATAATGCAGATGGTGACTCCCCTTCAATCTTGCTACAGTGGGGGAACATCTCATCGTAAAGGTTGATATAAATCCCACCTTCCGATCGTGTACGTGTCTGTCTACGCAAGAATAACATATTGGGATCCTGATTCTGGTCTTCTTCGCGAGCCATTTCTTGTCCCACAAATAGCTCATGTGAGAGAATGAGAGATATAAACAGTTCATCATACTGCGTTCTTTCAACGTCAGGTACTCCTGCAAGAATCATATCATATATATCTTGGTCTGTCGTGATACCTAGAGCATAAAATACACTAATTAGAGGAACAGGTTGAGTAAACCCAGGTAGAGTTATTACTGATAATCTCTTTGTCGAGAAATCTGCAAAATCGATAACACTTACTAGTTTCTTTGGATCATCTGGCTTTTTATTGGCAGGAGGAATAATCAAAAAATGAGAATAAGGACCCTTAGTTCCGTCTTCAGAGGAGGAACGTATTCCAGCTATATACTCAAATGCTTCAGCTTTTGTCGCATCTTCAAGCTTACTTTGGGACTCCTTTTCAACCAGTGTCTTCGATCCGGGAGAACTCGCTGTCACCTGTCTACGTTTTGAAGAATAAAACATATTTTCAGCCAGTCGTTCCTGCGATAGTAAAACCTTCTCTGCTCCGTCAATCACAAAATACCCTCCCAGTTCAAACTTACATTCGCCAGACGCATATAGATCCTCTGAAGACATGGGAGACAAATAGCAAAGTGAACTCTTTAACATGAGAGGAATACGACCTAAAGAAATGTTTTCAAATCGCTTGTTAACAACTTCTTTATCAAAAATATATTCAATGTCAATATCTACGTGAATATCTAGGGCATACGTCTTATTGTCAAGACGACATTGGTGTGGCAAAATTGCATTACCAATTTCATCTGTCGGCGGGATATATCTTATCTCATCTGCCTTCTTTCCTCCAATGTAGACCTTAATGTATCGAGTATCTCCTAAGTTCAGGGTCAATGGATTCATACCATCAATAAAGTTGGGAATTTTAGTGGTTAATAGATCACGGAATGAATCAAGGTGATGACGCACTAACGGGTTTGCGGTATCTTTAAAATAAGCATCAAACACATGTCTAGCAATCTCCATACCTTTTCCTTGTAAAAAAGGAAAGAATGGAGTTGTTGACTACTATCGCATGGACGGCCTTCTTTACTGTCGGATTTCTATTAATTTATAAATTTGTTATCAATCCACAGGTTATCCTGTCACTTGATACAAGTAAGATGGCTAAGTGTCCGGATGGTTGGGCATATAACATTGCTACTTCAACATGTGATCCTCAAGTAAAGAGCACTTATTATCCATTCGACCCCGATGCGGTCGCGATCCAATCTGCAGCTGCAAAGTGTAATTTAGCTCGTACATGTGGAACCACTTGGTCCGGCATGTGCGCCTAAGTGCACCTAGTGAGGATTGAACTCACGACCACCCGCTCATAAGACGGATGCTCTACCACTGAGCTACAGGTGCGTATTTCTGGTCAAAATGACCAAGGTGCCCCAAGTGTGGATCGAACACACGACCTACAGCTTACAAAGCTGGTGCTCTACCACTGAGCTATTGGGGCATACTTATATTCGTGCGTTTGTCTGTAAACCTATTTTCATCCTATTTAACTGTAAGGGTAATGTACGCAGAAACATTTAGACCTGATTCTCTTGATGACATTATTGGTCACCCTGAAGCAAAGAATTCGCTTAAGTCTTACTTAGGAAGTGCGGGATTTCCTAGAGCAGTAATGTTGACAGGACCACCTGGTATTGGAAAAACTACTTTAGCTCTGGCTTCAGCTAAGACAATGGGATTCTACCCTCTCGAGATTAATGCTTCTCGGTCTATCCGATCATACGAAGATGTAACAAAAATAAAGGACGCATGTCGTTCAACCGTAAATATCCATTCATTTATGCGGGGAGACCGAAAACACATAACCTGCGTTATTCTAGATGAAGTAGATGGAAGTGATCCCCACGCACAAGGAAAGATAGTTGAATGGATTCGAGATCCTTCAAGGCGAGTTCCAATTATATGTACTGGCAATGAACTTCCAACTATCTTCAAAAGAAATGTCGACGCGATCGAAATCATAAGATGCTTTCCTCCAAGAGCAAGTGATATTCAGCCATTATTTGATATGGATGTTACAGATATGTTAAAAGAATGCCAACATGATATTCGTAAGTTAATTCATCGTGTACAATATGGCGTTTCAGATCCTCTGCCAAAATTTTTAGTACCTCCAACAGGACTTTCTGTTGAGAAAGCGTTTATGATGAGGCAGGAGGTGTTTCTGCTGGAGGACCATCTTCGCGAATATCGTGTCTACAAACCGGACAGCGAGCCGACAACGAAAACCAGTTCACGATGCAACCGCGATGGAAAGAATGTCCGCACTGACGGATCCGAGATCCTGCCCCCGAAATCGCATCTTGGCAAATCGCACAATCCCCCGTCATCGAAAGGCGGTCTTCTAAAGAAGCGGTGACCCGTGCAACGCTCGGGACAACAGGTACTGGATCCATGAATCCACTAGGTAGTGTGAATGTTAGGAGTGTTGTGGCTGCATCAGTAAGTGACCGTCTTGAATACACACGATTAAGTAGGTCCATATAGATTAACTCATTTGACATATATCTGTTCAAGACCGCCGACCTCTCGTGAAAAGGTAAAGCACGAATTATCTCTGAAGACAAAAAGTGATTTCTACCCTCAATTATATCTTCTAGAACTGATAGGATATCATTGGATGACATTTATAGTACTAGGTTATTACTTTGAAAATCACTTAGCGTACCTCTTCCGCCTGACACACTGAGCACTTGTACCGAGTGCGGATTGTCATATCGCCCTGAACCATAATGGTCCATGAGACGATGTAGACCCAAATCGGATTGTCGCAGTTGCACATTTTTGCTTGTTTACCTCCCCGAGAAACATAAGTTTTAAAACGCATCAATCCGTTTTTAATTACGTCTTAGAAAAGCATCCATGGGGCCTCTCTTGTGTTTATTCAAATATGGGGCACCCATAAAGAGAATTGAGTCCAATTCCTTCTCTTTCTTGTCTAGAACCTTCAATGTTGACTCTTCTTCGTCGAGAGTTTCCATGTATTCCGCCATCATCTTTTTGTAGTCAGTTTTAGGCTTGTATCCGTCTAAGTTTTCAATAGCAAGAGCGAATAATTGGGCAACTGGATTTTGAATTTGATTGGTAATGTAAAAGGCCGTATCGGGTTTGAGACCCTTTTCTTTAACATAGTCAATGTGTTCAATCTTATCTCCTTGCTTCTTCTCGTCCTTACGGTTCTCTACGTAAATATACGCAAGACGATCGCCAACCTGAGGAGCATTACCTGCGTCGCGTTCCTCCATTCGATCTGCCAAAACTCTGTGTGCAATTTGTCCTGGATTTTTGTAATCGTCGCGAAGTTGTTTCGTGATAATATACTTATCGAGAGGAAGCTTATTCTGTAAAACCTGAACTAACATATCTTTTACGAACGTCTGAGCAGGTACGATGCTACGCTTGTCCATGAGAATATCCAGAGCTCCTCCAAAGATATCTTTTACAATAGGAGCATTATCGCGTCTCTTGAGAGCGACGCCCATAGTCTTACGCTTACACTTCGTAATATCGTCCTCATACATCATTCCTACATATCGCTTACGGCAGAATAGAATGAATGGAAAGAACGTCTTCTCATACTCAATCTTATGAGCCTTTCTACAGAGACTTGTGATTCTCTTCGCAGACTCCTGCCCCAACCGAATAGATTCGGATAAGTCTGTTGTTGGAAACTTGATAAAGATTGAATCAGTATCTCCATAGATAACTTCTCCTCCAAACTCAGTCTCTACAATGTTCTTTGCAAACTGGATACGCTCACGTCCTGCGGCAGTAGTACACGCAGCCACCTCAATCTTGCGAATAGGCGATGTACGAGAACCACACTGACCATAAACCGAATTAGCTACAGTCTTGTAGGCTAGCTGAAGACCATTTAGAACAGCCTTATGTGCCTCATCCTCTACAGACTCCATGATCTTCCGCGTCTCTTTCCGCTTTTTGAGTAGAATATCCAAAGTGAGAGGCAGAACCCCGACGGTACGCGGATCATCGTTCGCTTGTGCGAATCCACAGACCACGCGACCACTGGCTGTTTTGTTTTCGTCATATGTATCGTAGCCGATTTCATCAATGGTGAATCCTTCCACCACATCAGGTCCTTCTTGCCGTATCTTTTTGCCTCTTGCATCGTATGTTTTAACGTATACTAATGTATCGGGCGATAGGTTAAACGCAATCATATTCGATGGGTAGAGTGAATTAAAATCAAGAACAGGAATTGGCTGATCTAGATACATACCAATCTTTGGAGGCAGAACGATAGCTCCTTCGTATGAACTATCTCCCTCCATTCCTTCCTGAGTCATGATAATTTGATTACGCTTTGATGCGTTATAAACAACCGCAGAATAGATCTTAATTCCCTGCCCACGGAGAAAGATATACTGGATTGGAACATGGCACACGTCTGCCATTCCGCGAGCATTAACTAGAGTATCTAGCTTTGCCATCAGTGTCAATACCAGATCGCAGTCCTGAATACAATACTTTGCTACCACTGCTCTCTGGTCGGGAGTACCCTTGTGAGAGGCAAACATATCCGTAATCTTGATATCATCCTTGCCGAGAGACCACTCTAGATGTTTAATCTGATCTGCCGTGATATCAAATGTGTAATTGCTATCATCCAACTCAATGATGAACTTCTTTGGGTGAATTTCAATTACTCGAAACTTTGCTCCATCTGCATATGGGTTATTTGTATTTTCCACAAAGTCAAACCGAACTAGATTTCCAACAAATAGTCCTCGAGTATTCTTGGTGTGAATCTCGAACATACGTGTGGGAGCTCCCGTAATGATTACGATATTAGTAACCTTATCACGAAGAAATGTATTGGCTACATTATCAAGTTTATATGAGTCTAAATTCTGCTCGCGACGAACTGAAAGAAGCAGGTCAATTGCCAGTCTTCCACTCATCTCAAGATATCGAACTGCGAACTTTCCTGACGCAAGTTCAAATGTCTTCTTCTCTGTCTTAGCAAAATCATTCTTCCAAGAACTTCCATCTATACGCCCAAGCTTGAAGAAGATACGGTGAAGCTCGGCTCGGTCAGCAAGATATCCATCATCAAAACCAAATGTATTATACCCTGCAATAATGTCTGGATTTTCAGTCTGGATACACTTCTGAAACTTATTTAGAAGATCCTTCTCGTTCGCACATGTTACAAAGATAACCGATGGATCGGTTGATGGGGTAACAACGCCAGATACAAATACAAACCGCTTAACATTTTTAAGAAGATCATTAGAATATCGAAAACTTAGACCAATCTGAATAATCTCATCTGTAACATTTGTAGAAACTGGAAAGTTTCCTGTATCAGAATAAGTCTCAATATCGTAAGCACTCACATACATAGGAATAGAAACATTTGGTCTTGGTGTAATTTCTGTGTAATTCACCTCATAGAACACGTCAACATTGATATCATCATCTGGCTCAAAATCATCTGCTTCAAACTCGAAAGGTGATGCAGGAGAAATATCTTGTTCATGGAAGAGCCGGATAAACGGAGGAAGATTACCTTCGTATACATCTTCTATAAGAACGCGTCTGTTGTTGATACGACAGTCCTTCAAGGTTCTCACAGCTACCTTATACATCCAAATAGCAGGAAAGCTTAGTTTCCATACTCTAGTGGGCTTCAATCCCGTGAATCCTCGCATAGCATCTAGCTTAGTTTCTAGGTTAATCTTGAGACCGACCATTCTCTTTCCGGAGGTCTGCTCAATGGCAGCTGTAATCATTCCGGGAGTCTCATCATAACATTTGAGATAAAAGTAAGGCTGGAATCCCACAAGTCTAACTTGTGCGACTTCATTCTTGTCAGTTCTACCAAACACGTCAACGGTATACTTGTATTTCACATCATGTTCAATCCAATCTACGGGCTGGATAATAACCATCTTACTGTAATTCCGGTACATACATTGTCTTTTCGTTTTTACCGGGAGCCTGTCTCTTGAGATAAAGGATCTTCTCGCTCTGGTTACCAAAGTGTGAGTGGAATATCTTACGAACAGTATCTCTATCAAACTGCTTACAGCTAAAAACATCAAGGTATACATCATTAGTCTCCTCAACAAAGTGGGCACAGATATTAGAAGTCTCAATAAGCTGGACTAGTGTATATCCTGCCTTATTTCCAGAACCGAAATATACAACTTGTGGAGCACCATATGCAACCATATCAATATCACGAACTAGAGTGGCGGCAAAATTAATAATGTTCTGCTTTGTTCTAATCTTAGTGGGATTACATCTTCCAAAATTTCCGATAAGATGGTATCCCCAGTACATTTCATAATACTACGCAATTACTTTCTAAATCAGTTGTAAAGATGTCATATCTAACCTTTTTTGAAAATACTCGTCAAGGAGACGCGGCCAGAGATCCTGGACAACGCAGAGATACGCCTGTAGAGAACAGAACCCAGTCAGGATGTGGTAATAATTGGGCTGTTCAGAATGTAGCTTCCAACCCTGGTATGATTGCCAAGGGAAATTACGGTAACTCACCTGAGGGTGGTTGTGGAATTGATATCCAATCTGACTTACTTTTTGGTGCTCCTGGAACATCTCGTCAACCTGGACCAAAGCAGTTGTTTCAGCGTCCTTGGGCTACAACGCCTTTCTTGGGTCTTGGAACTATTGACAAGATTGACGACCAAAGCAAGGTAATGTTCGGGCACTCAACTGCTAACCGTGCGAGTATCCAGACAGTAACTGACAAACAGTTTCCTGTATTCACGCCGTTGCTACCTGAACTTCTTGACGACTTTGCGGAGTATGGTCGGAATGTTGGTCGTGTTGTGGCTGGAGGGTATGGCTATCCTGCAAACTTAGACAAGAAGACACGGGTTGATCTCTCATCTTAAGACCCTCAATAATATTCTTATCCATCTTCTCCATATTTACTCTCATTTCCTTAAACATCTGTTGCTCTTCGTTCAACTCTTTCTTCTTGGGAGCTAGAATAGGCTTAAAGTCTAAAATCATGCAAACCGCATCAACCACATTTCCACATTTCTCAAATGCCGTTTTCGCTACCTCTTCCGTGCAGAACGCCATTTTCATAATATTTTCAATGTCACTCATTTTTTAACTGATTAAAAGGTAAATACTGTGAAGATGCGTTTCATTGACAACCTCTGTCCACCAGCCCTTCTCTATTTAATCTATGTGGTTATCCATACTGGGTTAGATCTTTCACTTGGAAGATTCGCAACTGCGGCTATCAAGGTAGTTATGGGTGTAGCAGGAACTGTAATCCTTGACGCACTCTGTGGAGTCGATCTTGGTATTGTATCGTGGGCGATAGTCGCAACACCATTTATTATGGTAGCCCTTGCGTCCTCAATCTCTCTCGGACTCGGACTTGATCGCATGATGTCCAATGCTATTCGTGATAACTTTAGCAATCCTATAACCGCTGATAACACGAAGAATCGCGATATTTATGTAACGCAGGAGAAGAACCAGAATGCGTTACCAGTTTCAACGGACTATGTTCAGTAAAAATAATGTGGGTTATAATTTCTTGGATTTATCGGCAACTTTTTTACTGCAAACGATTCTTTGTAAAGAAGCCCTTAACTTCACGCGAAGTCCCCGCATCTAAAATTCCATGGGTGTGGGTTGGTGCTAATCAAGAAGCTGTTACAGAAATAGTTAATAAGCAATTAAAATTTGGTAAGATTGATAGGAATTTTCTTGAAAAGATTACCGGACTTAAAAATGTCACATGGAAATATATTGATTCTAAAACGTTAGAAGAGGTTGAATTTCCTCCTGAGGGAATCGTAATAAAGGATGATTAATCAATATCTCATTCTGAATGATAGAAATTACTTTGCTCTAGCAGAAGAATACATTCGGCTTGATCAGATTTATAACAAGGATGGTATTGGGAAGATTATGTTAATTATTGATATGATAATTTATCCGTTAGTAATGCTATTTTACGGACAAGATATTACCATTTTTACTGTTATGAGTATTCACAAGACAGTAACAATGTGGATTGATTGGATTAATTATTACCAGCTGTCTTACGAAGTGGCCGAATGGAAAAAGTTTGTTCAGTCCGCAGGAGGACCTTTTATTTCAACAAACGATCCAACTTACCATATTTATGTATATGCAGACGGTATGCAGAGATTGAAGAATGATTTCTTTAAAGCGTGAGTGGGTAGAGACACATCCACGTTAGGTAGCTGATTGTAAAGATTAATGCGATTAGGCCACCGATAGGATCCATTTTAAGGTTCCAAAATACTTACCTAATAGATCCGTTTTACATTATAGACTGTCCATCCTTACCGAAGAATGTGCTAAATGTCTTTAGGAGTTCGGCACCCTGCTCAATAGCAGGCTTCATTTCTGCAAGTGATCCCATGAGTTCCTTCTGGAGACCCATGAGTTCTTTCGTATCACGACGCATACCACCAATCTGCTCAGGAGTCAAATTACGATACGCGTGAAGAATTGTTGTTCCTGCGTCTACGTGGGGGTCGTCTGTCTTGGGTGGAGCAGCCTCCGGATCTGACTCTTTTGGCTTTTTCTCATTTTCAAATGTCTCGGTTGTTACCTGACATACAAGGTATATACCTATAATACCTGCGATTACAGCAACTGTGTGAGACATACCCGCCTGAGACGCAACAATATATCCCAGAGCGAGCCATACAATCATATGTATTAAATTGCGTTGTACAAGATACACACTTGTTAAGACAAAAAGTCCACCACCTACTAATGTATCAGCTTTCATTATTAGTTATGTATCTTATAATTTCCCCACGTACTTCCAGGTTGGGCTCCATAGTTATTGAAAGCACCACCTTGTGACTCTCCTGCAAATACGCGAGATGTTCCACCGTGGGCATTCGCGAGTCCACGCTCGCCATCACCTAAAAACATGGCGGAAACACCACCATACGTACCACCGCCCTTCATCTTACAACGCTTTGTACTCTTCTTTCCCTTCCCCTTACGTCCACGCCCGTACATAGCATTACCACCCCGATTAGAAAGTGAATGGTCGCCCATTTCGGACTTAGCTTGCCAGTCGGCAGCACCTGTGGCTACGGCACCATTAAATGAGTAATAGCCACCCTTTTTTATTTTTCTTGTTACTCTGCGTCCCTTACGAGGCATTTACTTCTACTTCAGGAATGTTTTCTGTAATGTTCCAGAATTCACCATCATATGGAATACACTTACATTTGAATCGTTCTCCCTTTGAACGCAAGAATACTGATGTTTTTAGATTGGGAACGTTTAGATATCCTTTTCCAACAACTTCATAGCAATCGGGGGTTGCCAGTTTTACAATATCCATAAGCTCAGAATCATCAAAATATCCTGGACGACCAATAATTTCATCATTGTGCTCTTCATACCCCTTAATTTTTACATCGCCTAGATCAGCCTTGTGGATAAGATCAACCGTAAGTCCTTCAATATGAGTAGTAAATCTGGAAAGCAACTTCTGCAACCACTCGTATCTTTGCCTGAAAGTAGAGCAAGCAAAGACACAATTTGAATTATACATCCAAATATCTCCCACTACAAAATCTAGTGGTCCAATTTTTTCAACCTTGAGAAACGTGTCTCCGCAAATGCGTTCATCTGCAATACACGGTAATTTCTTGCATTCTCGTTCTGTAATCCATAAACACACTGGCATCTTGTTTTCGTAAGTCAGGACAATCCATCCTGACTGTCCTACTGTTTGAGGAACTCTAAATGTTTTAAGTCCCTTCGGGACGGGTTTCTTGTAAACCAGCGGGTAACTCGGGGTCCACGCGTAGCGAGTCTGAAGTTGCTTTGCGAGGCTCATACTCTGGTAATTTTACTTCTTGCTTCACTTCGGTTAAAGCTGGTCCGTTTTGCTGGACAGGAGGTGGAGGTGCTACATACTGGACAGGACGATCACGGTAGATTACACGAGGCTCGGGTGGATACATAAGACGAACAACTACATAAGTGACAACTTGCAGGATAACCATGACCACTATCGTACTGAGCGATAGGTAAAAAATATCTTTGACTTCCATTGTCTAGATAAAAGGTTCAGCAATTAAAATCATGACGCGTTATCGATATGACACGGCATTGGAATAACACCATCCCATTTTTCAGTGAGACGTTTTCCATTGACATGACGATGTCTTGTCTTTAATTGAGGTGTATAGCACCATCCATCTGTTGCCCAAATTACTACCATTGTCTTAGAATCCATTGCTTACAGGTAAACCTAATGCTGCCTGTAACCAACTAGAGTGCTGGATACATTGAGCTAGAATAAGTGTGTCATATAGGGCTCCATGAAGCCTATCTGGTGCAGGATATCGCTTAAAGATGACATAATATAGCTCTGAAAGCTTTGGCTGCTTTATTCCAAATCTCCCCCAAAGATTACATTTTGGCTTAGAAAGAATCATAGAGCACATCATATCCTGCTTAAAGCCCGTAAAAGGCTTACCTAAATCCCACTTGATTGCATTAACAATGACATTGTAATCGAAGTCCATGTTATGTGCAACCATCTTATCGCAATCCTCTGTCAGGAACTCTCCCATAACAGTTCCCAGTGAAACACCATCTCTCTCAGCAATCTCAGTTGTTATTCCATGGATCTTACTAGCAGACTCGGGGATTTCCCATCCATCAGGCTTGACGATATACGAACACTGCTTGACAATCAGGTTATTTTCTAGGATGACCCATGCCATTGAAACGATATGTGGCCAAACGTCAGGAGTGGTTAGTGCACGAGATCTTGATAGCGGAAGACCGGTTGTTTCGGTATCAAGAACTAGAATTCGCATTTGATATATGATTATTAAATGAATTATGTATCCGTTTTAGACCTTGTTGTGCATGAGGTAAGCAACTACGGCGAATACTACGGAGTGAACCGCAAGACCGTACGTTGTTGGGGAACCACCTTCCGCGATCTTGAAGAACGAGGCGGCGTTGGGGACAAGAGCTCTCGCGACTCCGCCGACAAGCTTATCTACAAGAGAATACGTGTAGGGAGACGAAACGACAAAGAATAGAAGACCGAGAGCGGCCGCGTGAGTTAGTCTGGACATTTATACATCTATGAAGAAAAAGTCTTTTGAGTTTGAATTATAGCAGAAATCCACTGTGGAATATTTGAAACTACTCCTTGAACAACAGCCATATCGTGTGGAACTGAATAGTGTATGTCGAGAGTCGTGCTTTCACAAATAAATTGGACCGCGACAACCAAAAAACACAGACGGGACTTTAGAAGTGAGGGTGTCCATCTTAGACAGTGTAGTTTGTATAGACAATCAATATACTGACGTAGAGTTCCTGCCTGTGGTGACCTATTTGTAGTATCTTGAATTGCCTCCCAAATCATCCAGATAACGTGGTTACAGAATTTATCCTCCACGTAAACATTGTTACGGAATGCACACTTAAAATCATTTTTATTTTGCTTCTTGAATCGTGAGGCATATTTTAGAATCCAAGAAATCCAGTAGAGAGCCTTTGTTATATCACGTGTTTCTGGTCTCAAGCAGAATACGAGTTCATTAAACGGAATATAAATATCTAGAGGATCATCCTTTTTTGCTAGGTGTCTCGCATACTGAGCTGAAGGTGACTTTAAGTTCTCATGAATTGTTATCTGTTGAAAGTCATGTTCTGGCTTAATTTTTTGAAGTGGTGGTAGCTTATTCTTTCTACATAATGCTATCGAGGCAGCTACTTCACATACCAGCTCACGAACATCGGAATTATTACGTATATCTGTCATCTGCATGATACTATACTGACTTTCGTAGGGTGCAAACTTTTCATACATGCGAACTAAGTATAAAAAAGCGTTTGGAGCTCCTCGGTTGATATGTCTGGCCGCCGATTCAAAAAGTGTCTGCCACATTGAATGAGTTAGACCTGAACAAATAAGCTCTAGTGACCAATAGCAAGAATAATCTGCGTGACCTAATTTGATGTTTTCATCTAAGACCTTATAGACATGGGTTCTTAGATGTCCTGAAAATGTAAATTTTTGAAAGTCTACGACTGTACGTGGATCATATATATCCATTATCTTCTGCGACGATGAGTCTTTTTCTTATTTAAACGTCTCTTCTTTGATTTTCCGCCTCTATACATCTTAATTAAATTTTCCAGATTTCTTGTGGCTTCCTCTGACGTAATTTCGCCAAGTTCTTCCTCCTCTTTCATGCCATTAATTGAAGCTTTTAAGTTCTTAATTTTAGTTTCATCTGCCTTAGCAGATAGATTCGCATCAACGATGCGAAGTGCTTCCGCATACTTGTCTCCACCAGACCTTTCTGCGAGTTTTGCAACCATGTCTACCTTAAATTTGGGTATGGCCATTGTTTACTACTTTGTAAAATAAACGAGGTACTGATATTCTCTCCCAGAATTGACGAGATTTACGCTTTCAATGTGACGAAATCCAGATGTCTTTACGATATCTATCATGCGTTCTTTTGAAGGCATCATCCAGTGGTGTTTATTTTCGCGATACTTATTTCCGTTATTATCATCCTTATCATAATAGGTAAATGTTTCACTAAATATGGCATTATCTTCTCCCTTCTTCTTTTGAAGATCGCCAATATATTTGAACTTATCGAAGAAAACTGAAGACTTGGTCTGGCGTTCAAATGAATACTTCTGGAGAGAGAACGAGGCAAATGGAGATGCTAAGTTCAATAGAGGATCGTACTTGTCAGGATCAACCATATGTATTACAAAATAGCCACCAGGTTGTAGCCATTGGTATGCATTATCAGATACTATCTTGGGGTTCTCAAACATATAGATTGAAAAGGTTAGAAGTGCACAGTGAGAAACGGCCTTCTGTGGGAATAACTGTGTATGCGTAATATCTCCTTTCTGGAACTTCGCATTAGGTGCATTCTCACGAGCCTTCGTAAGCATAGAATCTGAAATATCAACTCCAATATAATCTACACCAAGATTTTTGAACCACTTAGCATGAGGTGCGGTTCCACACGCCATATCTAGAACGCGAACAGACTTAGTAGGCCAGTCTGCTAACATTATATCCTGCATCGAAACCTGTTCAAATGTCAGCTCTTCGTCTGTATGCCAAAGAAGATCATATATAGAAGCATAGGTATCATCGTACATCTTTTCTGCGTCTTCATATGTCGTAGATCCTTCATTTTCAAACCCTTCTGACGAAGACCATAATGTTATGGAGTACATCAAAAATACTAATCCTGCTAGAAAGAGATACTCCACTCTCATTTGTTATAACTACGTAAATGTTCCCGATGGAACTACAGCAGGAGTTGAATTATAGAACCGTTTAACTAAACTATACACGACAAATATACCAAGTAATGATAGAACTATATCCATAATAATTGGTATGTATGACCCTCCTCCAGTATTAAGCTGGTTTAGTCGGTCTAGAACATTGGCTCGGTCTTTATCTTCGTTAAATTCTTTATCTAAGAAATTAGTTGTTTCGGCATCAGCCTTGCTTTTAGCAGTTAACTCTCCTGCCAGTTTTTTGATTGTAGAATTTGACTGTTGCTCTGCTTTGAGTGTATTAAAATTGTTAGAATAACTTACCAGAACAGGCTCTACGTCTTCCTTAGCTATTCTAGTTTTCTCTGTAGCTAACCAACCCTGACCATTAAGCAGGGTATAATATGCTATACGTGCCTTCTCTTTTTCAATTGGATCTGTAGCGGTATCGAGTGCCGTTTTGAGAACTGCTAATTGTTTCTCTTTTTGACAGTCTAGGTCGCACGGCGGAGGTAACGGTGGAGGTGCTGGGGCAGGAGGAGGCGGCGGTGGAGGTGGAGCAGAAGGTTGATTACCCATTACTTAAGTTCGTGATATAAAACATTCCTAAACCAATAACTCCAAGAACTATAATATTAGTTATTGCACCAAATACAGTTGACAATACGAAATATAATATGATAGCGATAAACAGTATTATTATCAATTTCTGTAAGAGTGGTTGAATGCTGGAAATCTGGTCTAGCTGAGACTGAGTATCGCGAATCTTATCTTGTATGTGAGTTGACTGATCAAGTCCTTTCTTTCCTGTATCCTTATCTAATTTGAACATATTTTTAAAGTAATTGACTACATCTGTAATCTGTTTATTGATAGTCATAATTTCCGTCTGATTTGAATATGCTTTTTCTATCTGCCCAACTACTTCATCTCTAGACTTATCTATGGGGGCTATTGCGTTTGTTATAGTACCATAATCTGGATTCTCTAGGCGTGTAAAAATATTTCCATTCTCACCTTGCGTAGTAGCGGTCATCCACATCTGCTTGGAGCTTGGGTCAACTGTTAAATTAAGTGGGGCATATCCTTGCGTTGTAACTCCGTACTGAGTTCCGTCAAACTTAAAGGTATTTGATGCAGTGTCAATACCATAAAGAGCTTCCTTATCAACATCACCTATAAGCTTGGATACCTTAGTATCTAATCCATCAATAGGTGACCACCCACTCTGTATATTCTCGTCGGTTTTAACAGGACTTCCATCTGCAGTTTTTCCGTAGAGAGCAGTATCAGATGATGATGTTATAGTAACGTCCTTATCAGCAGAAGCGATCCAATTAGCCATTACACAAGGTTTAGGGCACTTCTGTTTATTATTGAGAGCATCTTGAGCCCAGATGTTAGTGTGAGTTGAATAAATTTGAGTAGCAGAAAATGGGACTGAAATAGAAGTCCACGTTCCTTGATTTGTAGCAGGTGCTGTTAAGAGTGTGCTTCCAAGAACATATACGTTTGTTAAGTCTGTTGTAATATCTTGAATTGTTCCCACGTCTTGTCCAGTATCAACCTCAGCCCAATTTCCCGAACATGGTAGGCGACATACATAAATCTTATTTGAAGAGTTGAACCCCCAAGCAAACCCTGATGCGGATGACGATACCTTGGTCATGGCACCCGGAATGTTAATCCAATTTAATACAGACGATAGCTGTGATGTCACAATACTATTGATTGCATTTGTAGATCCTTCGTATTCGGCCTGAAACTCAGCCATGTTATATAAAACCGTTCTTATTTTTCCCAAGTATTACTTCTGTGGCTCCTGCAGTGAATCCTTTCTGGAGATGGTGCTCTGAAATTAAAGGTTTTTGTAGGGAGTTGGGCTTTGAAAGAACATTACTGCCTTTCTGAACCTGTCCATTAAGAATAGCATTCTTGCGAAGGGCTGCCGTACGATATGACGCATCAGTATATAGAGAACCCTTACCACCTGCCGAACGTAGTGTTGATGACATTTATTTAGTATGCGACAAAAGTAATGGAGGTACGTGAGTTTCAAGATTCGCGAAATGCAGAGCTGGATTCGTTTCAAAAACAGTATATCTCTTTAAAACAACAATATTCTAGTACTTTATCATCCGCCATAAATGAGAAAGATCCCGAGAAGCAGCAGGAACTAATCGGACAAGTTCAGTCATTGAACACTCAAATGGCAGATGAGGTTCGCAGTATTCTTAGTGTTCTCAACAAGGGCTCGGAAAAGTTTGACCCCAAAACATTAGACTCTTTGACAGACGACTTAATTAGATATCAAAAAGATTATGCGGAGATCGAGAAGACCAAAGATAGAGTTAATACATTAAAGCTCATCCATTCGGGAACTTTAAAGGATCTTGAGGGTGCTACTTATTGGTATTATATTTATATCGTGATCCTCATCCTACTCTGCATTATAGTAGCATTTCAGGTTTGGAAGGTTCCTTCTGGTGGTTGGTTCTCATCGACTACATCGATAGGACAAGGCTAGCAACAAGAAGGGCTCCAAGAGAAATCCATTGAGTAGTTGTTATCGATGAAGATGTTGTAGGTAGGTTATTCTGGCGAAGGCGAGCTGCGGTTATCTCATCTTTCTCTTCAAGAATGCCTTGTTTTAACATTCGGTTACTTTGCTCACTCTGTTGTAACTTACTTTCAACACCTGACTTATAAAAATCAGATATACCCTTCTTATCTGTTTTTACTGCATCAGAAACTTGACTTATAATAGAGTCCAATCCCTGCTTAGCTGATTCATACGCAGACTGATACTTGGAGTCGCCGGTTACCTTGAATTGGATATAGTTGTCACTATATGCCTGTTTAAGTTTATTAAACTGGTTATCCATTTGTAACATCTGCCATACAAAATAGATAGCGTTTGTTCTCGATAGATGACTCGCACATCCCTGTAACTTCTAGAAGATCTCCGGGTCTTGCTCCAACCCACCGAGCCATTGGATCCTGCGAGTCAATCTTACGGAACATAGCAGGAGATGCTGCATTAGTATTCTTTAAGATATCCGGAACCTCAGTTGAAACAAGAAGGCGATGCTTTGGAACCTTTACATGCTTTGAGATGTTGAACTGCAGATGACGAATCTCGAATAGCTGAACTAATGGATTCTCTGCTACACTGATGTAACTACGGAGAGCATTCAAAACAGTATCTGAAGCACGCGCAGGGCTTACGATAATAGTACCCTGAGTGTAGCTATTCTCCTTTGCGTAGTCAATACAGTTATTCAGCTCCTTCTCAGTCACGCGAGTCTTGGTACTAAAGATAACTAGAAGTCCACCGTATACATACATCTTGGTATCATCAAGTGGAGACCCAACAGGCTCAAACTTCTCTGCAGTAACACCACGAGAATTGAACATTTCCTTGAGAGTTTGTAGTGCACGTTCCTCCATTCTTTAACTACATCATGGATATGAAAATACTATTCCGTTTTAGTTAAATGAAGGGTCTAGAATATGTAGCCATTGTGGCAGGATTATTCCTTCTATGGCACTTATCAAACTCTCGTGAGACGTTTGTTCCCGAGATGTTAGAGTTGTCTGGTGTTAAGCACGCGGCGGAGAATTCTCATTCATCTTACGAACAAAGAACAAACCATATGATTCCAACGCCTCCTCTTCTTGAGAAGGTTCCTGGTATGGAGACGCCATTTCGCGTTAACATGTTTAATTCATTTCAACCTGTATAATTCAAATGAAGGTAGTAGACTGTTTTACCTTCTATAACGAGATTCAGCTTCTCACCTATCGTCTTGCAATTTTAGACGATGTTGTTGATTATTTTGTAATTGTAGAAGCTACTCATACATTTGCAGGTTATGAAAAGGAATTATATTTTGAGAAAAATAAAGAACTATTCTCAAAATATTTACATAAAATTATTCACATTGTAGTAGATGACATTCCATATAAACAACCTAATATTGATTTTTCTCAAAATCACCAATGGACAAATGAACATTTCCAGAGAAGCTGTATTTCTAGAGGAATTAATCAATTGATTCTTTTAGACGATGATATTCTTATGATATCAGATCTAGATGAGATTCCCGATCCTAAGACGGTCTTAAAAGTTAAAAATAATGAAATTCAAATAAGTATCGCTTCATTTGATCAAGATATTTATTATTATAACTTAACTACTCGGGTTCCTGAACAGTTAAATGGATTAAAAATTTTACAATTTCAAAAATATAAGAAATTGAACATAAGTTGTCAAGAAATAAGACAGTCTAAAGAAAGTATAAAACACATAATACCAAACGGCGGTTGGCATCTAGATCATTTTGGTGACAAAAATTTTATGTTAAATAAACTAAAACACTTTTCACACCAAGAATATAATAATTCATTTTATACATCGCTTGATTTTATAGAAAAATGTATTAAAGATAAAGTTTCTGTATTTACTCCTGAAAAACAACTATTAAATATTGAAATCAAAAATAATAATTATTTACCTCCAAGATATGAGGAATTTCTAAGCAATTTTATTTAGATGTAATTCTCTTGACTAACTAAATGAAAACCTTAGTATCTTATGTATTTCATCAGTATAATAAACGTGTTCAACACTTTATTGATAATGCTATCTTTGAAGATCCAGATACTGATTTTTTAATTGTAATCAATGATCTTAATTTTAATTTAGATCTTCCATCGCATGTAAAAGTTTTTAATCGTTCAAATATGGGATTTGATTTTGGAGGATGGTCGGATGGAGTTCTAACTAACGATTTGTATAAAAATTATACACACTTCATATTTGCCAATTCTAGTATAATGGGTCCATACTTACCATCGGGTTATACTGGAAAATGGACAGATGTATTTATCAATGGCTTGACTGATTCAATTAAACTATTTGGACCTACTATTAATACATGCAGAGATCCATTACATAAAAGTCATGTTCAATCATATCTTTTTGCTATGAATTTAGAAACTTTAGAGTATCTAATTTCAAAGGATATTTTTTCACTAAGAGTTTACCCTGCTAACATGTATGAAGCAGTATGGCACAGAGAGGTTCCTATGTCATTACTTCTGTTGCAGAATGGTTGGAATATTGGTTCACTAATGAAAGAATATCAAGGAATTGATTTCACTTTTAAGAATCAAAATCCAAATATTGAATACTTAGATGACATCATGTGTCCTCACGATATTGCACTGGATCGGTTCCAAGAGTTTGTCTTTATTAAGGGTAATCGATTTGGTCTTTAACAAAAAAATGGTATTTGTCCATTAAAACATACATAATTTTCTAAATTATAAAAGTAAATTATACCGGTAATCAAAGATTCAGGATTAAATTCTAATACTTCTCCAATTGATTTTATTTTATCCGAAATACTATTATTATTCAATATTTTATTAAAATTATATTGAATATTAAATACATCTAGATACATATGTGTAGGCATTATCATCAGGTTATCGCTTATAATTTTTCTTGGAAAATGTAAATTACAGACATGTATTTTTTGAATATCTATATCACATAAATTAACTTGTATAGGATTATAAAAATCAAATCTAGTAGTTATAACGCAATCATAAGTTTTATTATTTTTTTGAATATAGTTGTAAAGTATATCTCTTGCCTTGCCACGCGAATAGAATTGCGAATATGTATTATTAAGATTTACTTGCTTTAATGGATTATCTGGGTAGCTAAGTGTATTTTTAACAAATGAAGTGTCAAATAAAATAGGTTCTTCGACAATATAATCAATTGGGTTATATAAATTATTTATTTTATTAATTACATCACTATCTTGAGTCAATGTTTTTTCAGAAATATTTCTCCATTTTGATGCGTCAAACTTAAAATTAGTATTGTTAGAATACCATGAATGATAAAAAACATCAAATGAAACTTTTGAATTTTTTAACATAAAATCATTTATATTTTTAAAGCCTTCATTAATGTCCCGCGGTTGACCATAAAATACTATGGCAACTTTCATTGGTGATTAAAATGGCTTAGTATTAAAATCATGAACATTATCAAATGTACTTAAAATGAGCTTATAAAGTTGTTCATTCTTAGTATAAATTCCAAGACCCGCAGAATGCGTGAAATAAAGTCTGTAACCATCAAGCTCGCGGAAAAAGTCCTTGATTCCAAAGTGCTGGATCGCCGTATCGTGGAATAGGATAATCCCACTGTCATCTACAAACTTTGACCAATTTGTAAAATCATTCTTAACAGCTTCGTAGGTATGAAGTCCGTCAATATGAAGAATATTAATAGGCTTATTCCATAGCTTTGAAACATGGGTAAAGTCTCCCATAATTATCTCAATATTAGTGACATCGTGGTCCTTGATGTTCTTAATGACCCCCTCATATGTATTGCGGTATCCTGCATGAACATCTCCGGCGAAAAGATCAATTCCGTAGATAGTTCCAGTAGTTCCCTTGAGTGCATTTGCAAATACAAATGTACTATATCCATAATCTACGCCAAGCTCTACAACAGTTGGATTACTGTACTGCGTAACGATCCACTCGGCAAAGTTTCTATGTCCTGTCCAAGCAGAAACGATTCCCTCTACCCAGTCCATGTTTTTACTTGATTCGCTTATCGTATCTAAACGTGATATACGCAGAAGCTCTTCATCAATATACTTTCTCTGAAACCCAGTAGTGAATACTTGCTTAGAAAACTGAAGAGCGTTGTTTGCTATTTTTTGAGCTTCTACATCATTCTCAACTAGCCATTGAAGTTTTTCTGCAAGATCTGAAAGGTCGTATTTAATCGGAACATAGTTCTCCATTGGCTTTAAAAACTTCTTGAACCAATAATTATTATCAGGATGAGTTACCATGACAGGGACACTCCCTGAGCCAAATACCCATTGATGATTTGAAGCAATACAATTTCCGTCTACTATAAGAATATATTTATAATTCAAATGAGTTTGAATATCACAACGATCTGCAAAATGTTCTTCGGGAATATCTTTTTCATTCTCCCAATTACCCCACTTGGTAAGCCTTACATTTGAATTCAAATTATTATAAAGCATATTTGTTACCTGCATTCTTATAGATGGACGGTCATATCCTGAACTCCCACCTCTCCAGAACAAACTAGACTTTCTATTTTCCCATGTTGGTGACATAAAATTAGATAGAACCTGTGTAAGACCATATGCAAATGTATCATCATCGAGTGGTAATAATAACATATTTGGTGATTCAAATTGACGAGAACATAATACTGCGGTTGCTGAGACTGTACCTTTAATCTTATTTTTTGAAATAACATTGTACTTGTTTTCAGAAATATTAGCAATGTTTCGGCCTACACAATTATACTGTCTAATATATTCTTCGGTTCCCAGTACTCCATCGGAGGAGCTAAAAATAGCAGATATCTCAAGATTCTGTTTATTTATTGATTCATTCACATAATTCTCAATAGAACCTTTTGCTAGACATTTACTGTATCCTCCATCCCAATATGATTTTAAGTCAGCCGGAACTCTAACAATGTTATTTTTAGATTTATCTCCTGTAATTATAATCCATTCTAGATCTGAATACTTGATTATAATTTCATGAGGATCACAATCATTCAGACTTACGAAACAAGATAGATTGTCATTCTTTTGGATTACAGAAAGACAGTACTCAATGCGATTTTCTCTAAAATAAAATGGTAGAGAAATATCAAGAAGTTCATAAGACTTTGACAGCTTTATAAAGCAATGATAATACTTACGTGGTGCAGAATATTCTACGAAATGAACCAATGTTAGCCAGTTACCATTATAGTCAATCGGTGGAGCTGATCCCCGTATGTGGTTGAAGAGTTGTGGTGTTTTAGTTTCCTTAAAAAAATAGAACTTATCATTTACAATTTTACCAACTCGCAAGGGAGACCAACTATATATAAAGTGATCGGTGTTTGGAACATGAACCCAGTTCTTTTCGCATCCCGAATTAGTTGGCGAATTAATTCCTATTACATTCTCCAGCCGATGTGTTTCAATATTATACGAACCTGAGACGATCGAAATCATATCTGGAATAAATTGCTTATAGGTTGTAGCAGTGAATAATGTCTTATCATTCTGTTGATAAATTCTTAAATCTTCGATGCCCTTGATATGACTATCGTATAAAGGAGATGGATCGGTCATCTCTGTCGCCTCGCCTGTTTCTAAATTTACATAAGCATTCTTAGTAATAACAATTCCATTAGGCATTGTATAACTACCATCTGGCTGAATTTGATAATTTACAAATCTAGCGTTTGCAAAAGGATAGTTTAAAACAGAAATTGCAGACGGCCGGAAATCATTCCCAAATGGGTTTTGAATCTCCACCTTCTTCAGTGTTGATGGAATCTTATTAACATAAAACTTTAGATTTGAAATGACATTTTCGGCATGTTCATGGTTCTTTAGAAGATAATTAACAGTGTCTCTGAGACCAATCTTTTTATCAGAATTAACGTAATAATCTAAAATAGTCTTTTCATATCCAAACCCTCCGCGATAAGGCCATGTCTCAACAAATAAGATATCCCCCGGAAATGGGATTTTTAAGCCAATTAAGCAGTACTCATATGCCTTATAATTAGCTCCCGCCTTACGAAAATGCTCAGTTAGTTTAAAAATTGACTCAGATCTGTGAGGCCTATACGCATGGGCCTTAAGCATCCAGCATTCAAATTTGGGGATATCATTTAATGAAATATAACATTCACCAATTGAATAGTATGAATTCCATATCTCTTCGTCCCATCCTCCTGCAGCAATCCGCTTCTTATACATCTTAATAGCATCCTTGTGTCGTCCAACACACTTGTATGTTTGTGCAAGATAGAACATATATCTCACATTTGTTGGCTCTTCTTGCAATCCCTTTTCTAGAAGTCTAGCGTCACGTTCAAACTTATCCTGCTTACATCCACCATCATTGCGATCATCGATATAACAAACTTCCTTTCCAAGATTCTCAGCAGGACCGTCCCAATATTCGTGGGTTACTCCTAAGCATTTCCAGGAAAAATCCATACGAGCAATACGTAGATTATAGTACTCCAGAGAGCCGTTCAACTGAATAATACTGTATCCCATAGCGGTGAGAGGGTAATTCTTTAATTTTCCTTGTACAAACATCATATCTGCATCAAGCAGTAGTGCGTATGTCTCTTGAAGATTCCAACCAAGAGTTGATACGTATTTAACAGCATTTTGAAAACTTACAGTTCTATTGTAACCAAAATCTCGAAAAGGTTCTACAGTTAAATTACCCTTGTGAGTTTTTAAGAACTCATTAGCGATTTCAACAGTCTTGTCAGTAGATCCAGTGTCACAAATGCAAAAACAGTCAACTAGAGATTCAACTGCTTCTAGACATCTTTTTAAAATTCTTTCTTCATTTTTAATCATTAAAACTAGCACAAGCTTCATTTTTACTAATTAAAGGGTGAACGTTAAAGTGGTCTTCTCCTTGGGGTGTTCTGGTAGTGTTCCTGCGATACGATGTTGAAGAACTGTATTCCAAACCTCAGTGAGACTCTGAATATTAGTAGATAGCCAAGAAGGATCATGCGAAACTGGCTTTGTCTGCCACTTCTCTAAAACCCAATATACAATATCCCACTTCTCAGGCTCTTCTAGTTCTTCCTTACGCCATAGGGGAACATCTCGAGTATCATATAAGTCTCGGTACTTTACCTGAACACCATCCTCATACACCGCATAAAATCCCTTATACTGAACTTTACTGTCAACCCAAGCAGAGTAATTTGCTTCCTTGAATTTGAACTCAACAAAGTCACACTCATGTAGCTGGGTACACTCCATCTGTAGTTGCATCTGATGGTAGTATTCAGGCTTGATTGGTGTCGTCAAATCAAAGTCTCGCGAGATGGGACACTTGAACTCCACAAGACGACCATATCTATAGTCTTCTGGATCAGCAGTTAGTGTAATACCGTCAGGGGAGGCACCAAGAAATGGAACAGTAGGGTGCGGAACACACGTTGTATCTACAATTTGAGTACCGCCATTGTAATCGCAATAAATAGCCTTAGCCACTGATTCAAGGCGAGTCCCCCATACCAACGCACGGGGTCCGGGTCCTTCGGTTCTTGGACGTGGTACTAGCTTTGACATGATAATCTCGTGCTTCTGAGCGACTGAAGCATCGGGAAGTGCCTTCCAGATTTCTGAAGCAGTTAACATTTCACCACGCTTAGCATGCCACGCTGCGGTTCGCTGATCGTCGTGACCGTAGGTTTCAATAAGACTTTTAACTTTCTCTTGGATTGACATTTATGAATCAAAAATTGTTGGTTGTGTTATTCGTTTTACTCCTTGCCGAGAATCACCTCATCAAGAACAAGACAGTAACACTTGCTGTAGGGATTGTACAGCGTAACGCTGTTACGTCTTCCAAGAACAAGCTCCAACTTTTTGACTTCAAAGTTATCCTTCGTGGGCTTGGAACCCATGTCCTCCTCATCCCAGTCCTCGAACTGCTCGTCATACCAGACGTCTTGGAGGAACTTTGACACATTGTCCAGAGTATCAAAGCTCTTGGTTGCGATACTCTGGTTTCCACTTGAGTGTGCACGGTGTACGAATGTAAGAGTATACATTGTAATCGAAATCAAATGTGAAGACAAATAATCCGTTTTAATCTAACGAGGCGTAATGATAACCAGCTTATCACCATCAACACCAAACACACCATGAGCTTCCCATAGACTACAATACTCAATATCCATAGTAAAGATACGACCCTGCTTGATTAACTCATTCAGAAGCTTTGCGACCTCCTTAAGGTCATCGGGAATTAAACTGAGTCGCTGAGGACGACCCAAGGCTACGATACGCTCATATTCTGAGTCGCTATACTGCTTGATAAACTCTTCCTTAACATTGTTGGACATCTTTATAAGTAAGTTTAAGATTGACCAACATATTCGTTTTACATGTAACTATTTATGTGTACTTAATGGCACAGATACAGTCACAAGAACAATGGGTTCTATATCGTCTCGAGAAGTTTTACGCGAACACTACCCACCTAGAGCGTGTGAAATCCATCCTAGAGGGGAAATCGAACCTCTCACTGAGGCTGATAGATTGGTTCGTGACAAACTACGCAAAGAAGTACAACGTAGCTTACATCACAAAGGGAGGAAAGCACGTCATTGTTTATCTTTCTTACAAGTCACACCTAAAGGCGTACAGCAAGAAGATGTTCGACCCATTCTGTCGATGGAAGAGGATCAAGTTTCGTGAAATGGAGACAACCGTTGGACAGTTGAACTTCTTTGAGTGGGCTCTTACTGATGATATCCTAGATTACCTAGAAAGATATCATAAAGAAGTTCATGCCGACATGGAAAAGCGTCTTCATGAGTCTAAGGAGGATTCCCCACGCAAGAAACGCCATGAGCTATCTCATTCTGCTACAAAGTCACTAACTCGTCACGATGTGAATGTTAAAGTATCGTTTGATTAGCTTTAGCAAGGTGCTTCTTAGTCTTTTTATGAAGATCCATCGAACACTTAATGTGCGTTTTATAATCACAAGTTTCACAGACATATTCATCGGGTTTTACAACTCCATTAATATTATTCTGGTGCTTTTCAGTCTCTTCATGTTGCTTAAATTGTGATTTAAACTTAGTCTTATAGTCGCATTTTTCGCATATGTACTCTGGTTTTATTACGCCATTAACAGCATTAATATGTTTCTTTGTTAGCTCATGCTGTTCCATCATTTGCTTACTGGTAGTTATATACTTGCAAAGTTCGCACTCCATACTAATATTAGCAAGTTTTTTATGTTTAGACGTTTTGCAGTGACCTTCTAAGGCGAATTTATTCCAACATTGTTTTTTACAAGGCTCGCAATACGTGTGCTTAAAATGTATCATATGTTCGGGAGTATTGTTATGTAAACTGATTTCCCGCTCACTCTTAGTTTTGTAGTTACATTCCCAACATACATAGTACCCCTCGAGACTCATTTATATAGAAACTAAGAAAAATATTAATAAATATTTCAAGATTTTTCATTTCAAAAGGTATTTCCATCCATTTATCCAACGGCTGAAACTTTGGGGTGACTTTGTACATTGAAAAATATGGCGTTATTAGTTAATATTTTTCTTCATAAATTACAAACACCTGCGTAACCACTCTACATATAGTGTGTTCCATCAAGATAAATGTTTTCAAGACTGAGAACAGGTCTACTATATCCGGTATCAACTGATGTAGTAGAGCATGACTTAGACATTGACGCAGATCAGTGGTCTTATAATGACAGAGACGTCTATCGTGGTAGCTTAGATAGTAAATACCTCAAGGATGATTTGAATGTATATTGGTTATATGATGATAACTCTATGCGTGTTGGGTTGGTAGAGCATGAAACTAAGTCACCCGAAGTATTTCAAGCACTATGGTTTTACGATAACCCGTTTGCTACCCTATTACAAGATGAGTCTTGGAAATCTGAGGAAAAAACATTATGGTCAAAACTATCGAATGAAGCATACCAAGATTGTCTGGAAAATGACTTCAAGGATGTAGCAGATATGGCATTAAATAGCGGGATACTCTTGGTTACTCCTCAGAGATTGATCGAGAAACCAAAAATATATAAATGCGAAATATGTAACAAAAAATCACTTACCCAACGTTGTCCTAATTCGATGGTCTCTAATGAAGAGTATTCTATTTTATTTGTAGACGAGGACTTTGTGATTTACTCTAAGCAGCCGAGCGACGCTTCCGCTGAGGTGCTGCAGGAGGAACAGACTCCGTCGGCTGATCAGGAGGCGTAGAAGGACGCTCAGTCGCACCACTCGCAGGAGGAGGACCGTCGGCACCGCCAACCGTACCGTCATCATCCTCAGCAGGAAGATCCTCCTCCACCGCGAAGATGTCCGCAGCCGTAACGCGAGAGCGAGCAAACACCTGAGCCGTCTGCAGACGCCACGTGACACCGAAGCCACCGCCAGAAATCACATAAATGCTGCCGCTGACAACCATGTTGCTCTCCACACCCTTCGGGAAGATATTAGCGAGCGTCGTAGGCGTCGCATACACAGGGTTACGCTGTGCGTCGACAATCTCCGTCGCGACACGGCCGTCGTAAACGGGAATCTTCACCTTGAAACTGGGAGGATACTTGCCATTCGGCACATACTCGCCGTCAACCTTGTCAGCGGAGACACCGATCAGGGACTTCCAACCGTCCTTGATGGCCTCCATCGACCGCTTCTTGCCGAACCACTTGACACTGTTCTCGTTTGCCGCCTCAAGAACCTTCGCCTCCAGATCGAGCAGAAGGTTGTAGAACTTCGCCATGTCATCACCCTCAGGAGCACGGTCCTTCGCGTACGGGTCGCAACCCTTCATTGAGCCGATGAGCGTGTACGTCGTACCACCCATCTCCTGCTCGCGGATGATCGCCCCACCGGGGAACGGCATACGCGGAACTAGGATCTGCAGATTCTGACCCTCATACTTCATGTAGATTGACGGATTACGGCCTGCCTTTGCGGGGCCAGCGACAAAGCTGACCTTGGTGATATCAATATTGCGTGCGAGGATTGGGCGGTTGCTCATTGTTGACTGTTGTGTTATGTATGATGCTTGATTGGAGTAAATCCGTTTTCAACTAAGGTTTCCACATTTATTAATAATGAAGTGCTCATCTTGCAAGAACAAGTCATCAGAAGACCAATGTCCAAATAAGCCACTAAAGGGACTTATATTCTGCGGAAAACACGCTAGGTCAAAGAATGCTCGTCTATGGAAAGATGTTAACAATTTAGATTGCAAGGCTATCAAAATCCAGAAAATATGGAAAGGATATATTTTGCGTTCGTGGCTCAAATTATCAGGCCCTGGTGTTCTTGATCGCAAGGTATGTCACAATGATGAAGAGATATGTTCTTTAGATCATATCAAAAGTGTTAACCCATTCGATTATTTTTCATTTAATGAAGACGGTAAGATTTATGCCTTTGATATAAGAAGTATAACTGAATCAAATTTATTCAATATTAATCCTACAAATCCATACAATCGTCAACCACTAAGTGTAGATACCCGTCAACGTATGCGTAAGATTTGTATATTGCGACAACGAAGAAAACTATCAAACTTGCATGATGTTACTCCTAAAAAGCTAAGCGATGTTATCAAGAGTGGATGGATCTACGTATGTCAAATTATTGCAGAGAATGGTTTCTTTGATGTCCCACCCGAATACTTTATAACAATGAATAGAACCCAGTTTGTTATTCTTATTACCTTAATTCGCAATGATATTCTTGCGTGGGCTGCCGAGAATACGACAAGGGATACAAGAAAGTATAAGTATGCTCATTGGCTAAAGCGTATTTTAAATGAATATAACGAGGGTGCTAATTCAACTAGACTGTCATATGTAACCTCTAAGATTTTAACAACTATTTTAAATGATTTTCCAGAGCCATATCCCATCTGTTTCATAATTATGAGTGCCATGCACAGATTGTGATTTAAACAGGTAAGGATACATAGTAGTATACCAACCGCGTTAGAAATGCCTGCCTCAAAGTCCGTCGTTAATTCAAACATGCCTGCCGACAAGAAGACCGCCAAGAAGCCCGAGGTCGCCCCCGCCGTAGAGGCCGCACCTGCCAAGGTTGTTCGCAAGTCAGCCGCGAAGGCTGAGGTAACGGTTCCAGTAGTTGCCGTAGCCCCTGTCGTCGCCGAGACGGTAGCCGAGACGCGTACGGCCCCAGAGATCCTCGCGGGTCTTCAGGAGACGCTCAAGACGCTCAGCTCGGAGCTTACGACGCGTGTCCGTGCGGCGGTCCACGATGCTCAGGAGGCCGTCAAGGCGATCAAGCGTGATGCCCGTGACTCCAAGAAGCGTCGCAAGGTTGACCCCGCGACGCTCAACCCCGAGGAGAAGGCCGCGTGGGATGCCCGCCGTGCCAACAACGCCTTCCTCAAGCTCCGCCCCCTTACGGATGAGCTCTGCTCATTCATGGGTCTTCCTTCCAAGTCCCAGAAGAGCCAGACGGATGTCACGAAGTTCATCTCTGGCTACGTCAAGGCCCACAACTGCTTTGACCCCTCGTTCAAGCGTCGCATCCTCCCCGATGTAAAGCTTGGCAAGCTCCTCCGTGTCAAGGATGGCCAGGAGGTAACGTACCTCAACCTCCAGAGCTTCCTCAAGGTTCACTTCGTCAAGCCCACGGCGTAAACATACCAAAGCTAAGTATTTCTAGATTAATACAAATCTAGTGGCGACCAATAAAGCTAAATATTAACAGGAAACTTCCTAGTAATATTTATAAATGTGGTATCACTATATTGTCATGCTCATCGCACTATACCTCATAGGTAGCTCGATATATAACATAGTTCTAGCAGGTAACAGATCTGGTTGGATTGTCAACGGAATCTCGGCCGCGATAGGTGGTGGAATGGCATTATTTGCTTTTAATGGTTTAAC